TCATAAGGCCACAGTTGTCCACCCCTTCCCTCGATCATCATGGTACCTATCCGTTTGTTGTTGAGTTTTATGTCCAAGTAAATCTTTCGTGTTTATACCCTGGGCTTTATATAACCGCTCGGAAAGCGATCTTTGTTCATGGAAAGTTGCCGGTGTACCTTGTCCCCAGTCAATATCTGCACTGTCTCTTGCCTTGCTGAAATTCATGGTCAGTGTTCTGGGTTTCACCTGTGCTCCTCGCTCAGCCTGTGAGGTGGTTCTAAAGAAATGAACCAAATAAGGGCTTACTGCATAATCCCGGCAACGACTGATTACATCTCGGAGGCTCCAGTTGATTGCGTTGCAACGCAGAGCTAATGGTATAGCGATTTTGCTTCCGGTTTTCTCTTGCTCAACGTGTAGATGATCGTCCCAGATGTCTGAGAATTTCATACGGGATATATCACCTAGTCGCTGTCCTGTTACTATGGCTAAAAGCATGGCGTTCCCCATGTATTTGTGATTTTCATCGGCTATATCAAAAATCTTTTGCCATTCCTCAAGAGTGAGGCGCTGGCGAGTGATCTTTCTACGAGGTTGTTTAGTTGCTAGTGCAGGGTTATAACCAGGAGGTACTTCTCCCGCATGCTGAGCTTCTTTAAAAACATCTATTAGGACAGAGCGGATGACCTGAGCCATTCTGGGTTGTCCCTCCGCTAAATATTCATCAAGAATTTGCGCAACATCTCGAACATTGACAGCGGATATTAATTTCATTCCTACCCGCTCCTTAAGCAGAGATACTGGTTTTGCTTTTTGTTTGATAGTGTTTTCTTTAATATCTCCGGACTTTAATCTTTCCTGCTGAATCTTCCAGTAACGTTCAAGCCAAGTGTTAGTTGATATTGATTTTCCTGAGCTGGCGGAAATTCTGTCAGTGATTGCCATTATCTGGCGGGTTTGTTGTTCCGCCAGTCTTTTATTTGCTTCAATAGCTATTGCCGTGGCCTCTGCTTCATCTGTTCCTAGACTATGAAACTTACCAGTTATCGGGTGCTTATAACGCCAGTATACTTTATTAACCTTTCTACTGAAGAGCGGGTATAAATTTGGAATAGATATATTATTTTTACGTGGTCTGGCAGCCATCGTTCAAAATCCTCTGCAAAAGAACAGGGTCGCTTTTCTTTACTACAGGAGTGGTCAATGTACCGACCAACTCAGCATCCTCCCTGACGCGCCAGAATCGACCTTCTTTTTTGGCTGGGGGAGAAAACATATTCTGTTTAGCATAATTCCTGAGAGTGGAAACACTTGGAGGATTGCTTCTGTATTTCTCGTTTGCCCACTCTTCAAGGGTTAACATCTGGAGCATATGTTTTACCTCATTATGGCCCATTGCTGGGCCAGTATCTGAAAATAAAAAATCAGTCTTGCATCAATTTTTGCAGCACCTGATTGCCGGTAATTATTCGCTGCCAGATCGCTGATACATAGCGGGCCTGATGAATAGCATCAGCGAGGGCATTGTGACGAGACCCTTCAAACGGGATCGTTGTTTTGGGGTCGAAGCTAATGACCTGGCCGAGCTCTAACATTGTTCGTACGTCCCGATCGTTCCAGTATTCCCACGGATAATCTTCAGCAATGCAATCGTAAGAAGAACGCAGAATAGAGTTATCGAATTTTGCGCTCGGCGCGAGAATCGGATTTAGCAGAGAACCAGCAGAAGAGACTTTTCGCTTCGTTTGCTTTTGCCTTAGCTTTAATGAGATACGGGTAGTTGTTCATTGCGTTTGGGCTCCTTTGGATTGTAAGATACCCGGCAGCTGATGGCAGCCGCCCTGGTGGTGGTCATTGGTCAAAACTCGATTCCGGAAAGCTTTGGTCGGCTGACCGGGTACTTAACCCGCCTTGTGCGGGTTTTGTGCTTTATGGGGCTGGCGAATCGCCCCGCAGCAGCTGCGATACGCGAACGTCGTCAAGCGCTCGCAGGATAGGCTCAAAAGTTTTATGGGCTGGCAGTTTAGATACCGCAGTGATCACTTCTGTAACGGTGATGTCATCACCGCGGGGGCTATAACCACCACCTGGGCCACGCTGTGAAATTACCAGGTTACCCGCCCGCAGCTTTTTGAAGATCTGCTCAAGGTATGAAGTAGACAGCTTTGACTCTTTACTGATGGCCGTCAGTGAAACAGGCGAGCCGTCATAGAGCTTATTCAAAGTGGCGGCGGCCTGGACAGATGCCAGAACGCGTTTCATTCCAAATTCCATAATCACTTCTCCGGCCGTAATGGCCATTGGTCAAAACTCGATTCAAAAACTCACTGCAGGCTGTTGGTCGTCAGCCATTTTTTGTGCATTTCGGTAGGGGAGGCACTGGCCCTGTACTTTTTGTTCATCGGCGTTGCTGTTGCAACTGGCCTCTGATGGATAAACACCGATCAGAACATCAGAGCATTCACCAGTGAGAGCACATACGCTGATGACAAGGGCAAACAGGGTATTCATGCCTCAGCCTCAGGGTTTCCTTTCTGCGCCAGCAAGTAACACAGCTGGCGTAGTCTCACCTCGAACCAGTTCAGGTGGGTCGCCTGGTTGCCGGTAGGTACTCGGGCAAAATCCTTCATAGTTATCTCCAGTTAACTCAGTATTAGCATGTGGTTTTGCAATGCGGCGCCGGGTGCCTCCCGGTGACGGCAGCCAGTTAACAACTACCGCCGACAACTTTTTCCCCACAACATGTGAATAACCGCCATGTTTATTTTTTAACTGTGCCGCGTGCGCATAGCCGCATTCACCGCATTGCAAAACCTACTAGTCGTGATGCCTGTCTTTTCACCACTTCAGGCTCGGTGGTATTCTTGGCGCTCTCACACAGCCAAATAAAAGAGAGCAAAATGTCTCGTAGCCCTATACCTGTCTTCTGGTACGAAAATCCCGCTCACTATGAAGGATTCCAAAAAATCCTTTCAGATGCTTACGTCCTTCCCTTTGACTACCACGACTGGCGTATCCGCACCGATAGCATGGTGGAGCGCTACGAAAACAGCGGTATCCAGGCTGTGAAGGTGGTAGCCAGCACTTACGATTTCATCACCTGGTGCCAGGCCCATGGACGTGATATCAGTACCAAAAGCTGCAATGATTACGCGGTCTCCGAATCGGGCCTCCAAATCCTGCGCGACAGAGAGTTTGATTGGGGAGACGAGTAAAAAGTAAATTTTCCCTATCTTGGATATATCTATTCTCATAGTGATGTCCTATCTCATGCCTGTAACGCCGGCCGGCGGAACGTTTAAACCTGCTGCGAATTCTTCTTGTCGTCATCTCATCCGGTGTTTCGTATGCCGCCGGCAGCTACTTCGTGGGCTTCCTGCCTCGATGACCCATACTGCTTTGTGTGTTTTGAAGTTTCACATGTCGTGAAATTGTTGTCAATACAAAATGTGAAATCAAAATTACTCATTTTGTGTAATTTATTGGTAAGTGTACAAAAAAACCGGCTCAAGGCCGGTTATGCAATGCTTATTTTTTGATTGAGTTAGGTGGGGTTGTATCTTCCGCGTAGGTATTTTTCTACATACTCATCAATTTCTTTAAGTCTAAGCTCAAAGGTATCGATCATGCGTTCCTGTTCAGCTTCAGGCAATTGATTGAATAGGGAAAGAACCCTTTTTTGTTTGTCTGTTAACCAGTTCGATGGATCACTTTGTTCGCCAAATAAAATCATAACGGGCGTGGTGCCTAATGCTTTCGCTAAGGACAATGCATCATCTACACCAACGTTTCGATTGCCATATTCATAATTGGCGACACGCGACGCCCCAGACCAGCCACATAATTTCGCAAGCTGCCCTTGGCTCATTCCTTTCTCAGTTCTTAGCGCCTTGATGCGCTCACCGATTTCTTCAGCAAGTGTCTTCATACCCTCACTTTATCACGAAGAGTGAATATTGGGGATTCACGTTTTGTATTGACAGATATTTCACGATGTGTGAACATTGTTTTACACAACAGGAGAACTGTATGAACTACATTTCGCATTTACGGAAAAAAGCCAACATTTCGCAGCAAGCCTTGGCTAAAGCGGCTGGTTGGAACCAACCTCGGTTAGCCAACTATGAAAAATCCTTACGCGTTCCAAGCCTAGCTGATTCTCGTCATATCGTGGCCGCACTTAATACGTTAGGGGTTAGTTGTTCGCTTGATGATGTATTTCCTCCAGAACCCTCAAATCCTAGGGAGAAATAAAAATGCAAACCATCTCTTTTGAAAATTATACCCAAGACATGGCGGTGCAACTGAAAACCAAAAATCACTATTCGCTGATGCGCCGCGATCGCCAGAAGTGTAGGGCTATTTTTGCCGCTGTTCAGGAATGGGAATCTTCATTACCTGGTCGCGCGCAGGAGCTCGTCGCAAAGCTGGTGGCCGAACAGTGGGAGAAACAAAACGGTCGCGGCATCAGCGTTAATAAACAAAATCTGTACCGCTACCTGAAAAACGAATCTGGATCAGAGAAGTACGCCAGTTACGTCATGCAGCTTTCAGGAGCGATCGCTGATGCAATGCCTATTGAGATTGCGCGCAAACACGGATTGAAACGTGGGTTGACTGAAAGCGAGCTGGTGGCTCAAGCAATTAAAGAGTGTAGCGAAGCGCACCAGGCAAAATTGCTTGGCGCTCCGTTACAAAAGTTAGAGCGTGAAATTCGGGAGGCAGCAATTGCACTTTTTAACATGCTACCTGCAGATGCGGCGGGACCACTACTGGCGAGCATAAGCGCCGTAGCGCCACAGTTTTTTTAATCGAGTTTTGACAATGAGTACCGTACAGAAAATAGGGGGGCTTCATGAGCATTGATGCAATGCGATGGGCCAAAAAAGTCAAGACAGGGAAGTCCTCTGCAAAAGCTGTTCTGACCTGGATGGCCGACATGTGCGGAGCTGATCTCTGTGCTTTTCCATCCATTCCTGCGCTGGCTGAAGCAACTGAGCTGGATAAGAAAACGGTCCAGTCGAGCCTGCAGTATCTGGTTTCGATCGGGCTTATTGAAGATACAGGTGAACGGCGTGGAAAGACTAAACAAATCCCGGTTTACAGGCTTCTTGGTGTGGAAGAAAGCGTTGCCGAAATTGAACACACCCAAAAACGGGAACATTACCAAAAACGGGATCGTTTAAACACACCCGAAAACGGGGTTGTTACAGCAGAAAAGGCACCCGAAAAAGGGACTGTTTCCTGTACACAAAAAAAACAAACGATCCCGTTTTTTCCGTCAAACGATCCCAAAAACGGGATCCGGAATCTACCAGAGGAACCAAAAGATATAACCCCCACACATAGGGTTTTGGTCGGACCAGTTGTGCCTGACTATCCGAATCAACCGGGAATAGTTCCTGGTGAAACACAAGCATTCGGAAAATTTGCGATGTATTTCGGATGGAAACCTTCCGAGGATTTTCCCCGACTGGCAACGATTTGGGGAATGCCATTAAGACCGGGGATAAATCTTGCGGCCGAGTTGAGCAGTTTCATCGCGTACTGGCAGGCTGAAGGCAGGGCGTTTCACCAGGTCCAGTGGGAGCAAAAACTAGCAAGACATCTTAACCGTGCGGAAGTCCGCCAGAAAAAACCAGTGAATGGGGTTAACGATCATGTGGGAGTACGAGCAGAGCCAGCAGCATCCAGAGCTGTTCAACAGATTCGAGCCGCCCGAGAGCAACGGTTGCGAGTTGCAGGCACAGACGGCCGTAGAAACGGCGTGGCGCTTATGGGAAGTGATGGGCGAAATCTTTTCGAACCGATGGATCCTGAAGAACGGAGAGGAACCATCAGAACTCTGGATCGCTCAGATTGGGTCGATGAGTGAAGCCCAGATTACGCTGGTTTGCCGGCAGTGCATGGAGCGTTGCGCCGCAGGCAGCACATGGCCGCCGGATCTTGCTGAGTTCGTTGCGCTGGTGTCTGCCAGCGGTGCTAATCCATTCAATCTGACATCCGATGCAGTGATGGCGGAGTACAAACGCTGGAGAAACGAGTCTTACCGATATTCGGGAAGCGACAAATACCCATGGAAACAGGATGTTCTGTATCACATTTGCATTGAGATGCGCAGAACTGGAGTTGAGAGGAACCTGACGGAGGGAGAGCTGAAAAAACTGGCAGAAAACTTACTCACGAAATGGACCAAACACCTGGCTAACGGGTTTTCGATTCCCCCGATTCGTCGGCAGTTGGCAGCACCGAGGCATCCAGCAGGGCCGACGCCAGCGCAGGTTCTGATGGAAGAGTACAAACGCCGCAAGGCGGCAGGTTTAACCAAGTAAACGAGTTTTGACCATGACCAAACAATCAAAAACCAAAGTAACCAAAGCGCAGATGGTGCTTGCCATCGTTAGCCGGACGCCAGAATGCGTCCTGCAGGATGTCTGCGATGCACTCGACTTGCAAGCCAGTACAGCAGGTAACACGCTGCGGCAGCTACATGCCGCGGGAAAACTCCATCGTACTCATAACGGCTGCCAGTATGTCTATCGAGTGGTTTCAGGCATTGAGGTTCCAGATGTTGCCCTGCTGCAGGCTGCAACACAATTATCTGAAGAGGATGTAAAAAAAGTCCAGGGCGCGTTGTCTCTGGCTAAGGCGCTGGAAGACAAAAAGCTGTGGCGCCGGGGTTCGACTGTTTACACATCGATGCTTGGTATGACTACAACAGCAAACGAACTATGGTTGCTTGCCAAAATGCATAACCGCTGCCTGCGCATGCGGCGAGGTGCTGATTATGCCTAAAATGGAATCATCAGCAGCTGGTACGGGATGTCAAAGCTAAGTTTAATTATTCCGGGGTGAGGCAAAGCTGAGATGTCAGCTGAGTGCCAAAAGCGGAAGTAACTAACAGCAGTCTGTGTGAAAATACGGGGAGCAGGTTAGTACTCCTTAATTACGCCCAACTGGTCGATGTTGGTGATGTGGAAAACCACGAGAAGAGGTGTCAGAAATCGACTTTAATACATCCGGTCTCAAAATGGTCGATTAAGACTCTATATTTCAGACTATTAGTCTCTAAAAGTGGTTTTCCACACGGTTGACCTTCAAACAACATTAAGTATTGATTCAATCCTTTTTTTTGCCTGACTGGTCAGGCGCTTAATTCCAAGCGAGCGGGTCATTTCCTGTATCTTATTGTCACCTTTAATACTCAGCGCCAGTGCGCGTAATTCCTCACTAGGGATCGCGTCAACCTGGCGAATGTCGTTATCCGTGGCAGGCAAACGAAACGCATTCCAGTCAGCACGTTGCTCAGCGGACAGCCAGACGAAGTTTTCACCTGAGTGATCGGCTGCAAGGTGATAGTGTTGATCCACAATTTCCATTACGCGTTCACGTATCAGTCTGCCAGCGCGAGTGAAGCCGTGTATACGTGCGATGCGGTGCACAAGCGTTGTATCCAGAACGGGTGATTCACTTGTTACCACCGCTTCAATGAGGGTTTTAAGTGTCTCATCATATTCAGCGATATAGAATTGTTCTGCATCTGTCCTGTCGTGCCATTCCTGAAGATCGTTAACGACATACTTACCGGCATGCGCTGGCTTGTTGTTATTCTGAGAAGCTGTAGATGCATACTTCAACTCAGTGCCACCATCATCTTCGCTTACTTCGGCGGGAGGCGTGATGATAGGGTTTACTGACGTGGATATTTCTTCATCATTAGCGACAGGTGTAATTTCAGATACCAGTATGTCTTCACTGGCATCATTGGTTACGTGACCGATGACTGGCGTAATCTGCTTTTGTTTTTCTGCTTCAGCAATCAGTGCGGCTTCCGCTGCTCTGGATTCCTCCAGCAGGCGATTTATTGCTGTATCCAGCCTGTCGAGTGCACCTTCTTTATCAATCCACCATTCAGTTGACCAGAGGCGCAGTAATTTCCAGCCCAGGCCCTGTAGGATAGCGCTGCGGACTTTATCGCGATCGCGTGCTGTTGCTGCGCTATGGTAAGTGGCACCGTCACATTCAACACCGACAAGATAGTCGCCAGGCTTATCCGGATGAACGATCCCCAAATCAATACGGAAACGGGATACGCCAATTTGCGGGACAACATGCCAGCCTTTTCTCCTCAGACCATTTGCTACTGCCTCTTCAAACGGTGAGTCATAACCGCCTACAGACCCACGTACTGCCTGAGAAAGAGCTTCAGGGCCGCGCTGGGCAAACTCAATAAAGTGTTTGAGGTCAGCAACCGCGCGGGCGCTGGTCCGATTAAGGTCGATGAAGGAAGGATCGAACGAGCTGAAGACCATCATTTCCTGTCGCGCACGTGTGACGGCAACATTCAGCCGGCGCCAGCCTCCCTCGCGATTAAGCGGGCCAAAATTCATCGACATTGTATTTGCGCCCGGCTCAGTCGGGCCGTACCCGATGCTAATTATGATCAAATCGCGTTCATCCCCCTGAACCGTTTCGAGGTTTTTAACCACAACAGGTTCTTCCAGTTCAGACTGGAAGAAGGGTTCAATTTCAGGGTGATGCTGTCTGGCACGGTCCAGCAGATCGCTGACTAGCTTTTGCTGTTCAGTATTCAGCGTGATAATGCCTATCGATCTGCCTGATGCAACGAACTCTTTATCAGTCAGTCGCTTCACCGTTTCAGCGACGATCGCTTCTGCCTCGACCTGATTATGACGTCCTTTCCCTTTAGAGTAGACGCCTGTAACCTTGCACCACTGGACAGCACTTTGCTTTGTTTCGGAAGCGGGGAACGTAATCAGGTTGCTGTCATAGTAGCGATGGTTGGAGAAGGTAATCAGGCTTTCATGACGGCTCCGGTAATGCCAGCTCAGGCTGTGGTTATACAGGCCGGCAGCAAGACACTCATCCAGAATGCTTTCCATATCTTCTTCAGTATCATCGTCCGTGTCATTAGCTGCACGATTAAAGAAGCTGGTTGGCGGCATCTGGCGGGGATCACCGGCGATTACCACCTGTTTGCCACGCGCCATGGTGCCGATAGCATCCCACGGGGCAATCTGCGATGCCTCATCGAAAATCACCAGATCAAACAAGGCTTGGTCGGAGGGCAGGAACTGGGCGACTGAAAGCGGACTCATCAGCATGCAGGGGGCAAGTTTGGCCATGGCATCGCCCATTTCGGCTGCCATCTGGCGTACCGGTTTATGACGACGGGATTTCTGTAGTTCATGTTTAAGCAGTGCAAAACCACTCTGCTTGCTGACCTCATTTTTTGCAGGAATGACGCCACATAAACGAGCACGGATATAGCGTACTGTCAGTTTGGCCAGACGATCGGTTTGAGCACGGTAAGCCTCAATATCACTCATGTGCTCAGCCGGCACAAAATTGTGCAGCAGCGGCTCTGAATCGATCATCCACGATGCAAACCAGCGGCAATAGGCAGTTTCAAAAATCTCTGCAGCGCTTATTTCTCCTGAGTTAACATGGATCAGCGCGTTGATCACTGGCTGCAGGCCATGTGAAATCGCTTCCTCACGTACACGGCTCCAGTCACTCCAGGCTTTAAGAGCAGACTGATGTTGCAGGATATTGAGTGCGCAGTCACGCAGTGCCGGGAGCGATGGTTTGTCCTCAGCTGGTTTTATCAGATTGCAGAAGCTAACCTGTGCATCATTGAAATTGGCGATTGCTGTGCGCAGTTTCCGAGTCAGGGCGGAGATAACACCCTGCGAACCGAGAAGGTCATTGGCATCAATAATCAGATTTTTTACAGCAGTGCGGATCTCGACCAACTGCTGTGGCGAAGAAGCAAAACCACCAAGCGAATTGCGGATAGATTCTGCAAGTTCCAGGGTGGTCTGCAACTGTGCAACGTTGGTATCCAGCCCAGCCCATCCCGGCAGGAATAAAGTGACAGAGTTAAGCTCGGTCAGACGTTGCAGCAATGTCTGCAGAGTTTCAGCAATGGGGAGATCAACGGATAAGTCGGGAGCTGACGTTAGCGAGTATTGTCGGATAACTTCACCAATGACTTTCTTGCGGGCACTGGTCGCAAAGAACCAGAATTTTTTGTCAGCGACGTCAAGTGCGTTTCTGATCTGCGGAGCATTAACGTACTGCCAGCTGTTACCAGGGTAGGTAACTGACAGATTAGCCTTTGTCACTTCAATCTCTTTCAGGAGGTGAACGGCTTTATTCGCTGACTCTATACGGCTTGTGGCATCCGGTGCGAACATGAAATTCAGATCAATGCCGTAAGCTTCCGTCAATAATTCACAGAATGAAGTTAGTTGCGACAGTCTCTCGGGCTCAGTAGAGTCCAGAGTAACTCCCGTCGCCTTCAGTAATTCCTCGGTGGCGTTTTCAAGGTGATCGATGATTGCAGGCAATGAATTTGCTGCAGCAATGAGAGAAGACTGCCACCCATTGGTCCAGTCAGCCTGCGTAATGAGGTCAAAATGATCGCCGTGCTGTTTCCAGGTATCACGGTTCAGCTCCAGACGTTTTACTATCTCTCTGAACTGAGTCATCTCTGAAGAAGAATGCAAAGTCGATGCAGGCCAGCTAAAGTGCGGCGTGGCGCTACTTGCATCCCTGATAACCGTGCCCATTGCCTGATGGAGCGTTAAGCCATTTGGCCAGCGCAGATGGAGCAAACGGACAACCTCATTGAGTTTGTCTCGCAGGTGCTGCACCTTGGCCGCTTCTTCCTTCCACTCCGAGGTGGTCAGTAGATCACGCGCATCCCATGCCCGCTCTAGCTGTTTCAGAAAATCCATCTTGGACGTTTTGCTCGAGTGCAGTTCCAGACAAAATTCACCGAGTCCCTGAGCCTCAAGCCTGCGATAGACCACATCCAGTGCCGCTTTCTTCTCAGCAACAAAAAGTACGCGCCTTCCCAGCGCAAGGTTATGCGCGATCATATTGGCTATGGTTTGCGACTTACCGGTACCGGGGGGGCCATCCAGAACAAAATCCCTCCCTTTTGCAGAGGCTACAACGGCGGCGATTTGCGAGGAATCTGCAGGCAGCGGTAGGAAAAGATCCTGCGTATTGACGTTGTCATCGAGTTCCTCAACGTTGATGACTTCTCCGCTCTTATCCAGAACGGCATTGTCCTGGCCGCGTTCGATGAGATACTTTACCAGCGCACTTTGCATCAACTGAGGTGCCCGATCGATTAGATCTTTCCACATCAGATATTTGGCAAAAGAGAATGTGCCAATCACGACATCACGGGTGACTTCGAAACCGGGTATGTCGCGCACAGCACGCCGTACCATATTCCAGATGCCATCCACATCAACACCACTTTCATCGGTGGGCAGATCGCCATCGAGGCCGTTAATTGTCAGAGCAAAGTCATTATGTAGCAGTTCAAGCAGAGTAAGGTTGAAGCGGGGCTCTTCTTCCAGCAAACGCATGGTCACGCCCGAAAGTACACTTTTACGGTCAAGCTGAATCGGCAGTAGTATCAGTGGAGCTGAGTAACTTTTGGGATCATCAGCGGATTTTTTCCATTTAAGGAAGCCCACAGCGAGGAAAAGAGTGTTGGCACCACCTTCCTCCAAATCACTTTTCGATTTTCGATAGAGGTCGATTAGGGATGACTCGAGGCGGTATTTTTCCATTGCGGAGACGACTTCACCGCGTTCCAGCGCAATCTGGGCGTATTCTTCCCGCAGGTTCTCGTTTGTGAGCTGCTGATAAAGTTCGGCATCGCGGCCTCCACTCTCTAGATCAGGGAGCGGGACAATGCGAATGCGTTTGCCTTCAGCTAGCTTATCTTCAAGATGGCCCGGATTCGCACAGATCAAACGAATGCCTTTAGCGCTTTCAGGCAGGTGTAACAGGCGGTTACGGGTGGTTAAGTCCAGAAGTTTTCGTTGCCATTGTACAAGCCGGCCCCCAGCTTCTTTTTCGCCAGCTGTTTCAATATCAATGTCAACATCAGGGAGAGAGGGTGCGTCCTCAAACCCATGAGAAATAACCTCCTCAGCATCAGGCTGTTCTTCAAGGCGAGTGACACCCAGAGCCAGTGGCCGAATTTTCTGCATCCGCGCGCGACGCGAATCAATGGCTGCGTGAAAAACATCCTCGTTAAGATACTTTAACGCTTCATCAGATGCCTGAGTAAATGAAGGCGGGTGAGCTCTGGTCGCGAGAGTTGTCTCAAATACGACCATTTCTTTTAGGTCGACACGTTTGCGCACCGCAGAGACGTCTTCTGTCACTAGCTGCGAAAATTCCTGTGGTTGTAACCAGACGCCAGCAAACGCATGACCTTCACTGAGCATTAGCAGTGAATTCAAACCAATCTGTTCCAGTGCTGAAGCAAATAATAAGGTTGTATCCAGACAGGTCGCGACTTTTCCTTCCAGAATGATGCCTGGTGTGCGAATTTTCTGGCCATTCCGTTCAAAGCTGGCTGGGGGAAGGGCATAACTGATATTGAGGTTGCAGACAGCAGTCCAGAGAGCTGAGGTAATTTCCCAGACACGAGTTCTCGACTTGCTTTCATAACCATCAAGAGCGTCATTCTTGCCTGCACGGCGAAGGACATCAGAGGCTGCCTTGAGTACACGATCTACCGCCGGATCATTAGGAATGATAAATGAAGGGAGCAATTCAATCATTGCGCTGCCGCCCCATTCATTTTTCGCAAGTGCCTCAAGCGAATAATGAGTAATGAAGATTTCTTCCTCACCCTGGCACAAACTTATGGTGACTTCGCAGAGTACGCTTTCGGTCAGTTCGGCGAGCCATTTGGCATTAAGTTTGACATCCCGATCCCTGATATCCAGTGAAGTACCGGGAAGCAGGCGGTCGATATTCCATTTTTTATCTTCGAGCACGGCTGGCGCGGTCCGCAGATGCAGCGTCAGATCCTGAAATGTCTCTTCGGACTCATTATGCAAGATGAGCTCACGTAACAGCGGAACTGCATTCTGGTGTGATGTGAACCCCAGCTTGTGCGCGATACTCACCTGCGCTTTTATACCCATGAAACTAGTTCTCCTTAAGAGGAAATCACTCAAATATGCACAGTAGTGCTGACGACAGGAGACGCATTGAACAGGCAGAAAGCATCAGCAATTTGATTGCTCTGGCGGCGAGTATCAGAACAGGCGCGCAAGTACAGAAAGCATCATTCGCGGATTAGGTTGGGGGCGAAAGGTAGTGATTGTAAAAATCAATGCACGCTTCCTCTACCGTCAAGAGGTCGTCCCTAAGAATCATCTTAGTATTTTGCTAACATTAAAGTATAACGCGAACTTGATCTATAGATTAGGTCAGCCCAGTAATCTGAGGTGGGATAGCAATTTCAGAAAGATTTATGTTTTTGATAAATATATTTTTTTTCTTTCATCCCACGATTCACTTGTAATGATGAACAACAAAAAAAAACAAGAAAAGATGATGTTCGATATAATATTTTGAAAAATTCCTGGATAACAATTGAATATATCTCTTGACCTGTTCCCTGTTGTTGAACAAGGCACTATTTTAATCATACCTTTGTCAAACTGTGAACTTCCGCTATTCGCTCTAAGCGGTCTTAGAGACTGTCATGGCATATTACCAGGCGCGGAAACCCTGCGAAGGTAGGGTTATCTCGCCTTTGCTGTTGAGAAAGGTAGTTTAATTTGCACCCGACATCACTCTCATTGATTAAAGCACGGAGTGGAGATTACTGCGGTCCACAGTTCTGACAAACAGTGAAAGAGAAGGCCTGCGTAAAGAAAAAAGGTGTCGCGATGCGTGATGCAATTACCTTATGACAGACCTTGCGGTGATTTACGGCACAGGGCAGATTCCGGACGCTGTGAGCCCACTCATTCCTGCGAAGCCTGATTCTGCTGTACCTCAGGCTATATGATGGCCTGCGCAACAATCACATCCTGCCCATTAAACGTCGCGGCGGGGGAACCATACAGTTGATAACCAAGCGCCAGTGCTTCTGAAACCCGATGACAAAATTTAGCGTCATCCTTACCTGTCAGGAGACGATAACGAGGAAGACCATCCGGAGGTTCATGGCCCTTATTTTTTATTTCTGGGTTGCTCATGGTAGTGCTCCTCTTCAATTTTAGCCTTTTTGGCTCTGTCGTTATTTTTATCTTCACAAAACCATAAAAAATCATAATGGTCAATCTGGGCCATGCGTGCAGGGGAGTACCCCCGGGCCCTGGACGTCCCCTGTGTGCCAAGAGCGGAATCTGGAGCGCCAGAGGCCCTTTAAAAATTGATGATTCGTTTTGCAGGGATACTTACATTGCCACGTGTGTACTGACCATCTTAATAAATTCGGGGGTACGCCAGAGGTAGCAACGTTTCTTATCAATGGTGTTGATCACTACAAAAATGACTGTATCCCTGTGATAGCGGATTTCGTCCTTAGTGGAGAAAAGATCAATCTAAACATGAGCATGGGTTAGCGAAAAGTGGCATTAAACGCTTGAACATTTCACCTAACAAGTATACTGTTTATTTATACAGTACTTGCGTGAGGAGCTAGTTATGAAAGTGGAAATCACAATTGATCGCCAAAAAAAATTGCCGGATGGCGCTGTGCCTGCTCTGGAGAAGGAGCTACTGCGGCGATTGGATCAAAACTTTAATAACTGCAGTCTTGTGATTCGTCGGGCCAGCTCCGATGGGTTGACCGTGCTTGGTGGAATGGACGGAGATAAAAAACGTGTAGAGGAAATCCTGCAGGACACCTGGGAAAGCGCTGATGACTGGTTCTATTAAGTTGAGGTCCAGTAGCTTGCCTGGTTTATTTTGAGGATTTTGCTGTGAGTAAAAAACAAGAAATGCCGAACACCGGCTATGCAATTATCAGATGCGACGATGGGGTGATCGTTGCTCGTCTTACATCCTTTCCTGTGTGTGAGCGCGCTTTAATGTACCGGCGCGGCGACACTGTTTCGTTTATGCCTTTGCAGCCGGATGAGATAGTGGGGACTCTCTCTCTTTTTTCACAGATGATTGAAAAGGCTAGGTCTGGAGTTGGTTACCAGGTTCCCCCTGGTTCTGTTACAATCCCGTCATAGGCCTGAACAACCTATACCTGCTGCGTCACGGAGAGAAGCCATGACGCAAACAACCGAAGTATCAAAATCCCCTCTGACTGGTGCTCCTTCAACGAGCGCCGGTTTACTCTCGTCTTCGAAACTCACTTTTCGACAGCAGGAAGTTTTCGATCTGCTGGTGGCCTACATCAATCAGCATGGCTACCCACCTACGCTATCTGAGCTGGCCGATATGCTCGGCGTTAGCTCGTCTAATGCTGTCCTGTTGCATCTGCGTGCGTTAGAGAGAAAAAATTTCATAAAACTCTCTCGCCGTGTCTCCAGAGGAATTTCCATCGTCGGGCGAAAGGAGCCTATGCTCGCCGTGCAGCTGCTGCAGGAAATGATCGCTGAAGAACCCGGCGCGCGTGAAAGAGCGATTGAGTTTTTGCGACTGTTCGGTGATCAGCCATGAAGAAAAGTTGGTTTTTACACGAGCAGCTTTCAGAGGCTGAGGCTACAGAGCTGGTGGATCGATACCGTAAAAATAACTGTGTGGTTGAGAAGAGCTTATCCAGAGACTTTGCATCGTGGGAGATCCGCGTGTTGTTGCCGGAATCGAAGAAGCCGCCACGGATTGACAGGACCTACATACAGAAGATGTGGAGGGACTGATGCGAGCTTTGCTTAACGTGGATATTGCACGTCATCTTGGAATTGTGCTGCTTAAGCCGGGTAGTGAATTAATGCCGTTATTCGGTGCCGGCCGAGTTCTTGTTGAAATACCGCCGGCAAGCATGAAAAAGATACCCAGTGGACGTCTTCCTGATGCCCGGCAGCCATTGCGGGATGATATAGGGATCAGACCTTTTTTCATGAAGAAGGCGGTTATCACTGCAGCTGGTGGGGTTAGTGCCCTCGAGTCATGGTTGCGTAGGCAGGTTAAAAACTGTCAGTGGACACATTCCGATTACCATCACCATGAGCTCGTCCCGTTTCGCCATTCGACGGGTGTAATAATCGCATGCTGGCACTGTGATAATGAGCTGAAAAACCAAACGGAACACACCCTCGATCAACTGGTAGGTGTTAATAACGCTGACTGGGTAATCGACACTGCCCGCATCGCGCTTGGGCTGGACGCTCAGCGATCATTGTCACTGGCGGAGCTATGCTGGTGGGCGGTAGGCGCCGGGATTGGCGATGAAATTACAGAAGAAATGGCGCGCCGATCCCTGCGTATTAAAGACGATGGCATTAAATCTGTTTACAGGGAGAGTGAGATCGTTCCGTCGGTACCGGCCACCAGCATTCTTTCTCCCCGTATCGAAAAAGCAATCAGGCCAACGGCAAAAACAACGCCGGGCAAACCTCTGGTTCCTGTGAACGTCGATCCTGTTGCACCGGCGACACTATTCGCGAGACCTAAGCGGAGCCGATGGTTATCAGCTGACTTTATCTCATGGGTTAAAAAACAGCCGTGTATGTGCTGTGGGCAGCCTGCAGATGATGCCCATCATCTTATTGGCTGGGGGCAGGGCGGCGTAGGCACCAAGGCCCACGATATTTTTACGATCCCATTATGCCGCAAGCACCACCGTGCTTTGCACCATGACCCTGCCGCTTTTGAGCGTGAATACGGCACCCAGCCGGTATTGATTATTAAATTGCTGGACCGGGCATACGCGCTCGGCGTTCTGGCGTAGTAAGGAGAAGAACAGAATGACACCACGTCAACGCCGTCTACACCGTGCAGGATTAGAAACAGTGGCCGCCGCCCCGCGCAAAAGCTGGCTGGGCCGATTCACTCCCCTTAATGGCATTCAGTCCGCCTGGATAAAATCTCTGCTTACTGTATGGGGAGAAGGTATGAGAGGAGGTGCGGCCCCTCGCAAACCATCAGGACATTCATGCTGGCGAGGTATGAAGGGTGATCACTGGTCAGATAGAGCATTAGAGCGCTTTACGGCAGCAATTGAGCAGGCAAGGAGTGAAGGCTATCGCGGGCGGCAGGCACTAAGCAGGGCGCATGCCATTTTGTGGCCAAAACCTGCAACTGTGGCCATTGACGCTGCGATCACTGAGGATGATGTTGAATTTGTTGAACGATGTGTACTGGCGATATTTGAAACGGGTGATCCTGTTTATCTCGTTGGCGTTAACTATTACACCACCCGCAAAAAAATCTCAGACATAACACGGGAAATACAGCTGGTGGCGCCATGGTTAACAGACAGTGAGGCCCGGAAAAGAGTGCGCTGGTGTCTTGAAATATTCAGAGCAAAAGCTTTCCTTTCTGTTCATAAGGCGATTCATGCGGATTAGCAAAAAGTGCTATGTTGACTTTTTGGTATTGAAAATGGGCCAGAAAGTTAGATAATCCCTTCATGCTTGGCAGAGCTGCGCCACTCGGCAGCGACAAAAAGCGACAATCTGAATATAACGAAGACCCCGCCCGTGCGGGGTTTTTGCTTTCCGGCGATACGACAGGGGTATTCGCGAGATGCGCTGCATCAATACCCCTGTCATATCGTCGTATTGCATACGCAATCTCACATGCTTCAGCATTCACCGAGGATTTTTAATGATTTTTTTGAAGATCTCTAGGGCTTCGGTTGTTAACTGATCATGTTCGATAAAGTAACTGTCACATGCTGCCTACTTTTGAGCAGGGGATAGATTAGGGTTGCTTGTTAATTCAGCGGTTTTAGCTGCTATTTCTGCCAAACGTTCAAAAATCTCTGAAATTCTTTGGTTATCAGTAGATAGCATTTTACTTACCTCGTATTTACCTGATATCAGTGGGTGACTGCATTGAGTCAGGGCTTTGCAATAGCTTCAAGTATCAGAATGCATACAATTTAAGTGGGCTGTTGCTGGCTTATATTATGGCAGAGGCGCTGGCGGTATGGTCAGATATTGACACTTTGAATGTTTGCATCCTAAATTATTGATGTGGTGAATCCCCCTATGCGGAGGGGCGACCAGTCAGTTACAGAAACCTGTAAATGCAGCGCGGGCCATGCCGACTGGGGCATGCTCACCGGGAGGCACCCGGCACCACACTGTCACTAAGCATATTGAATATTTCATAGTGGGTTTACTTTTGCGGTTGCTCTGCTATGTTTATAGAACGTAAAGGCAAAAGTGAATGCTTCCTGGTAAATCGGTAGCTCGGACTATTAGGTGCACCTTCCTTTCGTTACAGCCTTGGTTGCCAATTTTCTTCCCGCTTCTCTGGCGGGTTTTTTTTGCTCGTAATCTGCCCAAATAAATCATCAAAACAAGGAAGGCGATGGATTCATTTGCAGGAACTCCTTTCCCCTTCAACGGAGTGAGGCTCAAAGCAATAAGAAGCGGAACAGAAGGATGCTTTACGCCGAAAAATTAGGTCATAGCGACGTTTGGCATTGAAGAGACGTTATTGAGATGTTAAGTTTTATGGGTGGTGAATCCCCCTGAGCGGAGGGGCGTAAACAGTATTGTTTTATTGCTAAACCGAATGCGCGAGTCATGGTGGCTGACCAAAGGCTTACCGGGAGGCACCCGGCACCACAACTTCACCTCAAGCCCACGTTAACGCGTAGGCTGTTCTTTTCCAGCGGATCTATTCAAAGGCTGCGCATTTGCGTGGCCTTTTTCATTTCAGGCTCACGGGAATCATCATCGATACGGCTCGTTGTTAAATCAGCCCGATGGGCCTGACCCCCTACACGCACAAAGCACCCCGTTAATCCGGAGGTGGAGTATGTATCGAATGGACAAGCTAACAACAGGTATTGCCTACGGAACGTCCGCAGGTAACGCGGGGTTCTGGATGTTGCAATTGCTCGACAAAGTATCCCCATCCCAGTGGGCCGCTATTGGTGTTCTGGGAAGTCTGGTATTTGGCTTGCTGACATACCTGACGAATCTGTATTTCAAAATTAAAGAAGACCGGCGAAAAGCTGTGCGAGGTGAATAATGTCTCCGACACTACGTAAAAGCGTTCTTGCTGCAGTCGGCGGTGGAGCCTTTGCGATTGCCTCTGCACTCATTACTGGCCCGACGGGTAATGATGGGCTTGAGGGAGTGCGATACGACCCTTATCAGGATGTGGTAGGTGTCTGGACGGTTTGCTACGGCCACACAGGTAAAGACATCATGCTCGGCAAAACCTATACCGAGGCAGAGTGTCGGGCGCTACTAAATAAAGACCTGAATACCGTCGCCAGGCAGATCAACCCTTACATCAAAAAACCGATCCCAGAAACTATGCGTGGGGCTTTGTACTCGTTCGCCTATAACGTCGGAACTGGTAACTTCCAGACCTCCACACTGCTTCGCAAAATCAACCAGGGTGACCCTAAAGGAGCGTGCGATCAACTGCTCCGCTGGACCTATGCCAAAGGTAAGCAGTGGAAAGGACTTATTACCCGGAGGGAAGTTGAGCGTGAAGTTTGTTTATGGGAGCAAAGATGAGTCGCTTAACCGCCGTTATCATCGCTATAACAATCCTGCTGGCCTCTAACGTGATTTCGTGGCGCTCAGGCTGGAGTTCTCACGCTGATCACATCAATGCTCAAGCTTCAAAGAAGAGAGAGAAGGCCGAGAGTACCATTAAGCCTGTAGAGGAAAAGGCCGCTACTGCTAACGAAGCGGGTAAGGTCATCTACAAAACAATAACCCGTGACGTGGTGAAATATGTTCAGTCTCCGAATCGTATTGTATGCAGGTTTGATGATGATGCTGTGCAGCTGCGTCAGCGCGCCATCGATGCTGCCAACTCCATCCCCGGATTTGATGAGCCCGCCGTGCAAAGCAAGTGACGCCGCGAAGGACAGCGACGAAGATCTGCAGGCTGATATTGAAAGCACTCAGTGCTTGCGGCAACTGAGATTGGATAAGTACCGCTGGCAGGCTTATTATAAAGCGATAGCCCGATAGGTTATTTTCTTGTTGAATTCAGTCCCTGCCTTGCTTATACCCTACCCAAAAATGAGTAGGTTGGTTGTGATTAGAAAATGTTATGCAAGAATGTCTGATCCAGCTTCAGGTGACAAACTGTCATTGGAAGTACTTGTATCAGATGGTGGACTTAAGATTTTATCTATTATTTTAATAAAGGAGTGGGACTCTCTCTCATGGTATAAAAGATAAGCAAGGTAAGTATATTTTACGAGGTGAACAGAATGCTGGGAATATCAATCTTGTCAGAGATGACACGATTGATTACACTCTTTGGGTGGTTAATAATTACACCGATGGAAATGGTGATTACGATGAATCCTCCCCTATGCTTTGCGCATTGTGCGAGGGGCAGATACTCATTATCTAATGCAAAAATACTTTTATAAGAAAACCATTAAGGCTTGATGAGCTCAGGTTTGAATATAACTAATCATCATACGCGCCTTATATGTTCGAAGGACATAACAACTCTTAGGTATCCTGTTTATGGATATCCTGGAAATGTGCTGCTGGTGGGCTTAGTTCTTGGAGTCTTTTGTCCAGCAGTTTCAGGTTATAAAAAACCCCGTGGAGTAAATCCGACAGATTGACGGGGTGCTGCAGGGGCAGCCAATGTAGGAGTATAGTCAGATTGCGGGATGTTTTTCTACTGGTTTTGAGAAAAAATGGAAGGCCAGATACTACAGGAAGTGGCTCATCCCTAAGCTCACAGGTAGAACGACGGACTTTGTCGTGGCAGAGCAAAGTCATTAGATAGTTTAGACAACACTCCGGATATAACAAGCGTAGCGGGTGTAAATCAGTTAACGGAGCTCAGCGGCTAAGGCATCAAGCATTCACTAAGTGGCTTTGATAATGCTATAGTTCGCCAGAAAGAACAGATTGCATGGTGTCATGCGATACAGCTCATATTTAGAACGTCAGGGTTAAGTTAGCGGTGAATATAACTATTAATAGTGGGTTTTTTGGTTATTTGCTTTTTTTATTGACTATGTGGCCAGTTTTTATAACGATGTGTCTAGCAATGTCTATAGCATTTTACGGAGTGCTAATGAAGAAGACTGCACTTGCCTGGCTGCTTTCTGCTTTATTTTTTGGCATATTTGGGGGGCTGTATGGGTATTAACTTACTGATATTGAGGTTTTTTTGAAGCCTGCAAGAATTCATTGCAGTCGTCATCCATCGAATTCATGTATGCTGATAAGGATTTTTAAAGGAAAAGGAATGGATGATGAATACCCAGAAGCTTCTGGATACATACATGTTAGTTGGTGCCGGTCTTTCTCGCGTCAAATATGAGATTTTCACGGGAGATGAAGGGTCATATGCATTTATTACGATTTATGCATATGAGCCTCATTTCCATATTAAGGGCTATGATTCCTTAAAGTTAGACGAAACTGTTGATGTCAGATCTCAGATCGAAGGGCATTTCGCATATACCTACCAGTAGCCAAAACCATATTTCTGAATCTACAGCCCCGCTTATGCGGGGCTTTTTATTGGGGTGAATATGGCATCAAGTTCACCCAAGTTCACCCTGGCATCATCCCTGTAACACAAAACGGTGTTAACGACTGCGTTATCACTAACTTCGGAAAAAGTTATGCCTCCACGCGCTAAACGACCTTGCCGGCACAAAGGATGCACGGCAGTAACGAATGATGTCAGTGGGTTCTGTGAGATCCATCGGCAGCAACACGCCGGTGATGGCTGGCGTAACTATCAGCCCGGAAAAACTCGGCATGAACGTGGTTATGGTCGTCCGTGGGAAATTAAACGGGCCCGTATCATGAAGAGGGATAAATACCTTTGTCAGAACTGCAGGCGAGACGGTATTGCCACGAAAGCTTCAAGTGTCGACCACATCATTCCTAAAGCTCATGGTGGTACCGATGATGACTTTAATCTGGAGTCATTGTGCTGGACCTGCCACAGCAAGAAAACAGCAACAGAGAGAACCCGATGAAGAGTTTCAAAATTGAATACGTTGATGGCGTTTTGACCGTTCTGGAGACTGATGGTCAGTCACGAATGAATGAAGCCGTGCATGGCATCCATTTTGAGCATGTCCAGGGCGGCCGCCCACTGCTGAAACTGACGATTGCGCATGATATTGCACCGGCACCGGCTGCTGAGTCGGCCCAGGAACCTTTAGTGGGTGAGCTGGTACAGGATCAACAATCTCCGTTTCCCGGCGGTCGTCGTTCCCGCCATCGTAGGGGAGGTAAGCAATGATGTATAAACGCACGGATCTGACGCTCTCCATGTTCTATGCATCCAGCGCTGATGCAGACGGGAACAAAGTGGCTACGTTGACGATGCAGGTAATTGCAGCAGAGGTTGGAGCCGTCCAGACCAGCCAGCTGCGATGTATAACCGATAGCGCGAAGAAAAAAACGTATAGCGTAGGTGAACAATCTGTCAGTAATGGTTCCGATCCGTTGCTGGTCGCGATTGAGAATTACTGGCGTCAGAGCACGGATGTCGTCGTTAAAGGATTGATCGCCGAGGTGACCGACTTCATCGCAGGGAACATCAACTCAGTTAGCACCTGGATTGGTCAGTTTGGGATGAAGGTTTTCGAGAACCAGCCATTAGATGAACGGCTTCCAGAAAGCGTACTGCAGGCCGATGGAGGATCTGCTACAGCGACAGGATCCTGACCGCCGGTATAACAACTGGTGTTCATTGAACGTCTGATATATGCCGGCCCACGCAGTGCGAACCATATTCGCTGCCGGCGCAGCCGGAATGACGACCTCCACCTCGACTGAGACAGCAGCAGCCAGGGGGGAGGGGGGAGCAAATCCCTGACCCCTTTCGCGCTTCGGGACTGCCCGTTGAAGTCTATTTTTACACGCCAGAAATAAGAAACTTTTTTCCGGAAGGTTTCATCTATCAAAGGAACGTTTATGGCCGGAGGAATTCGATCGTCCGGTGGTGGCCGAAAACCCACTTTACCCACCGGGCAAAAAAGCAAATTAACACGTATTGCGCCTCCTGCTGAGTTAATGGGGGAGGCGGCAATAAGAATGTGGAAGACGCAAAGCAAAATACTCATCGACCGAGGGGTGTTTGAGCTGGAGGACGCACCTTTGTTGCTGGCTTACTGCAATGCTTTTCATCTGATGCTCGAAGCCGAAAAAATGCTGGCCAGCGGACTGACCTCAGAAAGTGAAATGGGGGGGCTGAAAAAACACCCTGCAGTTAATGTCCGGAATGACTCGGTTTCCCAGCTTGCCCGCCTGGGCTCTCTGTTGGGGTTAGATCCGCTCAGTCGTCTTCGCATGACCAGCGGACAAAAGGATCCGGACGATGACGGGAATGAATTCGATGAGTTTGACTGATGGCAACCTATCCGAACGTCAATGCAGCGAACCAGTATGCGCGGGATATCGTTGGCGGGAAGATTCTGGCGTGTCAGTTAACGATACTTGCCTGTCAGCGACATCTGGACGACCTCGAACGAGCAAAGGATCCCCACTGGCCCTACCGCTTCGATAAAAACAAAGCAGAACGATTTCTTCGTTTTGCCCAGAAAATGCCTCATACCTCAGGGGAATGGGCCCGGCGTAAACTCCGGATTGAATTTGAAGCCTGGCAGAAGTTCGCTCTTGGCGTACCGTTTGGATGGGTACACAAGAAGACAGGCCTGCGTCGTTTCTCTGAAATCTATATCGAGGTGCCCAGAAAGAACGGGAAATCCGCTATTGCCGCTGCTGTAGGAAATTATATGTTTTGTGCAGATGGCGAGCATGGTGCAGAAGTCTATTGCGGCGCCACGACTGAAAAACAGGCATGGAAGGTATTTTCTCCGGCGCTGCAAATGGTGAAAAAGCTGCCGGCATTGCGGCAAAAATTCTCGATAAAACCCTGGGCAAAAAAAATGACGCGCCCTGACGGTTCGGTTTTTGCGCCTGTGATCGGTGACCCGGGGGATGGTGATTCGCCATCATGCGCCATCATTGATGAATATCACGAACATACTACTGATGCGCTTTACACCACCATGACCACCGGTATGGGGGCTCGTGAACAACCGATGACACTGATCATCACCACTGCCGGCTATGACATTACATCCCCTTGCTATGAAAAGCGTACTCAGGTTGTCGAGATCCTGCGGAGAACCCGTAATGGCGAGGAAAATGAAACCATATTTGGGCTGATTTATGGCCTTGATGACGATGATGACTGGACGACTCCTGAGGCATTAATCAAGGCAAACCCCAACTATGGCATTTCGGTAAAAGCAGATTTTCTCCGGGCGAAACAATTATTGGGTATGTCGACGCCCGGGCAGACAAACAAGATTCTGACCAAACATTTCAATCGCTGGGTAAGTGCAAAATCAGCTTATTACGACCTGAGAAAATGGATGGATGCGGCCGATAAAACCCTTAAGTTGTCAGATTTTGAAGGGGAGGAATGCTGGCTGGGTATCGATCTGGCCTCGAAAGTTGACCTCAATGCCGTGGTTCCGGTTTTTCGTCGTGAAATAGACGGAATAACACATTTTTACTGTGTTTCTCCTCTGTTCTGGGCACCGGAAGAAACCATTTACTCGCAGGAGACCGCGCTGAAGAGTACCGCAGAACGTTATCAGTCCTTTATCCGGCAGGGGAAGTTGATCCCGACCGATGGCGGTGAAGTTGATTACAGACTGATATTGGCTTTGTTGAATAAATAAGATTTCGTGCGAACGACCCTGTAGCTGGCTGGATTTTCAGGCAATACGCACGCTTTCTGGCATCCCAGCCTTTGTCATCCTGTTCAACGCACGCACCATGGCCATAGCTTCCGATACCTGACCATCGTAGTCACGCAGCGTCAGTGAATCTCCCAACAACTGCTTCATTCTGTACATTGCCGTTTCCGCTATCGAGCGACGGTTATATTCCGTTGTCCATTTCCACCGTGCATTGCTTCCGCTCAGCCGCTGATTAGCAACGGCACGGTTGCGGTCTGCGTACTCACCGGGCCAGTAACCTGCTCCTTTTCGGGGAGGAATAAGCGCGCTGATTTTTTTGCGGCGCAGTTCATCGTGACAGAGCCGGGTATCGTAAGCCCCGTCTGCCGCGGCTGCCCTGATTTTTCTGTGAGTCTGCCGGATAAGGCCCGGGAAGGCTTCTGAGTCCGTGACGTTATTCAGCGACAGGTCTGCACAGACAACTTCATGTGTGTTGCTGTCAACAGCAAGATGCAACTTTCGCCAGATACGACGGCGCTCTTTGCCGTGCTTTCTGACTTTCCATTCGCCTTCACCAAAGACCTTCAGCCCGGTGGAATCAATCACCAGGTGTGCGATTTCACCCCGGGTGGACGTTTTGAAACTGACATTAACCGACTTTGCCCGCTTACTGACACTGGTGTAATCCGGGCAGCGCAACGGAACGTTCATCAGGGCAAAAATGGAATCAATAAAACCCTGCGCAGCCCGCAGGGTCAGCCGGAATACGCGTTTAATCACCAGAACGGTGGTGATGGCGAGATCAGAATAGCGCTGGGGCCTTCCTCGTGATGAAGGCGTTGCCGACTCATACCAGGCCTGAATGGCCTCATCATCCAGCCAGAAAGTGAGGGAGCCACGGTTGATGAGAGCTTTGTTGTAGGTGGACCAGTTGGTGATTCTGAACTTTTGCTTTGCCACGGAATGGTCTGTGTTGTCGGGAGGATGCGTGATCTGATCCTTCAACTCAGCAAAAGTTCGATTTATTCAACAAAGCCACTGATATTTGAAACGATCCTGAAATTGCGGAATACCGTAAAAATTGCCCAATGCCCCATTGACCCTTATGGCGCGACTTCATTACGTCACATGCTCGAGGAAGAGGGGCTTGAGCCTGTCGAGATAAGACAAAATTTTACCCATATGAGTGATCCTATGAGAGAGATTGAGGCTGCGCTCATCTCGGGGAGATTCCATCATGACGGACACCCTGTCATGAACTGGTGTATTTCCAATATTGTCGGCCAGTATCTTCCCGGAAGTGACGATATTGTGCGTCCCGGGAAGGAAGGGCGGCAGAACAAGATAGATGGTGCGGTTGGTTTAATGATGGGGCTGGGGCGCGCCATGCTTAACAGTTCAGTGATGACATCCGTATATGATGAGGAAGATATAGCATGCTAATTTCAGTTCTGAGTTTTATTGTCGGCCTCACTGGTGCTGGATTGTTATCAGCAGGCGCCTGGCTTATTTCTCCATCAGTGGGATTGATAACAGGAGGGATTATTTGTCTGGGCTGGTCATATATGACAACCCGGGCCTTTTCCTCCGGCGTCAGCAATGGCGGAGGTAAATAATGTTCCTACCCCAGATGTTCAGGGGCCGACAATACTCGGGTAATAGCTTCTGGGAAGCCATGCTGGGCGGGGTTCGTTCAAGCCAGAGCAAAACTGGCATCATAATCACGCCGGAAACCGCTCTTGGACTTTCAGCGGTCCGGGCCTGTGTCACCCTCCTGGCGGAGTCCGTCGCGCAGCTGCCGTGCGAACTCTACCGGCGGGATAAAAATGGCGGGCGCCAGCGTGCGACGGACCACCCGGTTTATGACCTGATTCACTCCCAGCCCAACAGGAAAGACACCTCATTCGAGTATTTCGAGCAGCAGCAGGGGTTGCTGGGGCTTGAGGGAAATTGCTACTCGATCATCGAACGGGACGGAAAAGGCTACCCGAAAGAGCTGATCCCCATTAACCCGAAAAAGGTCATTGTGCTGAAAGGGCCGGACGGTATGCCGTATTACGAACTCCCGGAAGTCGGTGAAATTCTGCCGATGCGCATGATGCACCATGTGAAGGTCTTTTCTCTGGATGGCTATATCGGCAGTTCCCCCATTCAGACGAACGCCGATGTTCTGGGGCTAAATCTGGCGGTTGAGGAGCATGCGGCCGCGACATTCCGGCGCGGGACAACGATGAGCGGGGTGATAGAGCGTCCGAAAGAGGCCGCGACCATTAAAAGCCAGGATGCTATTGATCGCCTGCTGGCGAAATGGACCGAGCGCCATTCCGGTATTCACAATATGTTCTCTGTGGCATTGCTGCAGGAGGGCATGAGCTACAAACAACTGTCGCAGGATAACGAAAAGGCGCAGCTGCTACAGTCGCGGCAGTGGGGCGTGGAAGAGGTCTGCCGGCTCTATAAAATCCCGCCACATATGGTGCAGATGTTGGCGAAAGCGACCAACAACAACATTGAGCACCAGGGCCTGCAGTTCGTGATGTACACGCTGCTGGCATGGCTGAAACGCCATGAGGGTGCGCTGCAGCGCGATCTGCTTCTGCCCAGCGAACGCCGCGATTTGTACATCGAGTTCAACGTTTCCGGGCTGCTGCGAGGCGACCAGAAGTCACGCTATGAATCGTATGCGCTGGGCCGCCAGTGGGGATGGCTATCCACTAACGATATCCGGCGTATGGAGAATCTGCCGCCAATTGCCGGCGGGGACAAATACCTGACGCCGCTCAATATGGTCGACAGCGCGAAGATCCTTCCTGGCGATAAGTCGCCGACAGCAAAACAGCTGGCCGAAATCGAAACCCTTCTGGCCAGAGCCTGATTATTTCCCGCCGCGCGGGATGACCTGGAAGACAACATGACAACGAAATTAATTAACCTGCCGCACCTGGCAGATATGGTCTTTGGCGTGCCGCATTACGTGACGCGGCAAACAATGGACTCCGTGAAAGCGGTGCTCATCCCCCGTATTCAGGGGATCACCGAAGATGCCGCCATTCAGATGGCATTGAATCCGGGTAAATCACCTGCTGCTGAGCAGGTCCAGCCCACCGGCGGGGTGGCGGTGATCCCCGTTCACGGCATTCTCGTTCCACGCCGGGGGCAGATTACGGCGATGTGCTCCGAGCTGACCAGCTACGAGCGGATCCGCGGGCAGTTGCAGGCTGCGTTAAACGACCCCTCAATCAGCGAAATCGTTCTGGATATTAACTCCGGCGGCGGCGCAGCGGTGGGGTGCAAGGAGCTGGCCGATTACATTTATCAGTCTCGCGACACGAAACCCATCACGGCGATTGTGAACTACAGCGCGTATTCCGCCGCGTATTTCATCGCATCGGCCTGCAGCAAAATCATCGTCAGCCAGACCAGTGGCGTGGGGTCGATTGGTGTGATCATGGAGCACCTCGATACGTCGAAGATGGAAGAAAAAATGGGGCTGACGTTCACCACCATTTACCGGGGAGATAACAAAAATAACGGCACCCAACATGAACCACTGAGTGAAGAGTCGCTGGGTATGTTCCAGGGCATGATCGACGAAATGTACGAGACGTTTACGGGGTCGGTGGCCGAATATCGCGGCCTGAAGCAGCAGGCCATCATTGATACGCAGGCGGGGCTGTATTTTGGCCCTGGCGCTGTGTCAGCCGGCCTGGCGGATGAAGTCTCTGACCCCCAGGCGGCGATCAATGCTATCGCGGCAAAGTATCAGCAACCCCGTCAAAAAACCTCCATTCAGATGCAGGCAGCCGCGATGGACCTGCAAACCAAAATGTAACCCGGCGCAAACACAAACCGCGTCACCTTAAGCAGCCAGCAGGCTGCTTTTTTTATGTCTAAAAAGAGAGAAATAAAATGCCACATATTGAAGAATTGCGTCGTCAGCGTGCGGGTATCAACGAACAGGTTCAGGCCCTGGCAACCATTGACGCCAGCGGCGGCACGCTGACTGCGGAGCAGATGACGGAGTTTGCGAACCTGCAGCAGCAGTTCACTGATATCAGCGCCAAAATTGAACGTCTGGAAGCCGCCGAACGTGCTGCGGCGCTGGTCGCAAAACCCGTGAAAGCGACTCAGCAGGCCCCCGGCATTATTGTTAAGCAGGAGCCGAAACAGTACACCGGTGCTGGCATGACCCGACTGGTTATGTCTGTCGCCGCAGGCGCAGGGAATCTGCAGGACGCGGCAAAATTCGCTTCAGAAGAGCTGAATGACCAGTCCGTATCGATGGCCATTTCCACCGCAGCGGCGTCCGGGGGTGTGCTTATTCCGCAGAACCTCCACAGTGAGGTGATCGAGCTACTGAGCGACCGAACCATCGTCCGCAAGCTGGGTGCCCGTCCCGTTCCGCTGCCTAACGGTAATATGACGCTACCACGCGTGGCCGGTGGAGCAACGGCAAGCTACACAGGAGAAAACAAAGACGCCAAGACATCAGAAACACGCTTTGATGATGTAAAACTTACGGCGAAAACTCTGATTGCGATGGTGCCTATTTCCAATGCACTGATTGGCCGCGCCGGATTCAACGTCGAGCAGCTGGTCCTGCAGGATATTCTGACCGCCATCTCAGTGCGTGAGGATAAAGCCTTTATGCGCGATGACGGTACCGGCGATACACCGATTGGTATGAAGGCGCGCGCGACGCAGTGGAACCGCCTGCTGCCGTGGGAAGCTGATGCAGCGATCAACCTGAACACGGTTGACGAGTACCTGGACAAGATCATTTTGATGGCGATGGACGGCAACAGCAATATGATCAGCAGCGGCTGGGGCATGTCGAACCGTACCTATATGAAGTTGTTTGGGCTGCGTGACGGCAACGGCAACAAAGTCTATCCGGAAATGGCTCAGGGATTACTTAAAGGATATCCGGTTCAGCGTACCAGCGCGATCCCTGCGAATCTGGGGACCGGGGGTAAGGAGACTGAGATTTACTTTGCTGACTTCAATGATGTGGTTATTGCTGAAGACGGCAATATGAAAGTCGACTTCTCGAAGGAAGCCTCTTACATCGATGCCGATGGCACCCTGGTATCTGCGTTTTCCCGTAACCAGTCGCTAATCCGCGTTGTTACTGAGCATGATATTGGCTTCCGTCATCCGGAAGGCCTGGTGCTGGGTACCGGCGTCCTGTTCTAACCCATCCCTCAGTAAATACGGCCCGCATATGCGGGCTTTTCCCTTTCAGGAGAATGTTATGGCTGCGAAAAATAAAGCAGTGGAGTCGGAAGAAACGGTCGCACAGGACAACCATGCGACCGTGGTCGCACAGGCAGAGCGTAAATCCGTTGTGTTCCTTGGGCCGCACCACCGTTATTCCCGTGGAGATATCGCGTGCTTTGAAGGAACGCGCGCCGAAGAGCTGGTTAACCGGCGTATCGCGGTATGGCCGGAGGATGCCGAACGTGCGCTGAAACCGAAGCCGGGAGACAGCGATTTTGATACTGACATTGGATGATGTGAAAACCCAGCTACGCCTGGAACTGGATTTCACGGAGCATGACGCCATGCTCACGCAAATGGTGAACGCCGCGCAGCGGAGCATCGAGCGTGATTATTACTGCAAGCTGGTCACCAGTGATGAAGAGCTGCAGGCACTCCCGGAAACCGTCCGCGGATTTATCGCGGATGAAGATATCCGGCTGGCCATTCAGTTTCTGATCAGCGATGCGTATCTGAATGGCCATACCGGACAGTGGCTGGAAACCGCTGCGGTGAGGCATCTTCTTTTCCCCCTGCAGGAGCATACGCTATGAGCCTGAAACCGGGTGATATGAACTGTCGCATTGCGATTAGCTACGTTCAGTCCGGTCGGGGGCCGCTGGGCGAACCGCTACCGGAAAAGCAGGTTGAATCGGGAAAAGCGTGGGCAAAACGGGAGCTGGTATCGGGGCGAAAAGTCCGCACGCTGGATCAGCAGCAGGTGGTGGAAACCTGCCTGTTTACGGTCTATCCGGGTGTGCTGGTTGATATCGACTGGAAAATCACGACGAAAAACCTGGTTTATACCGTCCGGAATATCGACCGCAAAACGGACCGGATCATTATCACGGGGGAGGCTGACGGGCGGCATGATAGAGCTGGCGATTAAGGGTGCGCTGGAGCGCATCACCGGCATGAATGCGTATCCGCTTTTACTGCCGGACACGGTCCAGGAAGGGGTGACATACCAGCGTATTTCGGATGCGCCGGTAGGGGCTGGCCTGGCCAGAACCGGGATTTCCTCTGTCCGCATACAGGTGGCGATTTATCTGATCGATAACTACAGCCGCCTGCTGATGCTGGATAAGCAGCTTTGGTCAGAATGGAAAGCCATTGTGCAAAGCCGGCTTGAGGATTGTCCGGTCAGTTACGTGACGCGCGGCAGTATCCAGCAGGACAAGATCACGCTGACCAGTGGTCGCATCCAGTACCGTCTGGTGCGCGACTTTATATTCACCACTCCGGAGTAACCCCATGCGCATTGAGATGAAATTCCCGTCGGGGAAGGATTTTGAACGCCTGATTTCCGAGATGGACAAGAAAGTCAGCACCAGGTTGTTGCGTGATGCCGGGCGCCGGGCGCTGGCCATCGTGCAGGAGGATATGCAGCAAAACGCCGGCTACGACGAGTTAAGCGGCGGGCCGCACATGCGCGACACGATCAAAATCCGTAGCTCAACCAGCGGAGCAAAGAGCGAGCGCTACGGGACTCTCATCACGTTTCGAGTCGGTCCCAGCAAAGCGCATCACATGAAAGCGTTGGCGCAGGAGTTCGGCACGGTGAAACAGGTGGCTAAGCCGTTTATCCGTCCGGCGCTGGATTACAACGTCGAAAAAGTGCTGTCGATACTGACAGCTGAAATTCGCTATGGGCTGGAAGGCCGGTAGTCAAAAAGAGAGAGAAAAAAATGAGTGAAGACGTCATTAAAAGCCCTTCGGAATATGCAAGCATTCCGGCGGGAACCCGCACGTACTGGGGTATGAAAGGCACGCTGAAGGCGGCGGCAAAACTACTGCAAAGTACGATGGCCATCGGTGCCGTAGGCAAAAAGGGCACCTTCATGAAGGTGACACGCCTGATTGACCGTGATCCGAAATACATGGCCGATATGGGCGAGGGTGAGGATAAGACCCTGGTGTTTATTGCCGATCCGACAGATGCGAATCAGCAGGCATTGCTGGAAGCGGCGGAGGCCAATAAGACCGTGGTGTTTTTCTTCGACTTCCCAAATGGCCGCTCGGCGGAAATGGAGCTGGTGCTGTCCGGATGGGCGCAGCAGGCCGTTGACCAGCCTGATGGTAAAGTCCTGCAGGACGAGGTATACGGCAAGCAGAACGGCGGCGTGAAGTGGACTACCACGAACGCCGCCAATAGTGGCACTGAATAAAAGGAATAACGACTGTGAATTATCAAAACCTTCTCAACCCTATTATCAAAGCCCACCCGATTACGCTGCTTGGCCAGCAGATCTTTATCCGCCGCCTGACGCAGGAGGAACTATGGGATTATGAAGCCGATCTGCAGGCACTGGAAAAGAGCGATGACAACGCTCGCCAGACCTCTATCCGTGGCATCACACTGTTTCTATCTGCGCTGGTAAATGAGGACGGAAGCCGCCCGGCAGCGGATGAACTCCCGGCTGCAGAGGCTTTTCTGTCAGCCCATTCGGGAGCAGATCTGCTGGAGGCAGTCATTGCTGTACAGCGTCATGCTATCGGCACACTGGAAGATGCCAAAAAAAACTAACCGAATCACCCCAGCTGCGCACCCTGTTTGCGCTGGCAGATCGCTGGGGTGAGCCGGACCCCACGAAACTGGCCGCCATGCCTGCGAACATCCTGACCTACTGGGAGGCGTACTTTGCGCTCCTTAAAGAAGAGGGAAAACCACCGCTGGCGGCTCCACAGTCATCTGCAGCACCCTCTGCCGTGGCCCGGGATGATGATTTTGAAAACTGCCTGAGGGTTCTTGGAAATGGCTGATGTAGCATCACTCGCCGTCGCATTGCACCTCAACCGTGCGACGTTTAATTCGCAGTTCGCTGACGCAATGCGTCAGGCGGATGGCAACGCACAGCAGTTCAACAAAAAGGCACAGGCTGATGCGGCAAAAACTGAGGCTGCCTTTAAGGGGATCGGCGTAGGTGTAAAAGCCGCTGATGCTGAATTTTCCAGGCTGGATAAACGTATCGAAAAGCTGGGGTCACTACGGCTTACCGGGCTGGATGAGATGCGTAACGTACTGGCGAATCTGTCTGCCGGTAGTGGCGTTACCGGCAGCAGTTTCACCACTGCGGCGATCTCGGCGCTGACCGAAGGTATGAGTACTGCGCTGACCAGTAGCACCCAAAGTCTGGAGCTACAGCGACAGGCTCAGATTGCCGCATCGCAGGCGGCGGTAGATGGCGCGCAGGCGTCTATCAACAATGCCCGCACGCTGCGAGAAGAGGCACTGGCGCGGCAGAAAGCAGCCGTACAAACGATTCAGGCGGCGCAGGCGGAGCGCGAGAAGGCGTTTGCGCTGGATGAGTATTATGCCAAACAGGCAGAGGTCAATAAGCAGTATGGCATCACGGCCAGCTATGAAGCAGAGCACGCGAAAAACGCCCGCACCATCAGCGAGGCCAATATAGCTGAGGCCCGCGGGAAAAAGAGCCTGGCAGAAGCCACAAAAGAGGTTCTGGCCGCAGATATCGCTGAGTCTGACGCCAAGCGTACCCTGACCACCTCAACGCGAACGCTGGCCACGGCCAGCCAGGAGCTGACGTTCCGGCAGCGCGCAGCGGCGGCGGCGGCGGGAACACTGCATGGCGCCCTGGCGCTGGTCGGTGGCCCGGTCGGGATCGGTATCATGGCGATCGCCGGCGCGGTGACGATGCTCTATTCGTCGTTTTCAAAGTCTCAGGAAACTATCAGCGGCTACAGCAATGCGTTATTCAAATCAGGGCAGCAGTCGATTATGTCGGTTCAGTATCTCCAGAGCCTGCAGTCGCAGCTGGGAGATACTGACGGTGCCGTAAAAGCTATCACCGCGTCTGTTAATGCCGGATTCGGTGGTGAAATGCTGGACCGCGTTGCCGGACTTGGCGCCCGGATGGAAGAGCTGGGGCAGAGTTCGGGGGATCTGGTCTCGATGCTCACGAATCTGCAGGGCGATCCTGTCCAGGCGATGGAGAAGCTGAACAATCAGGGAATTCAGCTAAACGCGACGTTTATCGATCAGATAGTCACGCTGCAGCGCCAGGGCAGGGAAAGTGAGGCTACGGCGCTCCTGCAAAAGCAGGCGATGGCCGAGCTGGAAAAGCAGATAAAGGATCAGGAAGATAAGGTTGACGGGCTGAAAGGGGCCTGGAAATCGCTGAAGGATTATGTCAGCAGCGCGTTTAAAACAATGGGTGACGCCCAGATGGCCACAGCCCAGGCGCAGGCGTCAGCATTGGGAATAAACCTGACACCCAGCCCGGACCCGGCGATAAAACAGCGCGAAGAGGTGGAAAGGCTGCGGAAGGAGCAAGAGAAGCTGCGGAAAGATACAGCTGATCGCCTGAAGGCCGAAAATACCGTTCAAGGACTGATGGCTGCTGGCGTGACAAAAGAGAAGCAGCGCGCCGATGCACTGGCGGTTCTCAATCGCACTCTCAAGAAAGGAACGGAAGAGTACGCGCAGGCGTTACGCGGTATAGAAAAATTGTACGGGGAGAAGCAGAAGAAACCGGCGGCGTACAAAGATGACCAGGCCACCCAGCGTCTGCAGAGTCTGCGCGAGCAGGAATCGGTTCTTCGTCAGCAAAACCAGCAGACCGTTAACCTGACCGGTTCAGAGCGAAAGCTGCTGCAGTTCAACCAGGAGATCGCCGATCTCAAGGCAAAAAAAATCCTGACCGCCGGGCAGCGCAGCATTCTCAATGCTGAGCAGGAGCTGCGCGCTCAGCTGAACATCAATGTACAGCTGGAGAAGGCGAACGTGCAGCGCCAGCTGTCGCTGAAAATGCAACAGGAGAATAATGAGCTGCACCGCTCAACCATTCAGCTACAGGCCGAGATGGATGCCAACGTGGCCAGGATGACGATGAGCAGCGCCGCCTATGACCAGATGGCAAAGGAGCAGCAGGTCAGGTCGAAATTTGCAAAGCTGCGCGAGGATGCAGAGAAAAAAATCAAACCAACTGAGGAGGCGTATTTTCAACAACAAACACGCTTCCTAAATGCAGAAGAACAAAAGCAACTGAGCATCGTTCGCAATGGTGCCCGGGATAAAGCGCAGATTGAGGGTTCATGGACCGAGGGGTTACGCGCAGGGTTGCGTGAATGGGGCGCCGATGCAACCAACATTTATGCCCAGGTTCGTGACACCTCCGTCAATGCAATGGACGGCATGGCCAATTCTATCTGGCAAATGGCGTCGCGGGGTAAATCGTCCTTCAAGGAGATGGCGCTGTCTATCATTGACGATATTGGGCAGATGATAACAAAAATGCTCTTTTTTCAGTCTATCCGATCTGCAGGCTCTGCTATGTCGGGGTCCGGGATTGGCATCCTCGCGGATTTTGGCGGGTTTCTGTCTGGATTCTCCGGCGGAGGGTATACCGGTGATGGCGGGAAGTATGAGGTTGCCGGACCAGTCCACCGGGGTGAGTGGGTTGTGCCACAGGAGGTGGTTAAAAGGCCAGGCATGCTCAGCTTTCTGAACCAGTTAACTTACGGTAGTGGCTACGCCAACGGTGGGCTGGCTGGCGTGCCGAGCGGGCCGCTTCCAATGACTGGTGAGAGCCAGCGAGCAGCAGGGGGAATAACGGTTAATATCCCGATACAGGTGGTCAATAGTAACGGTAATCCGGATCAGTCCGGGAAGCGGTCAGAGAGTGGTATCGCTCAGATGAAGCAACAAATCGTTCAGATAGTTTTGAGCACCCTGGATAAGGAAATGGGTAACGGTGGGATGATCGATGTGAAACTGAGGAGCATGCGCTAATGGCCGCACTGGAAACCTTCGACTGGTCGCCGCTGAATGGTCCTGCCGCGGATATTAAATATGCGACCCGGTCCGTGAAATATGGTGATGGTTATGAGCAGATCACTGGCGACGGTATTAATCCTGAATCGCAATCATGGCCACTGACATTCACCGACTACAGGGAGGAGGTCATGCCGATCCTGCAGTTTTTACGCCGTCACGGTGAAACAAGCGCATTCCTGTGGGTTAATCCGCTGGGAGAACTGGGGCTATACCGTGCGACACAGATAAAGCCTCAACTGCTTGATTTTGCGCGCATGACCGTTACTGTTACGTTTGTGACGGCATACAGAGCCGCACCGATATAATGGAGAATGATAATGCAAAAAATGGTACTGGCGCTGGCCAGCATCGCCGTTCTTTTTTCCGGTACAACGGCAGCACGTGAGCTAACAGCGTCGGAAAAAAAGATTATCGAAGAGTCTGCTAAGCAAGAGCTAAAAGATCCGGATAGCGCAAAAATTTATTGGCAACCGGATATGGGAGGTAACTCCTATTGCGCACAAATTAACGCCAAAAATGCTTATGGTGGTTATGCAGGCAAGGCGCTGTTAACAGCGGCAGTAAAAAGAAGTGGAGAGGGGAAAATCATTCAGGCAGGTGTCATCATTTATAGCGACGATATGATAGAGGTGATGATGCCAATCTGTACCGATGCTGGCTACCACTTTCCCCGTTAACCTCCCGTGCCGTCCGGCACCCATACCATCAACTTAACCCCGCTCAGCGGGGTTTTTTATTATTGGGACTACGGTCCCGCAGCGAGGACATTATGGGCATTGCAGCCGACGATCAAAAACTGGAACCCGGGAACGTCATCACTCTGTTCGAAGTGGATGGCACCACTTTTGGTGCAGACGTACTGTATTTTCACAACCACGCTATTCCGTATACCGAAGAAGAAATTATCGCCGCTGGCAGCGATGCGGAAAAGCTGACGGGCAAACCGATTTACTGGCAGGGCGTGAAATATACGCTCTGGCCATGTGAGATCGAGGACGTTGAGTCCAACGGTGAAGGTTCGCCAGCTTCCCCCAAGCTGTCCATTGCGAACCTGGATGGCTCAATCAGTGCGTTATGCCACATGTTCCAGGATATGAAGCAGGCGAAGGTAACGGTTCACCGCACGTATGCGCACTATCTCGATGCCAGGAACTTCCCTGACGGCAACCCACAGGCTGACCCGACAGCAGAGCAGATTGATGTTTTTTACATTGACAGTAAATCCAGCGATGACGATGAACAGGTCCAGTTCAAGCTTAGCTCGCCGGTGGATGTTACCGGACAGAAGTTGCCTGCACGCCAGATGACCAACCGTTGTGCCTGGTGCATGCAGGGCCAGTACCGTGGTGCTGACTGCGGCTATACCGGCACGCGTTATTACGACAAATTCGGCAATCCGGTAGACAACCCGGCACTGGACGTCTGCCCGGGAACGGTCGCGGGCTGTAAGTTACGTTTTGGTGATGATGCCATGCTGCCGTTTGGCGGATTCCCGGCTATTGGTCTGCTGAGGATGTAGTCATGCTGAGCCAGAGACTGAAAACCGCTATTGAGGCGCACGCCGCGGATGTTTACCCGAACGAATGCTGTGGCCTGATTACACGGGTCGGGCGGCAGCGCCGATATATTCGCTGCGAAAACAGTCATGAAATGCCGACGGAGCATTTTCGGATCGCAGCCGGTGACTGGATTGCCGCAGAGGATGCCGGCGACGTGCTGGCCGTAGTGCATTCGCATCCGGATGCCGGTCCGCATGCATCCGCCGAGGACCTGCAGGGCTGTCAGAAAACAGGCCTGCCGTGGATCATTATTAGCTGGCCAGGAGGCGACTACACCATCACGACGCCGGAAGATTCCCCGCCTCTTCTGAACCGTCCGTTTATCCACGGTAGCTGGGATTGCTATGGACTGGTCCGCGACTGGTATATGCAGGAGCGTGGTATCGAACTGCCTGATTTTCCCAGAGAGGACAACTGGTGGACCCGGGGGGAAAACCTGTATGTGCGGCACTATGCGGAAGCCGGGTTTTATTCTCACGCCAGCGAGCTGCAGGCAGGTGATGTGATCCTCATGCAGTACAGAGCGGACGAAATCAACCACGCCGGCATTTACCTGGGCAACGGAAAAATGTTGCACCACATGTATGGCCAGCTGAGTGGTGAGGTTCCATACGGTGGGATCTGGCGGGAGCGAACCATGCTGACGCTGAGGCATAAAAATGACGACTAATATGATAGAGAAAATGGTTCTGGTTCGCCTGTACGGCAAGCTGGGCAAGTTGTTCGGCCGGGAGCATCGCCTGTCGGTATCTTCTGTACGGGAGGCTATCCGCGCGCTGTGCATCATGGTTCCAGGACTGGAACGATGGCTGGAGACCAGCGAGGGACGTGGAGTCACGTACATGGTCTTTAACGGTGAAAAAAATCTGAGCCAGGATGACCTGTTTCTGAATGGTGTGCATGACGTAATCAAAATTGCGCCTGTGATTATTGGCAGTAAAAAAGCCGGGGTGTTCCAGACCATTTTTGGTGCCGTACTCGTTGCCGTTGGTATGGTGCTGAGTTTTACCCCTGCCGCCGCTGCCTCGCCGTTCCTCTACAAAATGGGGGCGGCGATGATGCTGGGCGGCGTTGTACAAATGCTGGCGCCCAGCGGTACCCAGGGTATGACAACGGATCGGGATACGAAAAAATCGTACTCATTTGGTGCGCCTGCTAATCAGGTCGCTGCCGGCAACGGTGTACCGATCTTGTATGGCCTGCGTGAAATAGGCGGCGTCATTATCAGTGGCGGTATTTATACCGAAGAACAGCAATAAAAAAATGCATTTTACCCTTCCCGCCACGGCGGGATTTTTTTTGCCCGGAGTTTGAGAATGGCTGAAATAAAAGGAATCGCTGGCGCTAAAAATAACGGTGGTAACAAGGATAACGGGCAGAATCGCGGGACGGAAATTGCCTCGGTCGCCTATATGAAAATCTTGCTGGCACTGTCAGAAGGTCAAATTGCCGGTCAGTTTACCGGTCAGGATATTTGCCTCGACGGTACGCCGTTGCTCGATGCCGATGGCCATGAAAATTTTCCGGGCGTGACGTGGGAGTGGCGCAGTGGTCTGGTTGACCAGGATTACATTCAGGGTTTCCCGGCGGTCGAAAACGAAATCAGCGTCAGCACGGAAATCAAGTCTGGCACCCCGTGGGTAAAGGCGATCAACAACACGCAGCTGTCGGCTGTTCGCCTGCGTATTAAATTTCCGAACGGGGTCTACAGCCTGCGTGACAGCGGTGGCAAAGATGGTTACCGCATTGAGTTCGCTATCGATGTTTCAACAGACGGCAGCACGTATACCGAATATGGCCGCGATACCGTCGATGGCATAGCTAACACGGGCTATGAGCGCAGCTACCGCATCGATTTGCCGCGGGCAAACTCCGGCTGGCAGATCCGCGTTCGCCGTCTGACTGAGAATAAGAATAATAACAAAACGGCGGACGTAAGTCGTATCGAGTCGATAACGGAAATCGTTGACGCCAAACTGCGCTATCCGAACACCGCGCTGTTGTTCGTTCAGTTCGATTCAACGCTTTTTGATGGCCGGACACCGACCGTGACGGTCAAGGCAAAGGGGCTGGTCATTCGCGTACCGTCGAACTATGACCCTGTCGAACGTACCTACAGCGGAAGCTGGGACGGGACCTTCAAGTGGGCCTGGTCGAATAACCCCGCCTGGATTTTTTACGATCTGGTGCTGAACAAACGCTATGGACTTGGAAAGCGTATTTCGTCCGACCAGGTGGATAAATGGACCCTGTATCAGATCGGCCAGTATTGCGATGCGCCGGTCTCAGATGGTGCTGGCGGAAAAGAGGCCCGTTATCTCTGCGATCTGTATATATCCCAGCGGACTGACGCCTGGACCGTATTAATGGATCTCGCGAACATTTTTCGGGGCATGATTAGCTGGTCGAATAATCTGCTGTCGGTTGATGCCGATATGCCGCGTGAGATGGACCCCGATTTTGTTTTCAACAAATCGAATATTGTCGGCTCCTTCACGTTCTCCAGCACGTCCGAGCGGACCAACTATAGCGCGGCCATCGTCACTTACAGCAACCCACAGAATAACTATCAGGACGATCAAGCCAGCGTCTATTCGCAGGAGGTTGCAGACCGCTTCGGATTTAACACTATCGAGTTGTCCCGGATTGGCTGTACACGTGAATCCGAGGCGCAGCGCCACGGCGCCTACGCCATCGAGACAAACCGCGACGACAATGGCGTTGAGTTTAAAACGGGGATGGAGGGTCGCATTCCCCGTGTTGGCAAGGTTATCGGTATCAACAATGCCCCTATGGCTGGCCGGCAGAACGGCGGTCGTGTGGCGGCAGTCTCAGGAAAAAGGATTACTCTCGACCGCGCGGTCGCGGCAAAAGCCGGGGATACGCTCATCATTAACCTGCCGGACGGAAAGTCGCAGGGGCGTAAAGTTCAGGGTGTGCAGGACCGTATTGTTACGGTAGAGCAGGAGTATAACCCGGCACCGCAGGCGGAGGCGGGTTGGATTCTGGATCAGTCAGACCTGGCCATTCAGCAATTCAGGGTTAAGCGCGTTGTGAACAATAACGATGGCACGGTCACTATTAACGGCCTGCCGTATAACCCGAACAAGTTTCCCCGGGTGGATGATGGCGCGGTGATCGAAGACCGTCCTGTGACCGTTGTTCCCCCACGGGGACAGGAGGCACCGGACGACATTACCATTTCCAGCCTCTACCGGGTGTCGCAGGGGATTGGCATCACCACCCTGGTTGCCACCTGGTCGCCGGTGAAAAATGCGATTGCGTATGAAATGCAGTGGCGTCAGAACAATGGTGACTGGATTAACCTGCCGCGCACCGGCAATACGCGGTTTGAGGTCGATGGTATCTATACCGGTCGATACGTTGTGCGTGTGCGGGCGATTAACGCGCAGGATATCGCGTCCGTATGGGGGATCTCGAAAGAAACCGAGCTGACCGGTAAGTCTGGTGCCCCACTTCCGCCGCTGGCGCTGGCAACCCGTTCGCTGGTTCATGGGGTCCAGGTTAGCTGGGAATTCCCGACCGGCTCCGGGGATACGCTGCGCACGGAACTGCAGTACAGCAAAAATCAGGACGGCAGTGCGCCGACGCTGTTATCAGACGTGGTCTATCCGGGGAAAAGCTATCAGCAGATGGGCCTCAGTATGGGCGCAGAATTCTGGTATCGGGCGCGCCTTGTGGATCGTCTTGGCAATGAAAGCCCGTGGACCGGCTGGGTCCAGGGGATGGCCAGCGATAACTTTGATGACTACTACGAAAACCTGACCGACGCGATCAAGGATACTGCTGCCTGGGAGGAAACGCAGCGCACCATTAGCGAAACACAGGAAGGTATCCGCAATACGCAGCAGGAACTGGAGCAGACCGCTGAAGCTCTGCGTAAGGAAGCCGAAGACCAGACGAAGCAGGTCAGCCAGGATATTGATGCATCGGCGAAAAGCATCACGGCTGATGTTGACGGGAAGATCTCCGCCGTGAATAAAACCATCACGGATGAGATCACCTCGGTTAATGAGGCTCTCGATTCTGGTCTGGCTCAGGCAAACAAAGGCGTTCAGGAGGCAAAATCCGCCGTCGCAGATGCGAACAAGCAGATCGCAACTGTGAACAAGTCGCTGACCGACAGCATCACCCAGGTAAGACAGTCAGTCACCGATACGGCTGCGGAAATCAACGCCACCATCGACCTGGAGATTGCCAGGGGCAGCAAAACGCTGGCCGACGGCGATGCCGCATTGAATGCGCAGATAAAGACTGCCGAAAATGGCCTGAAGCAGTCGCTGTCTCAGGTCAACACCACGCTGACCAATGCGGTGAAGCAGGAGACCGCGGATCGTATCGCCGATGTTAACGCGAAGGCGTCACAGGCCGCTGATGAACTGCTGGCGGCAACGCAGGGGATTGAGGCGAGTATCGAGAGCCTGACTCAGGTGATGAAGACCGCCGATGAAAATCTGGCGCGGGAAATGTCCAGCCTCGCTGCCGGCGCTAATATCCAGTTCGATTCGCAGGTTATCTGGCATTTCAACAATCAGACGACCGAGGGCTGGACCGGCAGCGCCGGCGTACCGGGTGTGTCACAGGATGGCTGGTTACGCCCGGCGGACAGCGCCACCGATCCGTACATTACCTCTCCAGGCGGGCTGGCTGTCGATGGTGCGGCGTACCGTTTCATCATGCTGCGCTTTCGTAAAACCGGCAAACCAGTCTGGGCGGGTGAGATCCGCTGGGTGTCTGCCGGCGAAAACTTCAATAACACGAAGCGATACATTGTTGCTGAGCCGGAATATGCCGATGGGGTGGCAACCCTGACGGTGCGTGATATTCCGTGGACAGGGAACATTGATCGTATTCGCCTGGACCTGACGAACCAGCAGGATGCCAGCAACTTTATCGAATTCGACTGGATCGCCGTTGGCCGGCCAGCACCCGGCGCCAGTACGGCGGCTTTGCAGGATGTGCGCAGTACGCTGAGTAACGCGCTGACTGCCGAAGCGCAGGCACGCAGCACGCTGGCGGCGCAGATGCGTGGCTCCTATGATGGGAGCGATCTGGAGAAAGTCACCTCCGGGCTGCTGTACCAGGAAAAAACCGCACGCGTTACCGCCATCTCGGCGGAAGTTAAGGCCAGAGAGTCCCTGCAGACGCAGTTTAACGACAACAAAGCTGCTGTTTCTGGTGAACTGAGTTCTCTGACGACAGAGCAGAGCGCGCAGTCGAGCCGTATCGGTGGCCTGGAAACCAGCCTCGGGAAAAAAGCCGATGCAGCCGCGCTGACGTCCCTGACGCAGAAAGTTGAGCAACAGGGCGCCACGCTGACATCGCAGGGCGCCGCGTTAACATCGCTCACTAACCGGGTTGGCCAGACGGAAACGGGCCTGGCTGGTACTAATGAGGCGCTGAGCGGGCTGCAGTCTGTTGTTACCCAGCAGGGTGACAGGATAACCAGCCAGGGTCAGTCCATCACGAAACTGACGAGCGATTTGGGCACGACAAATGCCGCGCTGGCGAAGAAAGCCGAAGCGGCTGCGGTCACTGCCTTAACGCAGCAGGTAGAGCAAAACGGGCAGGATATTCGCAGCAATACTGACAGCATCACCAGCCTGTCGAATCAACTGGTCAATGGCCAGCCGAATCGCTGGTCCCGTCGACTCTATCCGGTGCAGCTGGCTAACGCCGGGACAGTCCCGTCATTCAGCGATGTTCGCGCCGTGGCGCCAACGGTCGTGGATGAGGTGGCCGACGCGGCCAAACTGGACTTTACATCCGCCGGCAGCTATCTGATCGCGCTGTATTCCTGCCAGGTGAAAGTGGTCGCAGATACCACCATCACACTGGCGCCCGGCGCCAGGGTTTTTGATGATACCGGCGCCATATTTGTGAATGGGGTTCAGGTCGCCTGGGGTAACGCCAGCTGGAATACCGTCAGTTTTGAACTGAAAGCCGGCTGGAACACCGTTGAGTTTCTGGTGAATCAGTGGACCGGCCAGGCGTATATCAACCTGGGTCTGAAGCTGTCAGACAAGGTTGCTGAGATGTACTGCGGTCTCGGGGTTTCCGCGCTGGCAAACGCAGCCGGCGTGCTCAGCTCGAATGTCAGCCAGATTGGCAACGATGTGGTCAGCAATTCGCAGAGTATCACCCAGCTCCGGAATGCGCTGATGCAGACAGACGCGAACGTGGCCAGCAAAGCGGATCAGACGGCGATGAACTCGCTAACCGGACGAGTGGAGAAGACGGAATCCGGGCTGACGGCTGCTAACGCCAACATTACCTCGCTGAAATCCGCTGTACGGGCCGGAAACGCATCAGGCGGGGATTTAATTCCCAACCCGACGTTTGACCCGGCGTATGACCAGATGGGGTTCAGCGTGGTAGCCACGACGGCTGAGGAGGTCCCGCCGGGCTGCCCGTATGGTTATGCGGCCCGAATTGCCAGCCGGGATCACCATCCTAACTTTGCCGCGTTCCCGGCCACGCTTAACGATGTGATTGAGATCAGCGCACTGGTTGCCTGCGGCGCCGGCACGGCGAATTTTAATCTGTATGTTGGCACCGCCGTTCGGCCAGATACGAGCACCGGTGCGCCACTCATGGCGGGGGGCGGGAAATCACCCTCCGCGACCTGGCAGAGAACCACCTGGCGCTTCAAGGTCACGCAGGCGATGGTGGACAGGGGTTATATCCGCCCGTTCCTGCAGATCTCGCAGAACAGCCCGTATGGCACCGTATGGTTCGTTACGGACTGGCATATGCGAAATGTGACAGCGGCGCAAAAGGTTCAGAATACTGCGGATGCCACGGCGGCGGCGGTTGACTCTCTGACCACCACCGTGACGCAACAGGGTAATCTGCTGACCTCGACCGGCAACCGGACAACCCAGCTGGAAAACGGGCTGGCAACCACCAATGCCGCAGTGGCCAAAAAGGCTGATGCGACAGCGGTGCAGGATTTGACCAATACCGTCACACAGCTGGGCAACGATCTGACTGCTGCGAACAGCGCCATCACGAAACTGACCGGAAATCTGGCGAATACCGATAAAGCGCTGGCGCAGAAAGCCGATGCGACTGCGCTGGCCACGCTCGACACGAAAGTGACGCAGCAGGGTAAAACGCTGGAGAGCCAGAGCAATTCGCTGACGAACCTGTCGAACAGTCTCTCGCAGGTTGCGGCAGATATCGATGCCAGCGGTCAGATACCGGGTAACCTGGTCGTGAATCCCTCGTTTGAACGTGGGCTGGATGGCTACACCGGGCGGTCAACCGCGACCAGTGTGGTGGAGGTTTCCGTTCCTCACAGCGGGACGCGGGCGCTGAAGGTTGATCCGGGGAATGTGACTCCGGGGCAATACATCCCGTTTGTTCAGGGGCGAACCTATGAAATCGGGGTGTGGGTCAAGGAACCCGGAGCGACGACGGATAATGGCGCGGGGAACAACAAGCTGCGGATCGGCAACTCTGCCGGCCAGCCGGTTTTTGAGCGTCCATACAACAGCGGTACGGTGGGGACGAACTGGACCCTGATTTCCGGTCGCTGGAAAGCGACGGAGACAGCCAGCCTGCCGGTGACGCTGAGTAACTATCTGATTAGCGGCAGCCGCTACTTCGATGATTTTTACGTCACTGACGTTACCGACCGGGTGGACATCGATGCCACCGCCGGCGCCGTGACCGGACTGACGAGCCGGGTCAGCACTGCGGAAGGGGCCATCACCTCACAAAGCCAGCAGCTGACGAACCTGCAGAACAGCCTGAATACGACCAACAGCAATGTCTCGAAGAAGGCCGATGCCACGGCACTGACTTCGGTCGATAACCGGGTGACAGAGGCGGAAGGGAAACTGACCACACAGAGCCAGCAGCTGACAAATCTGGCGAATGTGCTGACGGCGACCCGCAACGCCGGCGACAACCTGATCCCGAACTACGATTTCCTGCAGGGCAGCACGGCCTGGGATATTCAGTATCCAGCCGGTGTGACCTTTGGCGATTTCGGGGACGGGAAAGCGGGGGTCCGGCTGAACCGGACGACTAACACCAGTCCGGGGATCTTCTCCAACAACAACAAGCCGGTGCCGCTGAATGGCCAGCGCAAGTACCGGGTGGTGGTGAAGGCCAAAGGTATTTCCGGCGCGATGAGTCTGCTGATCCGTCGCCAGAACAAAATCGGCCAGACGGACAGTACGTATGAGGATAAAACGGTCACGCTGACCACTGACTGGCAAACCATCACCTGGGAAACCGGATTGACGGCTGCCGGCGCGGATGGGCAGAACTTCAAACTTTATTCTCATCCGACAAACGGTGAAATCTGGCTCGATTCCGTCCGGGTGTTTGATATCACCGATGGAACCAACATCAAGGCGACCAGCGATGCTGTTTCGTCTCTGACCGGGACGGTGACGAACCAGGGGAACACCCTGACATCGCAGGGGCAATCCATCACGGCGCTGAATAACGCGCTGGAAGGGATCAAAGGCGATGTGGCGAAGAAGGCTGATGCGTCGGCGGTCAGTTCACTGACCAACCGGGTTACCCAGACTGAAAAGGATATCCGTAGCCAGGCCGACAGCCTGACCAGCCTGAATATATCACTGAAGCAGCAGGCGACACGGGGAGCCAACGTACTGCCGGACGGCAGTTTTGAATCCTATGCCGTCGGCGATGTTCTCAGTAATGCCCGCGCCGTTATCACCAGTGAAGCTGCGCACAGCGGGACCAAAAGCCTGCGTGTTACGCGCAGTACGGAGTACAACCCGAACGCGACGGATAATAACGATACCCATATCTTTTCGGGCATGCAGGTTCGCGATAACGCGGTCTATTACGTGGAGGCGTGGGTTAAGTTGCCGGCTGGCTCGACCGCCGATCCGACCGTTTATATGGTGCTCGGATTTTCCTTCCAGGATTCTGCCAATGGCTGGTCGTGGCCTGGCCTGAACGTGAAAGTCTCCGAGTTGTCGGTGGACAACTGGACAAAAGTCAGTGGCTATCTGACCAACAACCGAACCGCGCTGAAACAGGCAATGGTGAGGATCTCCATCCCGAATACACCAAAAGTTCGCCTGGGTGACGCCTTCCTGATTGATGATCTGATCATCACTGACGTGACCGATGCGAAAGCGGCTCTCGATGCCGCCGATGCGAATGCGCAGGCGCTTTCCAGTCTGTCCGCGTCAGTCACGCAGAACGGGAAGAATATTACGTCTCAGGGCAGCGCGATCACGAAACTGCAGTCGGATGTGACTCAACTTGGTAAGGATATCAGCGGCAAGGCCGATGCCAGCGCGCTGACGAATCTGACGACCCGCGTGACGGCTACCGAAGGCAGCCTGAAATCGCAGGGAGACAGCCTGACCAGCCTGCAGAACAGCCTGAATACGACTAACAGCAATGTGGCGAAGAAGGCTGATGCAACGGCGCTGCAGAGCCTGCAGAACACCGTTGAACAGCATGGGAGGGATCTGACCACGCAAAGCAGCGCGCTGACGAACCTGGAAAACAACTTTTCCTCCCTGGCCGTGGGCGGGACCAACCTTATCCGCAATGCGGACACACTGGAAGGATGGAGCAGCCGCCACGCCACAGAGACCTATCTGGGCGACCGCGTGGCCTACACCCGGCTGGCGAAAGGTGCATCCGGTTATACCCAGCTGGATGAACAGACGCTGGACGTTACCGGGCGTACGGAATTTGTATTCAGCTTCTATGCGAAAGGGGCTTATGACGGGCAGGAGATGGCGAGTTATTTCTATAACCCGTCGAACACCACCACCACGGAAACCAGCCAGGGCGTTAAAGGCGGGGCCGGTGACGGCAAGGCGGTCACGAAACTGACCACCGCATGGGCGCGTTACTGGGTGAAATGGGTTATTCCTGCCACCAGTGGCACCAAACGGCTGATTGCCGCGCGTCTGGAAAGCGCGACATCTGCCGACAAAGAAGTCTGGCTCTGCCGCCCTCAGCTGGAAACCGGGACCGTGATGACCGACTGGTCACCGAGTCCGGATGATGCGGCCAGCGGTATTACCGCGAACACATCGGCCATTAACAGCCTCACCAGTCGGGTGACGAATGCCGAGGGGCAACTGACCGCGCAGTCTCAGAGCATCACGAATCTGCAGAACAGCCTGAACACCACCAACAACAACGTGGCACAAAAGGCCAGCGCGCAGTCGGTGAGTGATCTCACCAGCCGGGTCACCAGTGCGGAAGGCAAAATCACCTCCCAGGGGCAGGCTATCACGAAGCTGCAGGGCGATTTGAGCAGCACCACCGATAAGGTCAACACCAAAGCGGATCAGACGGCGCTTAACGCGCTGACTGGCCGGGTGGAGAAAACCGAGGCAGGCCTCACGGCAGCCAACAGCAACATCGTCAGCCTGACGGCGGCGGTGAACGCCGGGAATGCTGCCGGGGATGATTACATTCCAAACCCGTCATTTGATCCGGCGTATGACCGCATGGGTTATGACGTGGTGGAGACCACCGCCGATGGTGTGCCGGCTGACTGCCCGTTCAGGTATGCCGTCCGGCTGGCCGGGCGAGACCATGTGCCAAAAATCAACAATATCGCCGTGACACCGGGCGACGTTTTCGAAATGTCTGCTCTGGTAGCGTGTGGTACCGGCAGTGCTGACTTTAACTTCTATATCGGTCGGGCTACTACCGCCACCGGTGGCATCGGAGCGAAAGCGTCCGGGGGCAACACTAAGACCACCTCCGCGTGGAAACGAACCACCTGGCGCTTTACGGTGCCATCCGATACCAGCTTGCTGCGGCCGTTCCTGCAGGTTAATCAGAGCAGCCCGTTCGGCACCGTCTGGTACGCTGCCGACTGGCATATGCGTAACGTGACGGTGGCGAACAGTGCGCAGAAAACCGCAGATGCGACTGCAAAAGCGGTGGATTCACTGACCACCGCGGTTAGCCAGCAGGGCGATACGCTCAGCAGCATCGGCACGCGGACCACCTCGCTGGAGAACAGCCTCCGGTCGACAAACGATACGGTGAGTAAAAAGGCTGACACGACAGCGGTGACGCAGCTGCAGGGCACGGTGACGCAGCAGGGGAATGACATCGCGGCAGCTAACAGCGCGCTGACAAAACTCAGCAGCGATCTGGCCACGACGAATGCGAACGTGAACAAAAAAGCGGATGCAAGCGCGATGAACACCCTGCAGAACCAGGTCACGGAGCAGGGCAAAACACTCAGTGCGCAGGGGGATTCTCTGACGAAACTGAGTAACAGCCTGAGCCAGACGGCAGCGGATATTGACGCCAGCGGGAAAATGCCGGGCAACCTCATTGTCAACGGCAGTTTTGAGCGCGGCGCGGCGGGCTTTACCGGCTGGAGCAGTACCGCGACGGTGGCCGATTTACAGGTTCCGCACTCGGGTAACAAGGCGCTGAAAATGTCCGCCGGCCAGTCGAACCTGGTCGGACAGGAAATCAGTATCACGCAGGGCCGTACCTACCGCATGGGGGTATGGGCGAAGCAGGACCCGGGGACCACGATTAAAGATGCGGGTAACACGAAGTTTCGTGTGGCCGACAGCACTGGCCTGCTGGTCGGCTCAAACTACGGACCGTTTAGTTCTGGCTGGCAACTGGTAACGTTTGACTGGAAAGCCACGAAGACCACGACGGCCAGTTTCCAGCTGACAACCTTCCTCAGCGCGGGGGCAATGTATTTTGATGATTTCCATGTCCTCGATGTTACGGATGAAAAGGATATCGCGGCTAATGCCGGGGCTATCTCTCAGATGAATACCCGCGTCACCGCTGCGGAAGGGGCTATCACCACCCAGGCGCAGCAGCTGACGAAACTCAGCGGCGATCTGGCTGTCACAAATGCGGCGGTCAGTCAGAAAGCAGAGCAAAGCGCTGTCACCGGGCTGACCACCCGGATGACGTCTGCCGAGGGTAAACTGGATTCGCAGTCGCAGCAGCTCACCAGTCTGCAGAACAGCCTGACCACGATGAATACTGAGCTGGGTAAAAAGGCTGACACGTCCGCGGTGAGTTCACTGACCGGTCGCGTCAGCCAGGTGGAAAACACCATCACCAGCCAGTCGCAGAGCATCACGTCCCTGACCAGCACCATCAATACCATCCGCACTCAGGGAGCTAATCCGTGGGTTGACGGTACGTTTGAAAGCTACAGCGATGGCCAGGTGCTGGGCGGGAACGGCACCGCCGTTGTGGTGGCGTCTCAGAAATTCACCGGCGATAAGAGCCTGAAGTTGAGACGGGATGAGAACAACGGCGGCAACAGCGATAAACAGCTTGGCACCTGGCAGTCAGTCCGTGAGGACGCGAAGTTCCGGTTTGAGTTCTGGGCCATGATGCCGGCGGATCAGGCGCCCTCCTCCGGGTGGACAACGCTGGTCGGTATCCAGTCACAGAATGCTGCCGGGCAAAATGCCTGGCAGGCGGCGGTCACTGTCAGCGAAGCCTCTCTGGGCGCGCGCGATAAATGGGTGAAATTCACGGGTATCGCCAGTAACAACGGGGCGGGCAGAACACGCGCGGTGGTCTGGATCTCCACCCGTGGCGCCACCGGCAACGGTACCCCTGGCTATTCACTGTATATCGACGATCTGGTCATCACGGATGTTACCGATGCGAAAGCAGCACAGGATGCCTCTGACGCGACGGCGAGCGCCGTGAGTGGCCTGACGGCGCGCGTAACGGATGCCGAAGGGAAAATCACTGCCCAGGCGCAGCAGCAGACGGCACTGGCTACGAAAGTGGATAACGCCAACTCCCGCGTCGATAACATGGCGAAGACGCTGAGCGACAGCCAGAGCACACAGGTCAGCCTGAATACCTCGCTTCAGTCGCAGATTGACGCGCAGGCGGCCGCCAACATCAAAAACCAGACGACGCTGGACAACACGATTAAATCGGTGGCCAGTATCACCAGTACCCAGCAGACGCATGCAACGGCACTGGAGGCGCTGGCAACGCAGCAGACGACCCTGACATCCAGTGTCGGGGATCTCAGCGCTTCCGTTCAGAACACCGCCAAAACCGTGGCGGATGTGAATGGTACGGTGAGTTCGCTGTGGTCGATGAAGGTTGAGACGGTTAACGGGAAGAATGTTGGCGCGGGGATTACGCTGGGCAGCAATGGTGAAACGAGCGACATGATCCTCTACGCCGACCGCTTCTCGCTGTTTAACCGTAACAATGCGACGGCAGTGCCGGTGATGATTGCCGAAGGCAATGAACTGTATATCGATACGGCACGTATCAAAAACAGTTCCCTGACCTCAACCAAAATCGCGGACGGTTCCATCACGAACGCGAAGATCGGCAAAGAGATCCGCTCGGATGACTTTGTTGACGGGGCACGCGGCTGGAGCATCAACAAGGATGGTGGGGCGCAGTTCAACAATGGGATCTTCCGTGGTCACATTGAGGCGGCAAGCGGCAAGTTCAAAGGCACCCTGGAAGCTCAGTCATTTATCGGTGATATCGCAGTAGCTCGCCGCTACGATGATATGGCTTTCCGCCGCAACCAGACTGTTCAGCGTAACGGGGCATACCAGAACCGTGGATATGGGATGACGATTGTTCTGTCGTGCACACTGGTTTACCAGCTCACTGGCGCGGGCAATGTTCAGCAGTCGTATTCCGTTGATATCACGTTCAACATTGGCGGGCAGGAAGTAACACGTCGCTTCTTTGCCAACGCCGGCGGTTTCCAGTCTGGTGACTTCACTCAGGAATTCCGCTTCGCTGCTGATCTGCTGGCTGATAACAACAATGTCAGCTTCTTTATCAAGGCGCGCGGCAACGATGCTTCGATTGACTATAGCTGCTCGATCCAGAACATCACCGCCACGGCGTTCCGTACAAACAGCAACTCATTCAGCTAACAGAGGCCCCGCAAGGGGCCTTTTCTTTTTCCAGGGATAACCATCCAGGAGGAACTTTATTATGGCGATGTATGAAGTCGGCACCGTCACGGGCGCAGCATCTCAGGCGCGGGTGACAGGAGCGACAACAAAGTGGGCACAGGTGGCGCTGGGGATACAGCCGGGGTCGATTCTGGTGGTCTACCGCAGCGGTAGTGCTGACCTGTATGCGATCAAATCCGTGGACAGTGACACGCAGCTGACGCTGACCCGGAATATCACCACCGCATTTTCCGGCGCCAGTTACGGCATTATTACCGCTGAAACCGCCAGTACCTCGTCGTTTGCTAACCAGCTGGCCAGCGCATTTGCATTCTGGCGTAGTGTGGTGGAGGGCTGGTCGATGGCCCTGACCGGCAGCGGCAATATCACCCTGACTGACCCGATCACAGGAAAGCAGGTAACCGTGCCGGCGATAGGCGGGATGGCGAAGGCATCGGATCTTAACGCGCTGGCAAAACTCACCGGAGGAAACAAACTCGACGGCTCGCAGGTTATAACCAGCGATAATGCCGGTTTTATTCTCGGTAAGAACTCAGATCTGGCTCTGCTCAAAAAACAGGGGCAAGGCGGGACAATTGCCGTTGGCTCGGGAACACCGTTCAGAGTTCAGCGTTCAAGAGCGACCACTGTGTCACCGTCAGATACCTTTGATGACATCCTCGTTATTGGGACCGATAACCAGACGACTTTGCCCGGTGGGTTATCAGCTGGCGGCAACATCGATAACACGTCAAAGGGGAAGGTTCTGACGCAGGCGATCGAGCTGTCAATGAGCACGCCTTACATTGACTTCCACTACAACGGCAGCAGTGCGGATTATACCGCTCGCCTTATCCACGACAGGCAGAACCGCCTGAACGCGCAGGTACAAAGTTTTTGGGTAACGGACGGGAGGATCACAGCATCATCGACCATGCCAGCCAACCCAGCCATCGGAACGCAACTGACCTCCAATCCGGTACGCTCATTGATGGCAGGGCGAGGAGCGTATGGTGACGTGGATGGCGCTTACGTCCAAATGTACATGGAGGAGCAGGTAGGCACCGAACACCGACTTGTTCTGTACGCTGACGGATTCGGGCGAACCGATGCATGGATTTTCCGGGCTGGCGGCACGATCTCCACCGGTAAGGGTGACGTCCTGACCACCGGCTCAGATGTCCGGCTGAAAGATGCGTTCATGGAGCCTCAAGAAGGGGCCTGCAGGCGCATTAACTCGCTGGGAGTATGCGAGTTCAATATGAAAGGCGAAACGCGCCGGAGGCGTGGCTTTATCGCCCAGCAGGCTGAAAAAGTTGACGACTTGTATACCTTCCTCGGCATCGAGCAGGAGATCGATGGTGAAAAATTCAGAGTGATGAATGTGGATTACACGGCAATCATTGCCGATTTGGTGACCGTGGTACAGGATTTGATTAGGCGAGTTGACGCACTAGAAAGTTGAGGAGCATAAAAAATCCCCCGGAGGCACTTGCCGGGGGCAACTGAAACGACATTAATTGCTGTGTACATCACAGAATAATTTGCAGTAAACGATAAGTAAGTTCAAGTAAAGTTTTACTGGTCAGATGTTGTGTTATTTTTTAATAACCTACCAAAATTAATAATGAAGTAGTGCTAAATTCTGCTGGGAATTAATTTTTAAGGATATAGCCCTAAAATATTGCTGTGCATCAGATATAAATCGTGAGAATAGGTTCAAAAAAATGGATGCCAAATGTTATTATTGAGACGTTTATCATTAATTGAAGTGCAATCTTGTAATTTTCACATTCGTGTTATAACTTTGTAATGCAGGAAGGTTTTATCTTGTTATTTAGTGGGTTGACGTGATGGCAGTTCTTAGTGATTTATAATAGGCTTTCTATGTTGACAAATTTCCCGGATGAGAAGTACATATCTGATAGAAATACATCGTTCATTAAGCGAGTATATTTTTTACGTCAGATTGGTGTCGTTCTTTGCTTTATTCCTATATATTCAGTCCTCCAGGAACAGTCACATCAAAAAATAACAACAGCCTTGTTAATTCTGAATGCACTCATCTGGCCATCGGTTGCTTATCTTGCAAGCATGATGTCGAAGGATATGCTGAGTACTGAAAAGAAGAATATGATACTTGATTCATTCTGGGCTGGAATCTGGATAGCCGTAATGCAAGTTAGTCCAATTCCATCATTATTCATAATCTCAGTTCAAATAGCTGATCGCTATGCTGCTGGTGGATGGAAAATTTTAAAACCAGCATTAATGTGGATGATGATTAGTTTCCTGACAGTTTGGTTAGTAAATGATTTCAGATATACGATAGAATTCAGTACCCGAACGGTATTGCTTTCTTTACCCTTGGCGACCTGTTATCCCATATTACTGAGTATTGTTTCAAGGCACTTATCTATAAAGTTGAGGAAAAGAAGGGAGTTACTGGAAAAACAGGCTCTGATGGATCCTGGCTTAGATCTGCCAAATCGCCGTTTTTTTGAGCAGAAAATGGAAAGTGCTTTTCGTGCGACACGTAAAAAGAGAACGCATTCTTATCTTATGCTCATTGATGTTGATAATTTTAAAAAAATTAATGATACCTATGGGCATGAAGTAGGTGATGCGGTGTTATCTCGTATATCATCAATATTACGAGACTGCGCTGGCGAGAAGGACGTACCAGCAAGATTTGGTGGCGATGAGTTGGCTATTATTGTTAACAATAGTAATAATAAGCTTGTTATAGCTATGGTTCATATAATTCAGAAAAAAATTAAAGATCTTTCATTATCTTCTCACAAAGATATTTACTGTACTGTCAGTATTGGTATTTCTTGCGCAGAAAATAAAGAATCAATCATCGAGTGGATCAAAGAGGCTGATGAAATGCTATATGAAGTTAAACGTAACGGGAAGAATGGATATTGCATGCCGAATAATTGAAGATGATATGATTTCTTTTCTCATGAGTTTATGCTTATAAATTTTAAAGATAGTTTATGATCGGCATTACCAATACGGATAAATTTATTCGGAACCACAGACACCATCTCAACTAACGTTTGATACCTGCCACCAAATTAGTGGCACCACTTAACTGTATGATTTTATTATAATTAATGACGGTCTCGTGTTAATTGCTTTTCCCTTTTGAGTCATTTGATTTGAATAATCGATCAATTTATGAAATGTGATAGGTTTCGCCTATTGTTCGATCGTTATCGATCATTTTAAACTATTTCTCTTTCATTATTAATTATGACACGATTAGGATTATTCTTGGTTCCGGTGTTTTTTTAATGATAAAGAACAGTGTGGAAATAGATTTCTGTAGATTTGTTTTAGAACCATCTTTTAAAAAAGATGGTTCTATTCATTCTTGGGAAATTCTCACGAAAAATGTTAAAAAAAAGCATTGCAATGATTATCTTGCTAATGAAGTTGGTTTTTGTTTCACTTCATTAAGCGATAAAGAAAAAATCGATGTGTTTAAGAAACAGATATTGACAATTGAAAGACTTGATACATCAAAATTGAAGTCCAAGCCAGTTTCGTTGAATGTTGATAGTCTTATTAGCGATTGTATTTTGAACGATAAATATATTGGTGATTACTTAAAAAACCAAAAAAACATTGCTTTTGAGATTAACGAGCATTTTCATGAATTCAATACTAAATGCTCTATGGTTGACTTAAAGTGTCTTTCAAAATTGTGTCCAGTATGGCTGGATGATTTTGGGAGCGGCTTAACAAGCTTAACAATTATAGATATGTTTAATTTTGAATGTATAAAAATTGATAAAGATTATTTCTGGGAAATACAGAGTGAGAGCGAATTCTTTAAAGTAATAAATAAAGTAAAATCATACTGCAATTTCGTGATTGTTGAGGGAGTTGAGACAATAGAACAAAAAAATAAAGTACATTCTGTTGTTGATTGCGCTTGCCAGGGAAGGTTGTGGATGAGTGATTACTATTATATTGAGATTTAAAATAAATGACAATAAAAGATGATAAATGTCCATTTTGTGGTGCAAATTTAATTAATGAGGACCGCTGCCACAGTTGCCATGCCTTTAAGATTAAAGGTTATGTATCAAGAGACGCACGCAAGACAATTAATTTGATATCTATCTGCACATCTTTACTGGTAGCATTCTTTGGGATCTTGGTTATGTTTCTGGTATCTTTCGGTATCGGGACGTATATTGCTATCATTGCGTTTTCGCTTATTTTATATTTCATTATGAAAAGGATTCTGTATATAAAAGAAGAAAAAAAAGGGAAGATGGTATGGAAAAGAGCAATCATTACATGGTAGGTAGTAATTAAATAATATAATGGTGCTGCTGGTTCCAATGCAAGCCTCGGATTTCGAGGCTTTTTTATTTTCTTTTCAAATGATGAGTTATAACACCGGAAATATTTAACCCGACTCACAGGGAGTGAGTATTATTGGCTAATAATTCACTATCCAGATGAGCTGAAAGACTCAAAGCTGGTTATCAAAACTAAAAATATACTAATGAATTTCAATAGGTTAGAGATTAGACTAAAAACATTAACCACGCATCAAAAACACCTATTTTCCTTTTTTAATCAATAAGTAATGACGTTATTAGTTAACTACTGCTGCGCCATATGCAGTGGTTCGAAGCCGCAGACCTGATCGTCAAAGGCATGGAAGGCGCTATCGCCGCCAAGACCGTGACCTATGACTTCGAACGTCTGATGGAAGGCGCTAAACTGCTGAAATGTTCAGAGTTTGGCGACGCGATTATCGCGAACATGTAATCCCGTTGGTGGATTAAGTAAGAGCGGGAGCCGATGGGCTCCCGTTTTTTTTGAAGTTTGCGGATGCTTCCCCAAAACTTCCCCAAAATTCTTCCCCAAAACTGATTGAAGATCATACTGCTTTTTTACCAACAACGATCCACTCTTTGCCGCGGTCATCATTGTATCTGTCAGTCATTTTCATTGTTTTGTGGCCCAATAGTTTCTGAGTGTCTATTCCTTGCTCACGATACAAGCGCTCTGAAAGAGACCTCTGTTCATGGAAAGTCGGTGCTGTTCCTTCTTCCCAGGTAAGACCGCTTTTATCCCGTGCTTTCTTGAACGTTGAAGTAAGTGTTTTGGCTGACACTTGGTCACCACGACTGGCCTGTGAGGTGCTATGGCGAAAATGAACAAGATATTTACTCACCACAGCATCTCTACATTTTGAAATAACATCACTCAGAGTAATATTTAACGCTTCATTTCTGAGAGAAAGGGGAATGGCTAAACGAGTTCCTGTTTTCTCCTGCTCAATATGCAGCATATCATCCCATACATCCGAAAACTTCATATTGCAAATATCCCCAAGGCGTTGCCCTGTTACAATGGCAAGCAACATTCCACATTGCAAATAAGGTTGTTGTTGTTCGGCGGATGTATAAATAGCCTCCCATTCCTCCAGAGATAGCCTTTGTCTGCTTATCTTATTTCGTGGCTGTTTCGTTGCTTGGGCAGGGTTGTATCCTGGAGGAACGTGACCAGCATGTTGAGCCTCTTTAAAAACATCTATTAGTACCATGCGTACAACTTGAGCCATCCTGTTATGACCCTCAGCCTTAACAGCATCTGTTATTTCGGAAATATCAAGTGCTGTTATATCTTTTAGATATTGCATACCACAATGCTCACGAAAAAGACGGATTGGTTTAGCTTTCTGTCGAAAAGAGTTTGGGCGCAGTTCGTTGTGTTTCAATCTTTCCTCCTGCACCAATTCATATTTGTCGAGCCATGAAGAAACTGTAATATCCGTGCGGTTTCCTTTCATGCGAGCCAGACGCTCGTTAATACCAAGGATCTGCCTGGTGCGCTGCTCTGCAATAATCGTATTTGCTTCACTTGCCACCTGCTTTGCTTCAGCTTCGTCCGTGCCGAGGCTATGAAAACGACCAGAGATAGGGTGTTTGTATTGCCAGTAAACCTTTCCGGTACGTTTATCAAGTTTGCAATATAGGTTTGGAATAGTGATTTTATGGGTACGCGGTTTAGCTGCCATCGCTAATTATCCGTCTCAGTTTTGGGTTAACATGTATTGGAAGTTGAGGTTCAGCAACTACACCTATAAAACGAGCTTCTTTGTCAACCATCCAGCGCCGCCCGACTCTCATCGGTGGTGGTGCTATCATCTGACCTTTAGCGTATTTTTTTAATACTCGCTCGCTAGGGGCTTCACTGCCGAATTCATCTTTCGCCCATTCGAGTAAAGAGACCATACGTGACATTTCTTCTCCATATACCGGCTGCACCCGGTTATCGAACGTTATAAGCACATGACGAGCAACCACCACGGATCCCGTCATTACATCTTCTGCATAGCTGGTGGTCTCGATCATCCTTATCTGTTTCGTAAATCTTCAGTTTGGCAATCACCGTTTTAGATACTGGGAGAATCTGTTTGCGAAGGTTTGCAACTTCATCGGCTAATTCCATAAGACGTCAATGAAGGTCCTTTGCTTCATCCTTATACCAGGCTAAATCATCCCGCATACGCCTCCATCGCCGGCGCTTTAATTTACTTGGCATCAGTCATCATCCTCATCTTCGTCGTCATCGCAGGATGCGAGCAATGGATTCATTCGCCGCCCTCTGCAGTAGTCTTCATACGCTGCGCCAGTTCGGTGATATCAGTCATTCTGTATCCTCCGGACTAATTAGCTCGGCAATCTGTGCCAGCGTGTCTTCGCTTTCACCTACCGGCTTATCCATCCAGTCAAACGAAATCAATTTGCCGCCCTCGATAACTCCGATGTTGAAATCGTCGCTTTCACGCAGCTTAAATCCGTGCCTGATAGCCTTATCGCGCTTATCAAATTTGACGCAGTCAGAGGTGTATTCAATGCCTCCGCCAGTTTCGTTGCACCACAGGTATTGCAGAATCACTATGTATGACTTGCTCATTTGTCGGCCCCCTCGCGCATCTGGTGGCGAATATAGGCCGCGTAGCTTTCGGCTCGTTCTGCGGTGAGGTTGTAGCTGCATTTCATGTTTACAGAGCAGCCATCCTTATTGGCAAAACCGCGGTAAGTTGACGCCATTTCCTCCACCCCATCAGCCTTAATCCCGGCATAGATGCGATCGGTGGCTGGGACCGGGTTTTCAGCATTAACATCGCGGGAAACGTACATGTTGATTTCTGAAACATAATCCAGCGGCACACCCGCGAACATGGTTCCTTCGCCTTCAGAGAAGTATTCAACGTGGTTGTCGCTTATGTCGGTCAACAAGCGAATCATCGACATGTTCTCCGCAGCCAGCTGCACATATGCTTTAGCCAGCTTCAGGAACTTCTGCTCTCTGATCGACAGCTCGCCTGCCGACTCCAGGGAAGCGATGAGCTCGTTTACTGTTTCGATGTTCATGCTGTCACCCATTCAATAACCATGCAGATCCCCCAGGTCACGACGAAAACAGCGACCCAACCGGCAATTTCGATCACAGCTGCGAACCAGAGCAGGGCGCGCCGGCTGTAATTTTCAGGTTCAAAGTTCATTGCGCCTCCCCAAGCACCCAGCGCAGAGCCTCGGCATATTCGCCGCTGGCATCTTCGAGGGCTTTTGCAATTTCCTTGCGCGATTTGATACGCGGCTTTGCTTCACCGAGTATCTGACGTTGCCGACGGGCTTTTTCGTGGCCTTTGGTACCAGCGGTCGCCAGCTCGATTTCTGCCACTTTTGTCCGCTGTTCTTCAGGTGGGAGCGCACCAAGCTGACGCGCCTGGGTAACGGTGACAGTTCCGGACTCCACTGCATCCCGAACAGCCTGGGTGGCATCCAGCAATGACAGCGTTGCGCGTACGGTCTGGACACTCACGCCAAACATCAGCGCTAAATCGTCCTCGTCGTGGCCGCGCTCCAGCGCATCAGCCATTTTCTTTGCTCGGCCCAGCGGTGTATCTGCCTGGCGGATTTCGTTAGCACTTACCATCGCCTGCGCCATGCGAATGGCGGAGCCACGTTTAGCGACTGCCGGAACCAGTAACGGTTCTTTGCCTTCTTTCGTCAGACGCTTGTTAGCTTCCAGTGTATGGCGCACACGCTGGCGGCCATCAACCACACAAGACAGCCCTGTCTCCGGGTCTTTCCAGACGATAATCGGCTCAAGAACGCCCTGGTCCATGATGTTCAGCACCATTGCCTCGCTGATAGGCAGGTGGATGCGCTCATCGTAAAGCGGGTGCGTTTTGTCGATAACCAGGTGCAGTTTTTCAGGTTCAAACGCTAAAACGTTCGTTTTGCCGCTGGCGCCGTATACAACCTTTGAGTCTTTAGCCATGGTTATTAACCCCATTCAGGCCTGCCAACACTGCAGCCTGTGCTGTGTTTTGGTCCATTGCTTCGGTAAGGGCGATGAACGTTACATCCAGCCGTGAAGCGATATTGCGCATTAACTCTGCTTTTTCCGGTGGTAGATCGGGTGCCGCAGCGTAAGCTGCAGCGACCAGTTCTTTAACTTTCATATGTGCCATTAGCGCCGCTCCATCAACTGGTGGAAGCGGTTCATGAACATCCCATAGGCCTGGCCTGGGCGAACCGGATTAATAACGAATTGATCCGTCGGAATAATGCCTTCGAGCATGGGCCAGACAGTGCCGTCGTCGATCTCAAAGTCGCGACGTTCGCTGGCCAACATCACCAGGTCGGCATATTTAACGGTCGGGTGCTGCTCAGCCGGCAGGCCGAATTTCTGACGTATTGCAGCATCAACCCGAATCTCCATTGCGCGATAGTCAGGTAAGAGGTGCTTAAGCGGAGCCGGAATATCCTGCAGGTAAGCCTCGGCAGCATCGTGGAGAAGTGCCTCAAGTGCGAACTCCTGTGGTACGAGCCGGCTGGATAAAACGCTGTGCTGTCCAACGCTGTAGAACTCTGGCAGGTGGCCAGCAAATCGGCAGATATGCGAGAGGGCGGTGGCAATATCCTCGATCTCGATCGCGTCTTGCTGGATATCGAGATAATTAAAATGTTTGCCTGAAATGGTTTGTATAAATCTCATTTTTTCTCCATAAACCAAATATCGCCTTGCTAGTTGCGTTTATTTGTGAATGCGGTATAATCCGCGCACGGATCATTCCAAATCAACTCTGGTTGTTTGGCGTGAATTTGCTCTCTATTTCAGTAGCTGCATTAGCGTTGGTAGCCGATATTGTGACTATCTATCCGTTTATCGCATTAGGAGAAACCGCTATGACTGCAACTGTTTTCACTGAAATCTTTGTATTAGTAACTTGCGGGTGTGCGCTGCGGGCTGCAAACCTGATGCAAAGCTGAATTTGAGACTAGTTTCTGCCATCCGAACCATACTCTTCGATGAGATGAGTAGCTCATGCCCGCACCAATTTAAGAACCTCGCCTTTGGCGGGGTTTTTTGTTATGGCGTTATTGTGATGTTTCCATCTGCCAACTTAGTCAAAGCTGGTGGCTATCCCCGCCGCTGCGGGGATTAAAGACTGAGCCATCATGCTGGATCCATCAGGCCTTGAAATTACCGATAAAGGTATCTACCGGCTTGTTATTGAACTGAGCGACCAACAAATCGCGGAATTCGTTAGCCATTTCTTCTTCCTGTGCTTCGAGTTGAACGATCCGCAGCACAAATACTGGTTCGCCACTTTTAAGAAGGCTATTACGAAGACTAAATCGGCGTTCGCCGAGGCCTTCGTAAGGGATGCACTTAAATTCGAATGCGACCGGCATTACATCTTTGCTGCTCGCTTCAACACTTTGCATCAGAGATTTTTTACCGGCGAAATCACTATCTTCGTGGTCGGCCTGATTAGTCTGCTGGATAGTCACACGACGAACAGCCAGTGCCGCTTTGGAGATATCCATGGTTGTCCCTTCAGCATCGAAAGCGAGCAAGAAATCGCTCCAGTCTTCGAGCCATTCGGCAATTTGTTTCTGGCTCAGGCGATCGCCATTGATTGCGAGCAACGCCCGGAAAGGTGCTGTTTTTTTGAGGCGGATAGACGCTACGTTGTCTGCATGTCCGGGTTCGTCCAAGGAACCGATGTTAAACACAGCACGGGCTGACATACTCTCTGCGTCGATGAAACAACGGGCTGGGGTATCAGTAACGGCATAGCCAACTGAATAACGAACGAAATCGGTAATGCTGGTTGTTTCCAGAGCACCACGGAAGCGGAAGCGGTTGAGGTTAAAGCGCTCAAGGCTTTCAATACCGTACCCAGATGGCAACATAACCGTAGGACAATGGGTAACTTTCAGCTCCTGAGTGTGGACCGCGGCAAGAGTCAGTTCCTGAATTTTCTCGATAGCATTGCCGTTTAATTGTGACATAGGTTTTCCTTAAAGATTTACGGTTAAAGAGAAGGTCGGTCGCAGCTTATTTAGCTGCCCGTAGCTTTCCATCAGGATCGCCAGCGAGGTTAAACAGGTTGCCCTGATCTTCCTGCAGGATCGTGAGCTTCCCGCCTTTGTTGACCCACATTGGTGTTTCGGTGGTGTCCTCTTCGGACGCTTTGCCGCGTGGGGTAGGGGTGCTGTAATTCAGGCGGTGTTTGATCTTGACGCGCTTCTCTTCGACAGAGTTGCCCATACGCTCAAAATCAAATGTGAGAACTACCTTGCCTTTGTTGCCGTTGTTCAGAACGCCGAGTGCGGTGGTATTGAGAGCCGCCGCTATCTTGTTCATGAATACGCCGGCGTCAAGTTCGCCCAGAAAATCGGGCACGACTGTCATGCGATCATTACTCATGGTTTTATCCTCAGAAAAGGCGGCTGCCACCGCCGGAGCTTTCTCCATACACAACACACAAGAGCACCTGCGGCTGCAATCCGCCCGGGTGGATTGGGTTATGAGCCCGTCGCCCGGTGATGCTCTTGTGTCTTGTGTAAAAAGGGCGGTACCAGAAACAAAGGGAAACTGGCACCGCCAAAACTTCACACAGCTTTCGTTACAGGTACTACGGGTTACCACGCTGGCTACGTGATGGGGTTGTGACACCAGGTCGCTAATCTGCTTACTTCCCGCCGCTCTGTTTTGGTATTGGCAACCAGTTAATGTTGCTCAGTCGATTTCCGGGTCTTTGCGTAGACCGGCGCTGCAGTACGCTTGTACACGTCACAACGAGGAGAGCACTGATACGATTAGCTATTGCGTTCGGATCGGCTTACGGCTTGTGTGTTTGCCCGTTCACCGCCAATGCTCTCATCTGTTGCGTCCCGGACTCTTCCCGGGCGTCACACCTTTTCGCCACGCTGGTGGGGCGCACGTCGTGCCTGAAACACTTAGCTTGCACATTCTTCCGGAATTCCTGAGAGCGCATGGATAAAGGTAACTCTCTGGCGGCTCACGCTGCATGTGCCATACAGCGGTTGCGAATATTGCCGTTCACAACTGGAAGCGCACTCCTTCAGTAACAAACCAGTCCCCACGACCGATGGAAGATGGAATGCGCTTTCATGTTGCGTGCCTGCTTTTACCCACATCAGGCGAGGTGGATCCTGGTTATTCCACAACAACAAGGATTCGGGTAATCTGGATGACTCTGGTCTAATTGGTTGAAATAAAGTGGAACTACTTTCTTTAAGGAATATGCTTTTATCTTTGGCATTGATACTTCCGATGGCGTCAAACGCTTCTGATGCTTCAGACCAACCAAGCAGTAGTCTAAGTGATGGCGTTGAAACCTTTTCAATTGCCTGCTTTGGTATGCCTCAACAGACAACTATCGATATGGATGCATGCTTAGGGGCTCAATTGACTCAGGTTGAATGGGTTAAGGACAAGTACCTGGTAACAGCCCAAAATCGTTTAAAACAAGACAATAAAGATGACCCTCAGCATCTACAGGAACTGACCACTGCTTTTGAGGCTGAAAATAAAGCATGGACTGATTTAATCGAGAGAGCTTCGGCGTCAGTGAAAGTTGATTATGCCGGCGGCACGATCGTTGGTTCGGAAGTTACAACACGCAAAATTGGTCTGTATGAATTACAAGTGCATGATATCTGGGAGCACTGGTTGCGATTTGAGGATTCAACACCTCCACTGTTACCAGAACCCAAGTTTAAATCTGACCAATAGTCATCCAGATTGTTAAAGAGCTAAGCGTCCTACGGGGCGCTTTTTTCATATCTGCGAATCATCCCGGTCTTCGTATGCCCCGGTCGGCTACTTCGTGGGCGTCCTGCCTGTTCGCTGTCGATGGATTAATAATACAGATAAAACTGTTAATTCGTCAACAGTCAAAACTGTTTTTAGTGGTGGTGTTTACTATAAAAACTGTAATTTATTGTTTTTTATGAAACTAAAGACGTAAAAAAACCGGCGCTGGCCGGTTCATGTGAGGAAGGATTTACCTTTTTCGCCTGTAAATTCTATGTTCGACCATTACGCCGATAATTTTCAACGGGCGTTCAGAGCTATTAATGGTGGGGTAGTCGTCATTGAGGGGGACCAGTTCATATTGCTGGCGGCCTGAAATATCAGTAAATGTAGGACGGTATTTTTTAAAAGTAGCTTCATTATCACCATTTTTAGCAACAACAAACTCGCCCGGAACTGGCTCTAACTCTGGATCAACAATGATAATATCGCCTTCTTTAAAGTCAGGCTCCATTGAATCACCTTCTATCCTTAGTGCAAAAGTAAACTCAGAAATATCAATGTCTGTCATGATGTATTCGAAGCTACCATCAAATGCATCAATAGGGTTTTTTTCTGCTAATGCCCCAGCTTGGACGTAACTGATCAAAGGCACTTTCCTTGAATTCACATCGGCAAGAGCCATGAAAGGCCCACCGTTCATCAACCATGTTGGGTCACACTTAAGTGCTTTGCTTATTCCTACAATGTTGCGAGGCTTTTTAGTTTTACCATCCTCAATGCTGGCCCATGATTGTTGCCTTATTCCTGCCTTTTCAGCTGCTTGCTCTTGAGTAAGACCAAGTTCGATTCTTTTTTGCTTTACGCGTTCTGCAAGGCTCATAGCTCCTCCATTCCCATGGCCTCATGGTCACAGTTTAAACTGTGATTGACAAACAGTAGTATCTGTTCAAAAATACAGATAAAACTGTGGAGGTGTTATGGAATCAATTTCTCAAAGATTAAAGAATAAACGTGAAGAGATGAATCTCTCACAGGCGCAATTGGCTGAATTGGTCGGAATGACCCAGCAGTCATTACAAGCGATCGAGGCGGGTTTTACAAAGAGGCCCCGTTACATCATCGAATTGTCTTCAGCCCTGCATTGCGATCCTCATTGGTTGCTCTATGGCGAGGGTGCTAATCAGAACGATAGCGCTTCAGGGGTGTAACAGAAACCACAGAGATAAGGGATAAGCCGTGGGTGTCAAGTCAGCGCAGGAAACGATGAAGAAGCAACCTTACATCAGTGCAGGTGATTTATCTCCAGAGGAGTTAAGACTCTGGCTGAACCGTGTTGCAGATTCAGCCGGTGTAAAAACCGATGGCATGTTTGAGATCGTAAGCAGTCTGCGCCTGCTGGCGGATGAACTGAAAAAGCCGCTGGAAACCATCCAGGTAAAGATTACTTACCTTTCAAGCCCGGAAATAATTCGTTCGGAAGATCATTCCAACTCAACTCAGGAAGACCTTCGCCTACTTCGTGAGATTCAGCAATCAGTTCACGATTTCCGTCAATCCATTGATTCATTGACTCTTCAGATTTCAGAAACCCGTCGCTGGCCGCTACCTGTTGACTGGCTAAACACGGACCCAGGAGTTTCAGAGCAAGAGAAGCGGGAATATTTTCAAGGGATAAAAACACAACCCCAGAGTGGGCATGAAGCAAATGAATGATCGCTTCCCGGCTGTTCAGGTTGAGTTCTGGATTTTCAATTTTGTACTGGCGGGTGACCGCATAAAGTCTGGTGAGTTGAATCGAACGGGCGGCAATCAGGTTCTGTAGCCAATACCCGACTTCCTCCCGATAGGTATTCGCATAACTCGCCATGAGGGAATTTTTAATTGAAACGTACGCAGATTGCAAAGTCATGTTGAACCTCCTTCGGTTCTTAGTCGTGGAAAACCAAGAATATCCGAAGGAAGGTTCGGCACCAACAGAGGTATTGAACAATGAATGAACCTGAATGGAAAGTGGATAAGCAGCCGGCATGGCTGGTGGCCTCTATAAAAAAAACGATCACTGATTTGGACGGTGGTTACGTGGAAGCAGCGGAGTGGCTGGGCGTTACTGAAAATGCATTGTTTAACCGTTTACGCGCCGATGGTGATCAGATTTTTCCTCTCGGCTGGGCAATGGTTCTGCAGCGTGCTGGTGGATCAAACCACATTGCCAATGCGATAGCACGCCATTCGAACGGGGTATTCGTGCCACTGGCCGATATCGAGGAAGTTGACAATGCCGATATTAACCAGCGCTTGATGGAGTCGATCGAGTGGATAGGAAAACACTCGCAGTATCTACGCAAAGCCACTGCTGACGGTGTTATTGACCAGGCCGAACGTGAGCAGATCGAGGAGAACAGTTACCAGGTCATGGCGAAATGGCAGGAGCATTTAACGTTACTTTTCCGTGTATTTTGTCAGCCAGAAAAGAGTGACGCCCGCGAGTGTGCAGCTCCGGGCGTCGTGGCAGATAAATCAACGTGTATGGAGAAATAATCCGCATGAGCAATTTAATCGTAAATCTCAGGTTACCGCAACTACGTATGCGTCCGGTGACGGGAGCTGCGCTGTTTCGGTATGAACGCATGGTATGCGGTAAATGGGTTTCATGTAACCACAGCCGGGCAACGGCAATTGTGGGGGTCTTTAACCGGAGGGTAAAAGCGTTATGCGCGAAGTTAACCGAAAGTTCAGAGACCACTATGGCAAGCCCGTCAGAGTCATACGGTGGGAACGTGAGACCAATCGTGTCATTTACCTCAGGGAAGGCTATCCGCACGAGTGTTTTAGCCCACTCGATCAGTTTCAACGAAAATTCAGGGAAGTAGAGGGCAGCCATGAGCAGTAAATTACACGGTCTGGTATGGGAAGCCTGTGCTTTCAAAGGCCTGATCATATCTGAAATAGCGGTCATGGCCCGCCTGGCTGACTTCAGCAACGACGAAGGAATATCGTGGCCTGCTGTGACAACTATTCAGCGACAGATCGGGGCAAAGAGCGAGAACACTGTTCGAAGCGCCATTAAAAAACTTCAGGCGAAAGGGTGGCTGAAGAAGCAGGAGCGTCGCGTAGGCGGCAAGAATAATTCGAACGTCTACAAACTCAACGTCGATATGCTGGAACGTGCAGCAGCTGAAGCAAAACTCTTCTACGCAACCCCGCGTGAACAATCAAAATTTGATGCCTCAGAAATTGAGGGTTCAAAATTTGAGGGGTCAAATTCTGATGCCTCAAATAATGGGTCTGCATCCCCTCAAATATTGCCGGGGGACCCCTCAATGGTTGAAGGCGATCCGTCATTAGATCCGTCATTAGATCCGTCATCTAAAAAACCTTCTTGTCGGGCTCCTGCGGAACCCGACGATAAGCCGGATCCTGAAGTGGTAATCACTGACCATGCGATCGAAGTTCTGACGCATCTGAATCAGGTCAGTGGCTCCCGGTTTCAGAAGTCAAAAACTTCCCTCGAAAACATTCGGGCACGTCTACGTGAGGGGCATACGGTTCCAGATCTGAAACTCGTTATCGACGTTAAGCATGAGCATTGGCATGGCAACGACGAGCAATACCAGTATATGCGCCCCGAGACGCTTTTTGGTCCTAAAAAATTCGAAGGCTATCTGCAGAGCGCTATCCGCTGGGATGCTAAAGGGCGACCACCACGGGAATGCTGGGACAGAAGTAAGCCGCGGGATATCAACCAAATTGGTGCAGTGCAAACGACCATACCGAAGGGGTTTCGTGGATGAACATTACTCAAATGGCCTTTGAATTCATTGCTAAAAACCCAGATCAGAAAATGCGCGATATCATTGCCGCCTTTCCTGACTGCAAACCTGTTTCTGTGAAAAGTGCCGTATATCGCCTGTACACAGAAGGGCGCCTGGAGACCAAAGCAACCTCATGCGGTTTTATTTATCGAGTCATCAATGATGCATCCTGCTGCGATGACCTACAGGACGACTTTAAGTCCAGAGGCAACCTGGAACAGGAAAAAGCCGCTAAAAAACTCGAAGAGCGCAGTCTGTATCGCCGGGCCGCTACTGTGTGGCACCAACTCAGTACCTCAAGCTGCAGCCAGAAAACTCTTGAGTATTACATTCGTCAGAAAAATGCCTGCCTCCGGAAAGCACGCATGGGGAAATCACACACTGAGTGTCTGTTAGCCGGGAATTACTGCGGAGGTGATCTGTGCATCGACTGAACACGACCAGCGAAGGGGAAATGCTGGTGGATGAGGCCGAACTCCCAATCACCAGAAGCCAATACTGTGATGCTCTTGATGCATTACGTGCTGCACCTGCCCACTATCTCAAGGAGGTCGGCGACCAGTGGAGAACGCCCGATCTGTTGTTCTGGGGGGTTAACGCTATGTATGGCCCGCTGGTTTTGGACCTCTTTGCAGACGAAAGCAATGCAAAATGCCCTGCGTGGTACTCAGCAAAAGACAATGCCCTGACGCAGGACTGGGCGGGGCGACTGATAGAACTCGGCGGCGCGGCATTTGGAAATCCGCCGTATAGCCGTTCTCAGTATCACGAAAAGCAAGCGATCACAGGCATGACCCACATCATGAGTTATGCATACGCTCAGCGTGAAAAGGGTGGTCGTTATGTCTTTCTGGTGAAGTCAGCGACGAGTGAGACGTGGTGGCCAGAAGATGCGGATCATGTATGTTTTATCCGCGGTCGCATCGGTTTCGATCTGCCTACCTGGTTTAAGCCGGCGGACGATAAGCAGAAGCCGACCAGCGCCTTCTTTGCCGGGGCGATTGTTGTATTCGATAAGTCATGGCGAGGTGAGCGCTTTAGCTATATCGATCGTGTGGCTCTTGAAGCGAAGGGGCGCGCGAGTATGGCCCTTGCCCAGTATGCCGTGGGTAAACAGGCAACAGCTCCAGTAATGGATCAGCCTCAGACAGAGCAAGCTGAAACTGAAATCCCGCTTCTTCAGGACGAAATCCTCGCAAAAAGCGGCATACGATCCTGGGCCTGCGTGGTTGCGGCTTTTGGAGATAAAGCCGAGTACACCTTTGCCGAGTCGAAGTTTGGTCATACCTGGGCGGCTGATTCAGTGGATAAACCGGAGTTTACGCCGGTTAACTCAGAAACGATCGCCACAGCTCAATCCCTGATCATCAAACAGACAGCGAAACAAGCGCTGGTGGGCTGGCTTAACGGAGTTGATCTCGAATCCACAACTGCACGTGAAGAAGCCATAGAACGCATGAACTCGGTGTATGCAGAGTTTGTCGACACATGCTCTGTAACTGAGTTCATCGATATTGTCAGCAGTCTGGATAAAACGAGCTGGTTCAACAGCAGACTGATCCGCACTCATGTTCGGGAAGCTCTCTCAGTTGCTAAACAGGCCTTACCCGAAAGCCGGATATGGCCACTGGAAGTAGGCCTGGTGTTTGAGCGAGTCGAAGGCGTGCACCATCTTAACGAGTCTCAGCAAAACAAACTGAAAGCACACATCAATCAGCTGTGGCTTGAGCGTACGCCCAGTACCGAAATCATAACTATTGCCAGCGGGCTGGTCAGCAGCATGCAGGGGGTTAGCCATGCGTGAAATTATCGTTGATAACTTTGCCGGAGGCGGCGGCGCTTCTACCGGGATTGAGATGGCTATTGGGCGTAGTGTCGATATTGCCATTAACCATGACGAAAATGCTGTGGCCATGCACCGGACGAATCACCCTGACACGCTTCATTATTGTGAGAACGTGTTTGACGTTGATCCTTTAGCCGCGACTGGCGGAAAGGCAGTCGGTTTTGCATGGTTCAGTCCAGATTGTACCCACTATTCAAAGGCGCGAGGCAGTAAACCTGTAAAACGTGAGATTCGCGGGCTGGCTTGGGTATCCGTTCGCTGGGCACTGGATGTTCGCCCCCGTGTAATGGCTCTTGAAAATGTTGAAGAGTTTAAAACGTGGGGCCCGCTGCTTTCTTGTGAGATGCGTCCTGATCCTGAGCGTTCGGGTGAAACATTCCGGGCATTTGTTGGAATGCTATCCACTGGAATACCTGATGATCACCCGGCGCTGTTCGAATGTTGCGAATTTCTAGGCATATCGCCGGCTAGCAAACAAGCTAAACGGCTGATTGCTGGCCTCGGGTATAAGGTCGAATATCGCGAACTTCGTGCCAGTGATTATGGTGCGCCTACGATTCCGCAAGCGATTCTTTATGTTGATGCGTTGCGACGATAAACCCATTGTCTGGCCTGAGGCTTCGCATGGTGACCCTAAATCGACCGCGGTGCTGACAGGTAAACTGGCGGCATGGAGGACAGCTGCTGAATGCATCGACTGGTCCATTCCTACACCATCGATATTTGACCGCAAAAAGCCTCTTGCAGTTAACACGTTGAAGCGTATAGCTCGGGGTATCCAGAGATTTGTGGTTGATAGCGATAACCCATTCATCGTGAAATGCAACCACACCACGACGCGCGGTAAATATGATTGTTTCCGTGGACAGGCGTTGTATTCGCCGATACAGACAATTACCAAAACCCACGGCTACGCGCTGGCTGTACCTACTCTGGCACCGTTTATGGCTGGAAATGGTGGTAGCCAGTACCAGGCGAAACCGCGTCCACTCAACAAACCAGCGCATACCATCCTTAAGCAATCTCGAGCATGCATAGTTGCGCCGGTGATCGCGCGCCAGTTCGGCGGCAGTATCGGCCACCGGGCAGATGAGCCCAGCGCTACGATTACCGCTGGTGGTGGGGGTAAGTCTCAGTTAGCCATGGCCACGCTTATTCAGATGGGGTATGGCGAACGGGTGGGGCAATCGCCGCGGGTTCTCAATCTTGGTAAACCGTTGGGTACTGTTACAGCTGGGGGCAATAAGTTTGCCGTAACAACTGCGTTCCTGGCGAAACACTATGGCGGGAATTACACCGGTCCGGGCGTTGCGCTTGATGAGCCAGCTCACTCAGTTACTACCGTTGATCATCACGCTCTTGTGACATCGCACCTGGTAAAACTGCGTGGTACCTGCCGTGATGGTCAGCGTACCGATGAACCGATGCCGACAATCACCGCTGGAGGTCAGCATGTGGGAGAGGTTAGCGCGCTGTTGGCGGCTAATGATTACGACGAGCGGCGTGCGGATCAAGTTAAAGAGTTCCTCAATTCTTTTGGCGTCAGCGAACTGGTGACGATTAAGGGCATCGTTTACCGCATTGTCGACATCGGCATGCGCATGCTGCAGCCACATGAGCTCTACCGGGCGCAGGGGTTCCCGGAGTGGTACATCATCGATCGGGATTACCGCGGGGTGAAGTATGCGAAGGATAAGCAGGTTGCACGCTGCGGCAATGCCGTTCCGCCCCCGTTCGCTGAGGCGCTGGTTAGGGCCAATCTGCCGGAAATGTGTGTTAACAAACAGGAGCGAGCCGCGTGACGAAATTGACACTCAGGCAGCAGGAGGTTCTGAACCTCCTGATCGACTACCAGCGTAAGCATGGTTTCCCGCCTACTACCTACGAGCTGACCGGCATGCTGGGGTGCCGGTCCCCCAATGCGGCGGCAAGCCACCTGAAGGCACTGGAGAGAAAAGGGGCCATCACAATCACCCGAGGGGTATCTCGCGGTATCAGCATCACTCCTTCGGTTTCCCGAAAGGAGCTGGTCGTTAACCTCAACAGCATCGTGAAAGTGAAACTTAATAAAGTTTCCCTCAGTCATTTGGAAAAACAACACGAAGAGAACCGTATACGCTATCCGGGGATATTCGGCGAGTTTATACCGTTGGCGACAGACGAAAATGGCTACTCGTCAATGACCCTGTGGCGCCTTATGTCTGACCTGGGACAGCTTTGCTATTGCGGAGGGGAGGTTCCCTTTGAGCTCAAGTTGATTTTGGAGGATGAATGAAATTTATTCTTCCTTTCCCGCCCAGCGTGAACTCCTACTGGCGGTCCCCAAATAAGGGGACTGCAAAAGGTAAATTGCTGGTCAGCGAAGCTGGCCGCAAATTCAAACATGCTGTAAGAGCAGCGATTATCGAACAGCTGAAAGCAGTCCCAAAACCCTCCGCTTCGCCAGCGGAGGTAGTCATTGTCCTGTATCCGCCTGATTACCGCCGCCGCGATCTGGACAACTACAACAAGGCGCTTTTCGACGCACTTACATACGCCGGTATCTGGGAGGATGACAGCCAGGTTAAGAGAATGACGATCGAGTGGGGTGAGAATGCAAAGGGAGGGAGAGTTGAGATCACCATAACGGCATTCAATAAAGTGCTGGATGTTTGTTCAGTGGTAGGTTGAAGACTATGCAATCAGGCATTAATCTCAAGGTGTGTAAACGAACCGGGCGTGCAGGCCCGATCGTCACGTTAAAGTGTATGGAGATAAGTATGGCTAACCACGTTATGGGCTATGGTGCGCCCAAAAACCACTCACATTTGGCGATTGAAGGTATTTTCGTTCGCCGGGATGCGGCAGGTCGATTTTGTTTAAATGACTTTCAGCGCGCAGCTGGTGGAGAAGAACGTCATAATCCTAACCGCTGGCTTCGGTCCGAGATGGCAGCTCAGTTGATTGCTGAGCTAACGCCAGATATGGCGTTTGCTCCTGTCGATGTTGTGAGAGGAGGGATCAACCCTGGGACATACGCCTGCAAGGAATTGGTGTATGCCTATGCTATGTGGATTAGCGCCGCCTTCAATCTGAAAGTCATCAGAACGTTTGATGCGGTGCAAAATACTATGACAACGCTGACCTCCGATCGTATTCAGGCTGGTGTCATTTTGCTGGAGTCAGCATCCCGAACATTAAACCTCTCAAATTCTTCCAAACTTGGTGCTTACCAGAAATTGCAACAGGCGGCCGGGCTTCCAGATTTAATGCCTGCTTATGCGATTGATGCTCCAGCCGGCGCCATGGATGGATCCAGTCGGCCCACACTCTCGCTTAGTGCTCTGCTTAAAACCCATGGGATACGGCTAACTGCAAACCAGGCATATCACTTAATGGCTCGTGCCGGGATCGTGGATCAGAAGGAACGGCAAAGCCGGAGCGGATTAAACGGAGTAAAAAAATTCTGGTCTGTAACAGCCAAAGGCTGCCTTTACGGGAAAAATATCACCAGCCCTGCGAATCCCCGGGAGACTCAGCCACATTTTTTTGAATCAAAATTTCCCGAGCTTCTGAGACTGCTCGGCATTGTCACGCAGTAGGGGATGATCTTGCGCGGATTACTAACACCAGAGATTGTGCCCCGCCTCGGCGTAGTACTCTTTAAACCGGGAAAGGAGCTGATGAGCCTTTTTGCTCAGGGGCGAGTTCTAATAACTCCACAGCCCGAGTACATGGCCGGTTTTCCTACGGGGAAAGTGCCAGACGCTCGCCAGCCGTTATCCGTAGATCGCAGCCTTGTTCCTTTCTTTACCGATCCACGTGTCATCACAGCTGCGGGAGGTATTGAGGGGCTGGAACGATGGCTTAACCTGGCTGTCAGACAATGCCAGAATCATGATGAGGGATATCACCACATCGAAACAGTCATCTTAAGGCAAGATCCAGGCTCCGTTTTATTATGCTGGCATTGCGACAATAAACTTCGAGATGAGCCGGATCCGGCGATCAAGGAAATAGCAAGCCGTAATGTTATCGACTGGGTCATCGATATGGTCCTGCTTTCGCTTGGATGCACCCGGGAAAGGACATTATCCCTGGCAGAGTTGTGCTGGTGGGCTGTTCAGTCTGGGATTTCTGATGCGATAACGGAGGCTATGGCTGAAAAGGCCTTGCGGATAGCTCCAGAGCCGCACCGTTCGGTATACAGGGACAGCGACATCATCCCGGCAATACCCGCGGCCGACATACTTAAAAGACGTCTGGATAAGAGGGAAAGCCATGCCATAACAGGGGATCTGGAGACGGTTGATCAGGGTGCTGGGAAACCTATTCTCCGGTTGGGCGTGGATCCGGATTGCCCTGAAGCATTTATGTTGCGACCGAAGCGCCGGCGCTGGAGTTGCCCTCAATACACCCAGTGGGTAAAAACACAGGAATGTGCCTGCTGTAGGCAACCAGCTGACGATCCACACCATATAATAGGGCATGGTATGGGAGGAACAGCAACCAAAGCCCATGACCTGTTCGTGATACCGCTGTGCAGAGCGCATCACGATGAACTACATGCCAACCTCATCGCATTTGAAGAGAAGTATGGTTCGCAGCTGGAGCTGCTAATCCGTTTTCTTGATCGTGCGCTTGGCATTGGCGTCATTTTTAAAGAATAAGTGTATGGAGTGCTGAGCATGAATATCGAATCAATTCCAAAATTCTTTGCCCCGAAAGGAATGCATATATCAGATAGCGGGAGAGCAACTGCCAGCGAACAACTCACCGTAACTGACGTTATGGCTGCGCTGGGGATGACGCAGGCCGAAGCGGGGATCGGATTATCCATGTTCCTGGGTAAGGCTGGCATCAGCGAGAATGACCGCATGGCCTCAATTCACTGGTTGGCCGAATATGCAAAGAAGAATGCTCCCCGCTCAGTCAGGAAAGCCGCCGGCAAGAAATATCCTCTTTGCATGCTGATCATCGCCAGGTTCGCATATCACGACTACGCCTCATCAGCTGCGGATACTACGGACTGTACGAAATGCGCAGGTAAGGGGTTCGTGAAGAAAGTTAAAATGGTCGAGAAAAGCCACTACACAATGAGATTACCGCAATGGGCAAAAGACCTCAGGCAGTCACCTTCTGATTTTGAGGTTAAGCGGCAGGTGCAGGATGTCGATCACGTGCTTTGTGTGAAATGCCATGGCACCGGGAAAATCAGTAAGCGCTGCCAGTGCAGCGGGACGGGGAAGACACTTGACCGCAAAGAATCCGAACTTCAGGGAGTGCCTGTCTACAAGACATGTAAGCGTTGTGAAGGCCGCGGGTTTAGCAGGCCAAAATCCTCCAATGCATACCGCGGCATCCTTTCAGAGTTACCTGGCTTGCCGGAGCGTACCTGGCGTTATAGCTGGAAACCTTTTTATGAAAGCCTAGTGACCAAATGTTTTGTGGAGGAGAGTTTTACTGATGCTCAACTCCGGAGAGTTACAAAAACGACTAATTTGATAAATTTCGCATGAAATAGCGACACGATACTTGCAAAGTTGCCGTTTTTGTGTAAATTTAATCTTAACGATGGGCATTGTATGTTCAACGTTATCAAACCCGCCTCCGAGCGGGTTTTTTTATGGCTGCGAATCACATTTCTCGCAGTGGCGGTAATTTGTCGCTTGCTGAATTATTCGACCAGAGTTATCTGTGTGTCACGCCAAATGAAAGGGTAAAAGACATGCTAAATCAGCAAGATATGACAGAAACAGCCAAAACGGTTTTGAACGCCTTAAGCGACAAGCCTGCAACGGCTGGAGAGATTGCACAGTATACGCACCTGACGCGTGAACGTTGCCAGTTAATACTGACGCAGCTTGTGATGGCGGGGTTATATGATTACCAGTGCTCTTTCCGTTGTGGCGAGCGAACATATCGGTTGATCCCGGCCTATAACGTAGCGATGTGCAAGCGTTGATTGACGTTAAGCAGGAGATGGGCGCCAGCTACCCCAACCCAATCCCTTACCTAAGAACGCAACAGTATGAAAGTTGGCGGAAAACGCAACAGGCGGTTTCAGAAAAAGGGAAAAAGGCTTTAAACACGATTGAAACTGGTCATATAAAAAGCTCTAAAGGACGCCAAAACGAGATTTTGTATGTTGCAAAAACTGTGGATAAGTCACTATAGTTAGCACTAACAAAAAGTATCCTCTGAAAAAAGTGGGATACTCAAAATAAAATCTCAATTTTTTGATACCGGCTACACAACATGTAGTGCCTGATGTGGGTAGGGCGCACTACATGTGGTGATTGGAGGGCTTTACAATGACAGTCAACGAAATCTACGAAACATACGGGATAGAACCAGCGCATTATGATGCAAATGAGTCTCACTTTGCTTTCACTAAACGCATCCTGGGCTCAAGTCAGGTAACAGTAGAGAATACTGGTGTTAGTTATTCTTCCAGTAGTACTAATAAAGGCAATATAGATAATAATAACAGTCTTTATAGTTACTAAGGGAAACTATGCCGAACTGGAATGAAGTTCTGAACGAGATGACCATTCTTGAGCAGAAGAGTAACCCGTTGGATACCGTCAGGAAGAAGTATATAAAGAGTCTTTCTGACTACACAGGTAGAAATGTCATTTGTTACTACTCAGGATGGCTTCAGAAGAACACATCCAGTATTGGTCATTTAGTTTCTATGACAGATGACGACAAAAACGGTTTTATGACAGCCATCAATGGTATGGATCCCCAAAAGGGATTAGATATCCTTATTCATACACCTGGTGGTGAGATTGCTGCTTTAGAGTCTCTTGGGCAATATCTAAGGGCAAAATTTGGCACAGACATTCGTGCATTTGTTCCTATGATCGCTATGTCTGCTGGCACAATGTTGGCATGCTGTGCAAAAGAGATTGTGATGGGGAAGCAATCAAATATTGGGCCATTTGATCCTCAAATGGGGGGACTACCTGCTCATGGTATCCTTGAAGAGGTTGAAAAGGCCAAGCAAGAAATGATGCAAGACCAAAGAACGATTCCATTTTGGTCTTTCAATCTTCAGAAACTGCATCCAACCTTCATCGGTGAGTGCGAAAAGGCCATCAAATGGGCAAGTGAAATTGTTTCTGAATGGTTAATTTCCGGGATGTTCAATGGCGAAGCTGATGCTAGGAATAAAGCAGCGTCAATTTGTGGTCGACTAAATGATCATTCGACAACATATGCCCACGCTAGGCACATTCATATGGATAAGGCCCGCGAGATAGGGTTAAAAATCGTCTCCTTAGAGGATGATCAAGAGCTTCAAGATCTAGTGCTTACTATTCATCATAGTTATATGCATACCTTTGGGAGCAGCACTGCGGTTAAAATTATTGAAAACCATAATGGGTCGACAATGATTTGGCATGCGGGAAACCAGTAGCACAAATTCCACCCAACAGTTCTTAAAAGGCTACCACTGGTAGCCTTTTTCATTTCTGCACCTGTGCCGGTGCATATCATCCTCAGAGCCTTAACAGGGGTGAGCCACAGAATGGTCGCGTGACTACTCTGAGGGCGATCACCTCTGGGCACTGGCTCACCCCTGTAAAGGAAAGTCACATGAAAAAAGTCACCATGGCCGCCATCGCGGTCGCTTCGCTGTGCCTGAGTAACGCCGCTTCGGCTACTGAGGTTGTTATCACGACTGGCCAGCAGGGACTGACCTACAACTCGGTGTACGGCGTGAACCTTGCCAGCGCACTGAATGAGTATGGTTACAGTTCGACGGTCATCCCCAGCAAAGGCTCACTCGACAATCTCGACAAGGTGGCCAGCGGCGCCGCTCAGATCGGTTTCACTCAGGCCGATGCTTTCCAGTTCTGGCGCGGCCGGCACAGTAACGAAGCACAGAAGGTAGACATCATTGGTGAGCTGGCCGATGAATGCGTTTTTGTGGCGGTGAAGAAGGGCGGCAAGATCAGCGATGAAGGGGATTTAAAGACGGGTGTGATAATCGCAGTCGGTGAGCCAACCAGCGGATCGTATGCATCCTGGCAATATCTTCAGGGGCTGGAAAAAGACTACGCCAAAGTCGAGACCTATGCCAAAGGCGGTGTGCGCTCTCTGGCGAAAGTCACCACTGGCGAGTATGACGCCTTCCTCTGGGTATCAGCGCCGGACCGGTCGAATAAGTTTCTGGAGGCGGTTAATCAGGAAGGCAGCGGCCTGACAATGATCGACATGAACGGCTGGCATGTAGACGATAAGTTGCCTAACGGGAAGCCGGTGTATGAGCTGAAAAAAGCGGTGACCGAATCCGGCTGGCTGAGTGACTCGAAGGTGAAGGTTCCTTGCACTAAGACGCTGGTGGTAGCAAATACCGATGCTGGTGATGACATGCTGGAAACGGCCTCGACTGTCCTGCTGAAAAACCTGAGCCGGGTGCTCGGTACCAACGGTAAATAATCATGCTGCGCAGGCTGTGTTTCTGGGCGCTGTTTGCCGTTCTACTGTTCGTAGCCTGGCGGCTGGCGGGCATGCTGATGGATATGGTGCTGCTGGTCATCATCATTGTAACGTTGATTATGTACCGGAGCAGGGTATTTAAACGAAAATCCAAAAATAGATAATAGGCACATAAACATGATATGTGCCTATGACAAATTGACGTCTTATTGTTCTATTTTGTAGCCTAATGCTTCGAACTTCTGCTCAATGTTATTGTTAATAACTTTAGCTATTTTTGCAGAGCAAAAGACCTGTACTTTTACGCAGGTATCAATATTGTCAAGGCGAAAGTTACAACCTAACGGGATCACAGTTATTTCTCTATCTAGCTTTTGGTAATCTTCTTGATCATTAATCTCTTTAGCCACTGCTTTGCAATCGGTTGCTAACTTTTTATACTCTTTTTCATCATTTTTTATGCGAATGGTTATTATTGTCGGAGGGTTTGACATGTCATTTCCTTTAAAGAGTTATGTTTGAAAATATAATGTGATGAAACAGATTACTGTAAGTATAACGTACCAAAAAAATCATTATGAAAAATAACTCCCCTCGCGATTGAGAGGACTCACAGCAAAAGAGGGGGCTAAATGTCCGATCCAGTCTCTGGGACTACGATTGCGGCTGGTGGTCTGATGGGGGCCAGCATGTTTGGCCTGGCTACCGGGATTGATTACGGCGTTGTGTTTGGTGCGTTCGCCGGCGCAGTTTTCTACGTGGCCACAGCAGCGAATATTTCACGCGGAAAGCTGGTGGCTTACTTCATGACGTCATTCATTGTTGGCGTTCTCGGCGCCGGACTGGTGGGCTCAAAGCTATCAAGCTGGACCGGCTACAGCGATCGCCCGCTTGACGCACTGGGCGCCGTGTTGCTTTCGGCGATGATCATTAAAGTGCTGACGTTCCTTAACAGCCAGGACCTGAATAGCTTGTTCAATATTCTTACCCGGTTCCGGGGAGGAGGTTCAAGTGGTAAATGATCCTTCAGCGCTGGCGAATGCAGTCATTTGCGCAGTAATTGTTCTGGCCCTGATGTTCTACCAGCGTGGTGGCTCCCGGCACAGACCGGGAATATCTGTTCTGGCTTATCTCATGGTGCTGGTTTATGCCAGTATCCCGTTCCGCTTCCTGTTTGGTCTATATGAGTCATCCCACTGGCTGGTGGTGCTGGCAAACATTCTTATCTGCGGTGCCGTTCTCTGGTTCAGAGGGAACGTCGCACGTCTGGTTGATGCACTGAGGCACTGATGAACCAATCACAATTTCAAAGGGCGGCTGGTATAAGCGCTGAGTTAGCTGCGCGCTGGTATCCGCATATTACAGCCGCGATGAAAGAATTCGGTATTACCACTCCCCTGGCTCAGGCGATGTTTATTGCTCAGTGCGGGCATGAAAGCACCGGGTTCAGCCGTCTGGTCGAGAGTTTTAACTACAGCATTGCAGGTCTGGCTAATTTTGTTAAAACCAAACGCCTTACGCAGGATCAGGCCAATTCACTTGGGCGCCGGCAGAGCGAACCTTCACTCCCGTTACAGCGTCAGCGTGCAATTGCCAATCTGGTGTACAGCAAGCGAATGGGTAACAACGCCTCCGGTGATGGTTGGCTCTACCGCGGTCGCGGAATTATCCAAGTCACGGGGCTGAACAATTACCGAACCTGCGGTGACGCCTTAAAGGTCGATTTCGTTGCTCAGCCAGAACTACTGGCTCAGGACAATTATGCCGCCCGCAGCGCAGCATGGTTCTTTGTGACGAATGGTTGCCTCAAATGGGGCGAAGACCTTGAGCGAGTGACCCAGATTATTAATGGTGGGCAAAATGGTATTGATGACCGCCGTGCCCGCTTCCTCAAAGCTAAATCTGTCCTAGTGGTGTGATATGCAATTAATCGAAAACTGGCAATCAGCCTGGAAGATGTGGTCTGTACGCATTCTGGCTGTTCTGGCCATCGTCGCTACGTCGTGGGCCGCTGTACCGGATGGCGTGAAAGCGTTAATACCGGATCAGTTTTTGGGCTACGTTGTCGGCTTTGTCTCTGTCTGCGCTGCTATTGCTCGCATCATTAAGCAGTTCAGCCTGACCGACAGTGGCACCAATACGGATCAGCAGTCATGACAACGATGGAAATCATTGTAGGTGCGATTGCTACGGTGCTGGCTCTGATATTCGGTGCATTTCATCTCGGTAAAAGCCAGGGAAAAGGCATCGCGACTGCTGAGGCCGAGAAACAGAATGCAGAAAATACAGCCGCCGGTAATGCAGCCGTGGCAGAACGCCGCGTGGAGCTAACGAAAGGGGCCAGCGATGTACAGCAGACTGTTAGCCATATGCCTGATGACGATGTTGATCGGGAGCTGCGCGAAAGCTTTACCCGCAAAACCTGAAGTCATCGACACCGCCTGCGACTGGGTGCGGATCATCTACCTGACCGACCACGATATCGACGTGCTGGATAAGCAGACCAAGCGCGACATTCTGGCGCACAACAAAGCAGTGCAGGCTAACTGTGGCAAGGTAAAAGGAAATGAACATAAATAATGTTAACGCTGCTTCAATCTTATGCGAACAGCTTAAGGAACTTGAAGGGCAATACTCACTCGTCGTACGCGGGGAAGGGTTAGGTATCACGATTCAGAGTCGTTATCAGGATGATGATTTTGTTAATGCGGTACGCAGGAGTGTTACCGGTGAACTTAGCCGACGTATTGGTGCGGTAAAGCATCAACTTACTGAACTAGGCGTAACGTCATTCACCAAAGAGCATTAGGCATTACAGGAGAACTATCATGGGACTTCGATATTGGCCTTGAATTCATAAACACAAACCCCATTTACATTTTGTAACCCTCCACGTTGGTAGGGTATAAAATGGTGATCACTATGTTAGAAAATTATTTCAAAAATGGCGCAATACCTACTGATCAAAAAACCCAGCGCTTACTCGCCGTGCAGGCTGCTCTCGAGGTCGTTAAGGCTTCTGCAAACTCAGGTAACGGTGTGATGCACAGTGATTTAGACCAAGCAGCTGAACGCATTGGAAAGCTTGCCGATGCAATTCAGGCCGCCTTAAAACTTTAAAGGCTATACAGAGATTAAAATACTCAACAGCCTCTGGGCTTTTTTGTATTGACATAACAAAGGCCGCCTTCGGGTGGCTTTTTTTAATGGCCTTACAGGAGCCATTCCACAGAGAGGCTTCGTAAGCCTCTCCACATGTCACAACCGCGTGCTAACTGAAACTGAAGTGGTGGCGCGGACCATTAAAGCGCTTCAAGAGTCGACCGAAGCCCTGGCGCTTTTTGATACCGGCGTAGAGCAGGCGAGCTAAGGCATTACAGCAGGCATTCACTGAGTGCCTGTGATAATGCTATCGTTGTCCTTTCTATGGAGGGGGCTGATGAACATTGCAGAAAAGATCTCTTTGTGGTCCATGATAGGCACTTGGTTTTCAGGCATAGCGACAGTTGCAGCTGTTTTAATGGCTTTCCATTTAGCAAATAAAAGGCCAAAAGCCATTGTTAAATGTACTGTTTCAAGATCAGTGTTTTTTATCCAAAATGATACTGGGACTGTTACAGAGAAAGGAATTCAAATTAAGGTTGTGAACAACGGAATTTACCCAATTACAATATCATCCGTTGAATGGGAGTATGGTGGCGATAGCGTAATAGCTAACTACTTTTCTGATTTTAAATCACATAAGCTTCCGGCAAGATTAGAGCATGGAGAGGTTGCCAGGTTTTGGATTCCTCTTTTTCCTGATGAAAGAAATTGGTTGAAGCGACTTGCTAAAGAGATCAGGCACAAGGGCAAAAATCCCAGCAAAGTTAAGTGTTCAATTGAATTAACAACTGGTGACAAGTTTAAGACTAAACCTGATAAAGAGATAATCCGAATACTTAAACAATATTAAATAAAGCCTCGCTGATGCGGGGCTTTTTCTTGGAGACTTTATGCGCCTAACAGTTCTCGACGACGATATGGTCGAACGCATAGAACCTGGTCGCGAACGCATCACGGTTTATCTCAATGGAGTTGAGGTAAAGCACGCTTTTTCTGCTGACGATGAAAGAGGTGAGGTGATTGCCGCTGTGCGCGATAGTCATGGTCATTTCACTGTCGAGCTCGGCGAGGTTAAGCGACAGACGCTGTTCGGTCAGGTGAGGATCGTACGCCCATCCTAGCAATAGGACCAGAGCATGAACAAAGAGCCCCGCATCTACGGCAGCAAATGGGACCGTGAGCGTCTTATCTTCCTTCGTGCGCATCCCTTATGCGTCATGTGCCAGGAGCAAGGCAGGGTGACAGCGGCAACGGTGGTTGACCACATCATCCCGCACAAACTGAAAGAGGCTTTGCGCTCTGGTGACAGCCAGGCAATCGCGAAGGCGCAAAAACTTTTCTGGAGCCGGAAGAACTGGCAAGGGCTGTGTAAGCAGCACCACGACTCAACGAAGCAGCGGATGGAGAAGCGTGGCACCGTGATCGGCTGCGATGAAAACGGGATGCCACTGGACCCGGCTTCTCATTGGTTTAAGTGATAACCATTATCAATATATTTCAAAATTGATTGTCATTTGAAATCATTAGCATTCAAATGATATCGATTCTCATTTGAGGGGGAGGGGCGGGTCAAAAGTTCAGAACCTCGAACCCAAATGACCGCCGCCAGTCCTTTTTGTGCACAACCGCGAAATGAAAAGTTTTTTTCCGGGAGGTTCCGATGGCAGGACGACGCCCGAAACCGACCCACCTCAAAGTGGTTACCGGCAACCCGGGCAAACGAAAACTCAACGATAAAGAACCCACGCCAGCTAAAGAAATTCCAGGCCCCCCAGCTCATCTTACCGACTGGGGTAAGGTGGCATGGGGTCGGCTGACTGTGCTTCTCGATGGTATGGGTGTTCTCACCGTTGCAGATACTTTAGCTCTTGAAAGGCTTTGCGATATTTATGCCGATATCCTGCAACTGCGCGACACCATCGCTGTAGAGGGCAGAACTTATACCGTCCAGACCGAGGGTGGTTTTCTGATAAAGGCCAACCCGGCAGTTTCAATGCTGGCTGATGCTGACCGTCGTTTTAAAAGTTACCTGGTTGAATTCGGTCTGACACCAGCGGCAAGGACGAAGGTGAAAGTGAATGGCGAAACCCCCGAAGAAGACACGCTCGACAAGTTCTTCGGTTGATCCGGCAACGCAGTATGCAAAGGATGTAACCTCTGGAAAAGAACTGGCCGGTCCTGACATTCGAAATGCCTGCCAGAGACACCTCAGGGATCTTGAATCTTGCCATGCACGAGGGCTCCATTGGGATGTTGAGGCAGCACAGCGCTCCATTGATTATTTTGCGAAAGTCCTCAAGCTTAATGGGGGCGATTTTGAAGGTGCGCCTTTTGTTCTGCTGCCATGGCAGTGTTTCATCGTCGGTTCGATTTTTGGCTGGAAAAATGCCAGAGGTTTTCGCCGATTCCGAATGGTTTACGTGGAATCAGGAAAAGGATCTGGCAAATCCCCCCTTTCTGCCGGGATAGGTCTTTACTGTCTCACTGCGGATAAAGAACCTCGTGCTGAAGTTTATGCTGCTGCAACGAAAAAAGACCAGGCAATGGTCCTCTTTCGTGATGCGGTGGCGATGGTCGATCAGTCTCCGGCTCTTTCCGCACGCATACAGAAATCTGGCGGCGCCGGCAAAGAGTGGAACCTGGCTTTTCTTCAGGCTGGTTCATTCTTTCGCCCAATTAGTTCAGATGACGGACAGTCGGGTCCACGACCACATTGCGCTCTTATTGATGAAGTTCACGAGCATAAAAGCAATCAGGTTGTTGAAATGATGCGCGCCGGCACTAAAGGTCGCCGGCAGGCACTCATTTTTATGATCACGAACAGTGGACACGATAAAACCAGCGTCTGCTATGACTATCACGAATACGGTAGAAAGGTATCTGCCGGTTCGATAGAAGATGACAGTTTTTTCGCCTTTATTTGTTCTCTGGATGAAGGTGACGATCCTTTCAAGGATGAGTCCTGCTGGAAAAAGGCTAACCCCTCGCTGGGTCACACCTTTGAAGAAAGCTATCTTCGTGAGCAGGTGACTCAGGCCCGGGGGATGCCTTCGAAAGAGAGTATTGTCAGGCGTCTCAACTTCTGTCAGTGGGTTGACGCGGCTAACCCGTGGATGAGCAGTGATGTCTGGATGGGATGTGAGGAAAACTTTGATCCAGATGAGCTGGAGGGTGAGGAATGCTACGGTGGCCTGGACTTGTCCGGATCCCGTGACTTGACTGCCCTGGCGCTGTTTTTTCCAAAACAACGCAAGTTGCTGGTGGAGTTCTGGACACCCAAAGATACCTTGCTCGAACGGGCTAAAACGGACCGGGTGCCTTATGACGCCTGGGAGCGCGATGGTCACATCCACACTACGCCAGGCAAAGCGGTGAAATACGGCTTTGTTGCCCAGCGTATTGCCGATCTGACGGAGAAGTTTGATATCAAGGCCATCGCCTTCGACCAGTATCGCATTAAATATCTTGAGCCGGAGCTTGAAGAAGCATCTGTTTCTGTTCCCTTAATCCCTCATGGGCAAGGGTACTACAAAGCGAAAGATTCCGGGCTGTGGATGCCTCACTCCATCGAATTGTTTGAAGAGTTGCTTGATGACAGCGTCATTATCATCAGGACGAACCCTTGTCTTCGCTGGAATGCGGCTTCAGCAGTGACGGAGGCTGATCAGAAAGAAAACCGAATTTTTGCCAAGAAAAAAAGTACCGGGCGTATCGACGGCATTGTAGCAGGTGCTATGGCAATCGGTGCCTCCGAAGGCTATGAGGATGATTCTGGCGATATCGACGACTTTTTCAGTAATCCCATCATTGTGTGAGTCACCATGAATAAAGAGAAGAAGCCAGGCCGGATAAAAAGCGCCGTTCGCCGGTGGCTCGGCGTACCCATCTCCCTTACCGACGGTGAATTCTGGGCTGCTTATGCTGGTGGGCAGTCCGCAGCTGGGAAACTCGTTACGGTTGATAAAGCCCTGCAGTTATCGGCAGTGTGGTCATGTGTAAGGCTGTTATCCGAAACCATCGCGACGTTGCCTGTTGGTTTTTACGAAAAAACGGCTGGCGGTCGCCAGAATGCAAATGATCACCCGCTTTATGAGCTCCTCCATAATCAACCCAATGCTGATATGACTGCAGTGGAGTTCTGGGAAATGATCATGGCCAGCCTGCTTTTGTGGGGGAATGCTTATGCAGAAATCGATCGAACCGGAAAGCGTATTACCTCGCTGGTGCCTCTCAGGCCAGAAAGGATGAAGGTTGATTTAAGCAAGAGCGGAGATCCAATTTATACCTACCGTGACTGGCCTTCAGGTACATCCCGAAACATTGATGAACGGGACATCATGCACATCCGTGCGTTCAGCACCAATGGTGTCATGGGCCTGTCACCAGTCAGTTATGCCCGACAGACACTTGGTCTGGCAATGGCAACAGATGAAGCCAGCGCCAAAGTTTTTAAAAACGGTATGCGGCCCAGCGGCGTTCTCTCAATGGATCAGATCCTGAAAAAAGAGCAGCGCAATGAAGTACGTGAAAGCATGGTTGAACAATTTTCTGGATCCATGAATACCGGGAAAATGATGGTTCTTGAAGCGGGAATGAAGTTTCAGCCTGTTGACCTCAACCCGGAAGACGCCCAGATGCTGCAGTCCAGAGCCTTCAATATCGAAGAGATTTGTCGGTGGTTCAGAGTATGGCCGGGGTTGATTGGACATACCGCCCAGGGGCAGACGATGTGGGGAAGTGGCGTCGAACAGATGCTGATTGGCTTTTTAACGTTTTCACTTCGTCCATGGCTGACCCGTATTGAGCAGGCGATTCGTAAAAGTCTCCTGGCTCCGGGAGAAAGAAATAAGTACTTCGCAGAGTTTTCCATCGAAGGTCTCTTACGTGCTGACAGCGCCGCCCGTGCCGCTTTTTACTCAACGATGACCCAGAACGGTCTGATGACCCGCAATGAAGCACGGCAAAAAGAAAACCTTCAGCCAAAACCTGGAGCTGACCAACTAACCGTTCAATCCAACCTGCTGCCGATAGATCAGCTTGGCAAGTCCGGCGACAGTGAATCAGCCAAAAACGCACTGCGGGAATGGCTTGGCATTAAATCAGAGGAGACGCCGGAATGTACCGTAAAAACGCAGCCATGAAAGTAAAGGCATTCGACTTCGATATTAAGGCTGTCAACGATGACGGCCTTTTTTCTGGATACGGTTCTGTCTTCGATGTGGTGGATAGCTACAACGAAGTCGTGGCGCCGGGCGCATTCCTCGAAAGCATCGAGGAAACGCGAGCTAAGGGGAGGACGTTCCCTGTTCTCTGGCAGCATCGCACCGGTGAACCCGTCGGGAACTGGGATATCTCAACCCTGAAAGAAGATAAGCATGGGCTTTTTGGTGAAGGCGCTTTGTGGCTGGACGACGCCACCTACGCCAAAACTGCATGGAGAGGCATGAAAACCCGTGCCATTACGGGCCTTTCCATTGGCTATTACGTTCGGGAATCGAATTACGATGAGAAAACCCGGATCCGCACATTAACGAAGCTCGACCTGGTTGAAATCTCTATCGTTACCGTACCAGCCAACGACGATGCCCGCATCGACGTCATTAAGTCGAAATTGTCACACGGTGATCTTCCTTCCTTACCTGAATTTGAGAAGTTCCTGCGAGAGGCAGGTTTCTCGAAAAGTCAGTCCGCAGCGGTCGCCTCCCGCGGACTGTCCTATCTGCTTGACCGGAGTGAGTCCGGGGGCGAAGACGGCGAAACCAAAGCGGCTATTGCGGCGATGCGCCAGCAACTGAGCCAGTTTTCTCTCCCAAAAATTCTCTAAGGGATTTATATGTACCAGAAAAAATCGGCTGATGATCAGCCACAAAGTATTGGCGAAATCTCTAATCAGCTCGCCATGGTGATTGATCAGGTCAAAAACTTTGGCGAAGACGTGAAGAAAAAAATGGAGGCAGGAGAAACCGTTTCGCTGGAACTGAAACAACGAACGGACGAAAGCCTTAATCAGATGAACGAGCTGAAAGAACGTCTCACTGAGCTGGAGCAAAAAGGTGCACGCCGCCCGAACGATGCACCTGCACAGCGAAAATCGCTCGGTGAGCTGGTGGTCGAAAGTGAAGAGTTCAAAGGTATGGACAGTTCGGCCCGTAAGAGCATCCGCGTCAAACTGGAACAGAAAGATATTATGAACGTGCCGGCCACTACGGGCACAGGCGCGAGCCCAACCAACAGCCTGGTGGTCTCCGATCGTGTTCAGGGCATTATCGCCCCGCCGGAACGTACTCTGACCATCCGTAATCTGCTTATCCCCGGCACTACCGCATCTAACGGTATTGAATTCGTTCAGGAAACGGGGTTTACCAATAATGCTGCAGCTGTGGCGGAAGGTGCCCTGAAACCAAAATCTGACATTCGGTTTGATCTGAAAAGTGCGCCGGTTCGTACTATAGCGCATTACTTTAAAGCGTCCCGTCAGATCCTGGACGATGCGCCCGGTCTGGCCAGCTATATCAATGGCCGCGCTCAGTATGGTCTTCGTTTCAAAGAAGAGCAGCAACTGCTGAGCGGCGATGGCACCGGCGCGAATATCCTAGGTATTCTGCCGCAGGCAACAGAATTTGCGCCAGCCCTAACCCTGTCCAATGCCACGCCGATCGACCGTCTTCGCCTGGCTGTTCTTCAGGCCGTTCTTGCGGAATATCCGGCGTCTGGTTTTGTCCTGAACCCGATTGACTGGGCAGGCATCGAGCTGACCAAAGATAACGAAGGTCGCTATATCATCGCGCAGCCGGTCAATGGTGGTGTTCCTCGTATCTGGGGTCTCCCTGTTGTGGAAACACAGGCCATGGCGCAGAACAACTTCCTGACTGGTGCCTTCAACATGGCTGCGCAAATCTTCGACCGCATGGATATCGAAGTGCTGCTCTCCACTGAGAACGAAGATGACTTTATTAAAAACATGGTCACCATTCGTGCGGAAGAGCGTCTGGCGTTAGCGGTTTATCGTCCGGAAGCATTTGTCACCGGTACTGTAACCGCTTCTGGCGGCTGACAATTCAGGGCCGCTTAGCGGCCCTCTCTTTCTGAGGAGATAGTGATGGCCAGAAAAAATGTGTCTGAACCGTCTGTACCCGACGGCGTAAATGCGGCGCCAGAACTCACAGAGTCCGGGACTATTCAGGTTCAGCCTGTCCGGCGTTTTATGGATGGCGACATTTTCAGGACGCCAGCTGATGATCCGTTTCATGTCTCTCGCTTACGTGCTGCCGAGCTCAAAGGTAACGGGCTGGTGACCATAGTAGGTGAAGTCCCTGATAACAAAATGAACCGCGCCCCCGAAACCAAAGGGTAATGGTTATGACGGTAATCAACACTGAAACAGCCATGGAACATCTCAGGCTGGATGATGAAATCGATAAAACGATGGTGGAGGGGTATCTTGCCGCTGCGGAGGATGCTGCCATGCAGTTTCTCAACCGACGCTTTTTCGCTGACCAGGCTGCTCTGGATAGTGCTGTTGAGAATGAAAGCGCTGGCGATCGTCCTCTTATCATCACGCCCTCCATTCAGAGCGCGGTTCTTCTTATCGTGGGCTGGTTGTATGAAAACCGCGGGGATGATCTGAGTCCTGATATTCCAGGACCCGCACGCTGGTTGCTGAATCCCTGGCGAATTCAAATGGGTGTTTAGCCGGAGGGGATGATGAAAATTGGACCAATGCGGCATCGGATCACCATCCGTAATTTTATTACTACACGAACACCGAGTGGTCAGCCAACAGAAGAGTGGTCTGACGGCGCCACTATCTGGGCAGAGGTTAAGGGAATCAGTGGGCGAGAGAGCCTGACAGCAGGAGCAGAAAGGGCGGATGCTACCGTTCGTGTCTGGGTTCGATATCGAAAAGATATTTCGGCATCATCGCGGCTTCTTGTCCTGAACGGCCCCTACAAAGGAGTAACATTGAATGTCACCGGGCCTCCGGTGCCAGATAGCAAAGGTACCCGGCTGGAGATTCTTTGCAAACAGGGGACCGAAAAATGATTGATGTGAATCTGGATTTTTCCGGGCTGCAGGATATTGCCCGCGATCTGCAAACGCTCAGCAAGGCCGAAAATAATAAAGTTCTCCGGGAGTCGACCCGCGCTGGTGCCGAATTGCTCCGCCAGGAGGTTATGGATCGCGCTCCTGAGAAATCTGGAAAACTGAAGAAAAACGTTGTTGTCGTCACCCAGAAAAGTCGCCGTCGCGGTGAAATTTCATCGGGGGTGCATATTCGTGGCGTTAACCCGCGAACGGGGAACAGTGACAATACAATGAAGGCCAGCAACAAGCGGAATGCGTTTTACTGGCGCTTCGTGGAGCTGGGAACATCTACGGCGCCAGCACATCCGTTTGTTCGTCCTGCCTTTGATACCCGCATGGAAGAGGCTGCGCAGGTGGCGATGCAGCGGATGAATCAGGCTATCGATGAGGTGCTGGCTAAATGACAGAAGATGATCTCTATGGCCTGCTGTCGCCGCTGGCAGACGGGCGGGTTTATCCGTATGTAGTGCCGCTAGGCAGCGACGGACTTCCTGCAGTTTCCACCCCCTATGTCATTTTCTCGATACCGACTGATGTTGCCGGGGATGTTTTCTGCGGCCAGGCAGAGTCGACACTGCGCATTCAGGTTGATATATGGGCTGAAACGAATGACGAAGCCAGAGCGTTACGCCTGGACGCCCTGGCTCGCCTGCAGGTTCTTTCACCTGTTGAGGTGACAAAAATTCCTGGCTACGACACGACAACCCATCTTCATCGGGCAACTCTCGAAATAACGGTTATTGCCTGACAAAAACCAATCCAATCCGACCGCCGCTGGCGGTTTTTTCATTTATGGAGGCTGCGATGTCAGCACTATTTGAACGTGCCCAAAAAACGGTAGTAATGATTACCTCTGTGCCAGTCACTGCGGCAGAGCTGGATACGGCAACCTGGTTAAACCTGAGTTGCACTATCAAACAGGCCAGCTTTACCGCTGGTCAGAAAAACGATATTGACGTGACAGTGCTCTGTTCGGATGAAACGGAAAATATCAACGGCCTTCCTGCTCCGTCTGAAATGTCACTTTCCGGTAACTTCTACCGCAACCCGGCGCAGGATGCACTTCGTGCAGCATACGATAACGACGGGGTTTATGGATTTAAGGTTATTTTCCCGTCTGGTAATGGATTCCTGATGCGAGCTGAGGTACGTCAGCACACCTGGGATTCTCAAACCAATGGTGTTGTTGCTGCAACGTTCTCGCTGCGTCTGAAAGGTAAACCCACCAATATTAACGCCCCAGGAGTTCTGTCGTTTGCTACTGACCTTCCGGCGTCCCAAACGGTCGCGGCAGGAAGCGCCCTGACTATGGGCGTGGTCGTCCAGGGCGGTACGGCACCTTATACCTACGCCTGGAAAAAGGGCACCTCGACGGTCAGCGGCCAGACCAGCGCAACGTTTACGAAAGCCAGCGCTGTATCCGGTGATGCCGGGGTTTATTCCTGCGTGGTTACTGATGCCGATGGCACTGTGATCACTTCTTCTGATTGCACCGTCACCATCAATTAACGGAGCGCCGGGAGACCGGCGATAAACTTAATGTCAAAACCGAGTCTTAAAGCACTGGCACTTGCCCCGATGGCAGGCTTTCGTAAAAAAGAAGTCTCCGTTCCGGAGTGGGATAACGCCAAAGTCATCATTCGTGAGCCATCAGCAGAAGCCTGGATTCGCTGGCAGGGGATTGCCAGCCCGGAACCACCAAAACCACCGGAAGGGCAAGAAGCACCAGAGGTACCTGAACTCACTCCCGCAGAACGAGCCTTTCGCACGATGCGGGCCGACGTCACGCTTTTCATCGATATTTTGCTGGATACCGACCTGCAGCCCGTCTTTACTGTCGATGACACCGAACAGGTCGAAGCGATCTATGGCCCTGTGCATTCCCGGCTGTTGAAGCAGGCACTTGATCTCATTCGTGACGCGGATGATGCTAAAGCAAAGTAAAAATGCCTGGCATGCAGTTCCTGATGGCGCTGGCGCTCCGGATGGGCCGCACGCTGGGCGAACTGCGACAAACCATGACGGTCGGCGAATTCAGGATGTGGGCTGAATACGACCGTATCAGCCCAATCGGCGATATTCGCGGCGATATTCTCAATGCTCAGCTGGTATCTGCGGTTTACGGAGCGCAGGGCGGTAAAGTCACCATTGAAGATGCTCAGCTTCAGTGGAGCGCAGAAGAGGTTGAAGTAAACGACGGCGGCGATCCCTTTGCAGGGCTGGAAGCGGCGCTGCTGGCTGCGTCAGCATAGCCAGTAATAATTCGTGTGAATGCCACTCATAACAGGTGTTATGTTGTTTTTTTTGACACACGGAGTGCTTTAAATGACTACTACTGGCTGGATATTATTATTTGTTTTTGCTCGCCTTATTGATCTTGTTATCTGGTATTTCCTGAACAGAGGAAGCGTAAGAGCTAATGATCAGATCGCTATGCTTAAAGAAATCTCTGAAAAGCAAAGTGCTCAAATTGATCTTCTGATTGCACTTGCTCATAAAAAAGAGGAACCAGAAAAAGATTATCTGGAAGAAGCAAGGAAAAAAGCTGGTTTAATTTAATAATATTGAAATCATAAAAAAGCCCCACAATGTGGGGTTTTTTGTTTCTGAGGAAATGAAATGGCAACCCTGCGTGAACTTATCATTAAAGTTTCTGCTAACTCTCAGTCATTTCAGACCGAGATAGCCCGCGCGTCACGTATGGGGGCTGATTATTATAAAACAATGCAGAATGGCGGCAGGCAGGCCGCGGCTTCAGTTCGGGAAACTCGCCGTTCTGTTGCTGAGCTTACTGACCAGATGGAGTCAGCAAAGGCTACCGCACTGGGATTAACCGGGGCATTTGCTGGTGCTTTTGCTACGGGGCATTTGATATCCCTGGCTGATGAATGGAATTCAGTAAACACCCGCCTAAAACAGGCATCTCAATCAACTGATGATTTTACCAGCTCTCAAAAACAGCTGATGGATATCAGCCAGAAAACGGGCACATCTTTTTCTGACAACGCTAATTTATTTTCCCGTTCAGCAGCCTCAATGCGGGAATATGGTTACAGCTCCAGCCAGGTGCTGGATATTACTGAGGCTATTTCTACTGGTTTAAAACTTTCTGGCGCGAATGCTCAGGAGTCCAGTTCGGTCATCACTCAGTTTAGCCAGGCTCTGGCGCAGGGCGTGCTGAGAGGCGAAGAATTCAATGCCGTCAACGAGAGCGGCGACAGGGTTATACGGGCGCTTGCGGCAGGGATGGGGGTTGCGCGTAAAGACCTTAAATCTATGGCGGATCAGGGGCAGTTAACCATTGATAAAGTAGTGCCAGCCCTCATCAGCCAGCTTGGTAAGCTACGGAATGAATATGGTGAATTGCCGCAGACTGTTTCATCGTCGGCAACAAAAGTTGAAAACGCTTTTATGCAATGGGTCGGTGGAGCTAATGAAGCGAGTGGCGCGACAAATACCCTGACCGGATTACTTGATGGCGTAGCCAACAATATTGATCAGGTCGCAACTGCTGCCGGAGCGCTTGTTGCCGTTGGTGCTGCCCGATATTTGGGAAATATGGCTCTTGGTGCCAGCTCTGCAACGGCTGGGATTATTAACGCCGCAAAAAGTGAAGTAGCTTTAGCTGAAGCCCAGGTCAGAGGGACGCAGGTTTCGACAGCTCGTGCGCGTGCTGCAGTTTATCGTGCCCAGCAGGCACTGGCAGCGGCGCGGGGTACAGACGCGCAGGCCGCCGCAGAAAAACGGCTCTCACTGGCGCAGGAGTCACTTAACCGTAATATTCAGGCCAGAGTATCCGCTCAGACTGCACTGAACTCGGTTACTGCTGTAGGTTCCCGGCTCATGGGGGGAGCATTAGGCCTCGTTGGCGGTATTCCTGGGCTGGTTTTGCTTGGTGCCGGTGCCTGGTACACGATGTACCAGAATCAGGAGCAGGCCAGATTATCCGCTCAGGAATATGCAAACACCATTGATGCTGTCCGTGAAAAGACAAAATCAATGTCCCTGCCCGAAGTTTCTGATAATGAGACCAAAACCCGTCAGGCGCTGGAGGAGCAAAACCGTCTTGTTGATGCCCAGGCATCTAAAGTAAAAAGCCTGAAGGAAGAGATCGCGGGCTATCAGTATGTCCTGTCTAACCCCGGCCCGACAACCAGCGGTGGTTTCATGATAAACCACCTGACTTCGGTCGAAACGGTCACCCGTGGTCTGGAAGAAGCGACTTCCGCTCTGGCCGTTGAACAGGAGAGGTTAGCTCAGATGCAGGCTAAGTCTGAGTCGATCCAGTCGGTACTGGAAGGGATAGAGAACAGGCGAATAGCATTAATCCGGCAGCAGGCTGCAGAACAGAATTCAGCATATCAATCGTTATTAATGATGAACGGTGAGCATACTGAATTTAACCGTTTGCTGGGTCTCGGAAATAATCTTCTCATGGCCCGACAGGGGCTGGTAAACGCACCAGTACGCTTACCACAGGTAGACCTGACAACCCAGCAAACGGCTGCACTTGAAAAAAGCCGTCGTGATCTGGCGCTTTCAAAACTCAAAGGTGAGGACAAAGAGCGCGCACGACTGGGTTATGCTGCGGATGACCTGGGGTTAACTAACGACCCACAGTTTCAGACCGGACGGCAGGAGTTGATTAATAACGGCCTGAATGAATGGAGAAACAACCAGGAAAATAAACCCAAGCCAAAAGGAAGGCATGGGAAAACCGAGGCGGAGAAAACCGAAGATACCTATACCCGGCTGATTAAACAGCAACGGGAGCAAATTGCTCTTTCCAGCCAAAACACTGAGCTGGCAAAGATGAAATATCAGGTTACTCAGGGGGAATTATCTTCGCTTGAAAAATCCAAAAAGGAAACGTTGCTGCACAATGCGGCGCTTATTGATCAGAAAAATATCGCTGAACAGTTAAAAACATTCCGCGAAGGTCTGGCCGACAGCAATACTGCCGCCCGGGAAAGGGGGAATATCGATTTCCTCGGCGCGGGACAGGGGGATAAAGCCCGTGACCGAATGAAGGAAATGGCGGATATTCGCGCTGATTTTCTCAGGCAGCAGCTGGATTTACAACGTGATTTCAGTCGTGGGCAGATTTCCGAAGACCTGTATAAAAAGCAAACGGAAGCGCTTAAAACAGCGCTTGCCGAACGCCTGGATATTCAGGAGGAGTATTACAAAAAAACCGATGAACAGCAGTCAGACTGGCGGGCAGGGATCAGCGATTCCCTGATGAACTATGCCGATCAGGCTTCTGATCTGAGTTCAATGGCTGCTACTGCAACCAGCGAAATTCTGGATGCCACCACTAACTCTATCTCGAACAACCTGACCAGCGTCCTGACGGGCGCCACTTCGTTTAAAGATGGTATGTCGAATATCTTCAGCTCTCTGGGTGAAACGGTGATTAAGACGCTGATCCAGATGGCAACACAGGCGTTGATCACCAAAGCGATTATGGCGTCATTTGGCGGCGGAGCGGGTGGGTTGTTCGGTAGTCTTTTTGGCGGTGCCAGCGGTGCGGCAAGTAGTGGTACCGCTATTCAAAGCGCGGGAGCTAATTTTTCATTCAACGCTCTCGGAGGCGTTTACGATTCTCCGTCACTTTCTGCCTACAGCAATGGTGTTTACAGCACTCCCCAATATTTTGCGTTTGCGAAAGGGGCGGGTGTATTCGGCGAGGCCGGGCCGGAAGCCATCATGCCGCTTACCCGTGGCGCTGATGGTTCGCTGGGGGTCAAAGCTGTTGGGCGGGAATCGCCGGCGGTACAGAACGCTGCTAACCAGATCCAGGCACAGCCACGAATTGCTGTCAGCGTAGATGCCAGAAGTACGTTCACCGGTAAACCGGATGACATAACGATGCAGGCAATTGAGCGAAGGAATGACGCTCTGGAACAGCGGATAGTTAACACCTTAACCGCCGAAGTAAATAACCCCCAGAAGAAATTCGGTCGGGCTATTTATTCAAATCTCCAATCTAAAAAACCAAGATAGACCTGCCCGGAGGGAATATTCATGGCAGATATTTTCTACCCGGATGAATACCTGCCCATGCCGCTTATGGACGGGTACGGGTTTAAGCCCATATCACCTTTACTGCGAACGGAGATGACGTCCGGTCGTGCTCAACAACGAAGGCGATATACCTCAACACCCACCCAGGCATCAGTTAAATGGATTTTTAAAACTGATGCTCTGGCGCAGGTATTTGAGGCGTTTTTCAGGGATGCGCTTAAAGATGGCCAGTCCTGGTTCTATCTGAAACTCCAGACTCCAGTCGGAGTAAAGCCCTATAAAGCCAGGTTCGTGGATATTTACGAAGGGCCGACGCTGGTCGCGCCAAAATACTGGCAGTACAGCGCAACGCTGGAATTATGGGAGCGCCCGTTACCGCCTTCAGGCTGGGGAAATTATCCGGAATGGCTGGCGGGCCAGTCGTTACTGGATATTGCGCTAAACAGAGAGTGGCCGAAGCATGACAATTCTTGAGCGACTATATGCCAGCAGCGGATCGGAGGTTATTCACGATACGCTGCAGATATCAACAGGCGATGATAACTACTGGCTAACCAGTGGCTGGGATGACGTTTCAGTGACGCTGGAAAATGGTCAGCCGGTGACGTTTGAGGCCAGCGCGATAGATATCGCCTTACCAGCCAGGAACGCCGACGGGACACAGGATTTAAAGTTTGCTATCAGCAATATTGACGGACGGGTTTCAGAGGCGATCGATAAAATTCTGGATGAAATGAAATCAGCCACGCTGACATTCCGGCGGTACATTTCATCCGATCTGTCTGCTCCGGCATCATCACCGTATACGCTCGATATCAAATCCGGCTCCTGGACCCCGACAGCAGTTCAGGTCACGGCAGGCTATATGAATGTCCTCAAAACAGCCTGGCCCCGTAAACGTTACAACCTCGCCGAGCATCCGGGCTTACGTTACTAATCTGAGGCAAATATGTTCAACCCTGATAAATACCGTTCTGTTAAATGGCAGAAGGGCGGGCGCGTATACCCGCAGCTCGACTGTTTCGGCATTGTGAACGAGATACGCCGCGATCTGAATTTACCCGTCTGGCCCGATTTTGCCGGGGTAACCAAAGACGACGGTGGACTCGACCGGGAAGCGAGAAAGCTGATGCTTTCGCTGAAACGTTGTGAACCCTGTGAAGGTGCCGGAGTGGCCTGCTATTCGGGCTCAACAGTTTCCCATGTCGGGATCGTTGTGATGCTCGATAACCAGCTGCAGGTCGCGGAATGCAATCCAGGCTCGGGGGTTACGTTTCTGCCACTGTCGCGATTTATCCGTCGCTTTAACCGCGTGGAGTTCTGGCAATGACGATAAAGTTTTACCCGTCCCGGCTACCGGGTGAACCCCTTGAAACGCACGAGCATGGTGTGCTGACGCTGCATGAGTGGATGAGCAAAAATGTCCCGAGCTATTCACAGGATAAAACTCATCCTGTCGTGATCGAGCTGAACGGACAGGCAGTGCCCCCGGCGGAATGGCCGTTATGTTTGTTGCGGCCAGACAGCGACGTGCGGATATATCCCATTCCTTATGGCACGGGTCTTGAAATTGCCGCATGGGTTTCGGTGGCCGTATCCATTGCATCTACAGCCTATGCATTATTCTTTGCTCCTAAACCAGAGCTGGGCGGCTTTTCATCCAGTAACGCTTCATCGCTGGATCTGAATCCGGCTAAAGCCAACACAGCGAAGCTTGGCGATCCCGTTAGGGAGGCTTTCGGGCGAAACCGGATTTACCCGGATTACCTGGTGCAGCCGGTAACGCGATTCGACCCCGCTGATCCCACCAGAATGACGGTAGAAATGTTTGTCTGCCTTGGATATGGGCGTTTCTCCTATACCGGTGGAGATTTTCGGGTAGGAGAAACTCCGGCGCTGACCTTAGGCGATGGTTTTTCATATACCAGCTATGGGCCCGGCGATAATGTGGCCGGGGATCGGCGCAGTGAGATATGGTTCAACTCAACGGAAGTTGGGGGAACGTCGAGCGGCAGCGGCCTCGATATGGCACAGACTGCCCCTGAAGCCAGTGATATCGTTGCTGATGCCATGACCGTCAGCGGTGCCTCTGTCTCGTTTTCGGGCCTCGATGTCGATGATGATAATGATGAAGACGAGGATGAGAACAAACTTCCTCCTGGCTGGATCGCCGGTGCAATTGTCACCCTGAAAGCGCCAGTGAATTATCAGGTATCCATCGAGGGCGGTTTTAACGTGCTGACAGGCGACGTCGTGTCAGAG